CTTCTCCTGCATGGAGATCTGGCGGAGTTCTGCACGGGAGAACTGAACCTTGTTGGTGTCGATACCCAGGCTGGGGGCGTGAGTAAGGATTGCGTTAACATATGCGGTCTGGCGCTTGGTAAGTGTCATGTCGGTTCCTTTCAAATAAACCTTCCGGAGGCATCCTCTTCCGCGAGGAATGCATAGGCCTCTGCGGTGAGACCTCCGGTTTCATCAAAAAATTCAATGGCGTCATCGCCAGTGATACCCATCTCGTAGGGATCACGTTCCAGTTCCTCCCAGTCCTCATCGTCGGACCAGGGTTCGTCTTCATCATCATCGGGATCGGGGTCGGGGTAGAAGTCCTCGCACTGGATGTCGTCGAAGTCGTCCCAGGCGTCACGTTCGTTGATCATGCTCATGGTGTAATTATACCTCCAGAAAGGGTCGAGTCAAGAAGAAATTAGCAAGAAACTGGAGATTCTTTGATTCGCCGGAATCCCAGTTCCATCAATGCATCCCAGAATGATCTGGCACCTTCAAGGTGATGCCAGGACGTTCCCGTGGGTGCCGAGGAATCGCCGGACATGGGCTTCCAACTGGCAATTCCCTGATCAGCATACACCCGGAAGATCCCACGGACATCATCGTTGATCAGTTCGTATACATCAGTGGCACCAGCAGCACCCACCCACGCAGCAGCCAAGTCGTTGTCCATCGTACCGATGAACCCGTTGGCCATCTTACGCTGGTTGATTTCGTGCAGACGCTTCAGGGTAACAGCAGGACTTGGCAAGTACCAGTACTTCTCGTTCGCATTCCATTTAGCACCCCACCCCTTCACCTCGTCCTTATCGTCGAAGTGAACGGCCAGGCGAAGTCCCTCAGCAGGGATCCGGCCATGCGCCTCGTAGTCCCCTTGGAGTTCACGGTAGTTTTCTTGGAATTTCTTTAGATCACGCTTGTTCATGGAGTTCCTTAATTAGCACATGGAGATGAAGCAGAGAATCGACAGGTAAACTTCAAATCGTGTCATCAGAAGGGGCACTCCGTGTCCGTGATAGTGGCAACCCCGTCCGCGTCTTCCAGCGACTCGGAGTCATTCATGTTGGCTTCTGCATCCACCTTCCCGTAGAGGGAGAGGAATGCTTCCTTAGTGTCATCGTCGAACCGAGCAAGGCACATGGCAAGCGCCTTCTCCTTCTCACCGAAGATCTTCCAGGCGTTGACGATATCCACCAGACGGCGAGTCGAGATGATCTCGTCAACCGCACCCTCATAGAAGGACTTGCGGATGATCTCGCTCCACTGGGTCAGGTGGTCAGCGAAGGACTTATCGTCGCATCCCGCCTTGGCGAGAATCTTACGCTCGGTAGCCTTGGTGGGATAGGGCTGCTCAAGGGTCACCGGGAAGCGGTCGAGCATGGCTTCGTTCATGATACCAGTCCCGACGAATCGTCCGTCATCCGAACCCTTACCCTTGGTGTTGGCAGTGGCGAACACCGTGAAACCGGGAGCAGGAACAACCCACTCACCAGTCTTCTTGATGAACACACCCTTACCTTCCAGCACGGGCTGGAGACACATGAGGTTGGCAGAACCAAGGTCGATCTCGTCGAGGAGAAGAACACCACCGGACTTCATCGCGTTGACGACGGGTCCGTAGACAAACTTGGTCTCACCGTTCATGAGACGGAAACCACCGATCAGGTCATCCTCATCGGTCTGCTTCGTAATGTTGACGCGGTAGCATTCACGCTTCTGCTTGGCGCAAACCTGCTCCACCATGAGGGTCTTACCGTTACCGGAGAGTCCGGTGACGAAGATCGGGTAGAACTGGCGCGACTTGACGATCTTCTCGACATCAGTGAAGTGTCCCCAAGCAACGTAACCATCGAAGCGAGGCGGGACGAGAGTGGCTCGTTCACCACCAGTCATTCCCATAGTCATCGCAGCGATGGTCGAAGTAGCGGCGGTCTCAACCGCACCCTGAACCGGCGCACTGGAACACTGATCGTTGGTCGTATTGCCTACAGTGTTCGCAACCGGAGCAGGGGCGGGAGACGCAGCAGCACCCGAACCGGCGACCTCAGCCAGTTCGGGGCAATCGTAGAGTCCACGCCCGACTTTGCGGGTCGAGTCTTGAGTGAGCCAGGACGGAGGGCAAGCGTAAGCACCGGAGGCCTCGCAGGCCTCGACGAGTTCCTGGCGGGAGACGGGAGAAGTCGCACCCATATCGGCGAGGGCGCGGAGAAGATCAATTTGTCGTGGTTTGAGGTTGTTCATGGTCAAAATTCCTTATCGGACAGAGGAGGTCATGTCTCGGAATCGTCCCGAGAACATGTTAATTATACCACATGGCCGCCCCGGCGCAAGTACTTGTACCCATTTTTCGGTGTTTTTCTTGAGAAAACTGACAGATCCTGTCAGTTTACGCCTAAATCCAGATATTATAGGGACTTACAAAAACCCCTCTGGCAGGGCGAAAACGGGGGTTTTATCTGTCCACAAGTTATCCACAATTACCCTAACAGCACCCTAACCGTGATAGTACGTCCGATAACCCCTATAGGGGACGTAAGTCCGGTAATGGCAGGGGTTTAAAAAAAGATGCAAAAAAACCCCTAAAAATGGACACAAGCACTTGCATGGGGGCCGATATATGGTACAATTAAGTATATGAGTCACCGAAAAACCACTACCGTTTCAACGTCCAATAAGTCCTCTAAGGATATCCTTGCCCGTGCGATGGCGCAGGAGGATATCTTCGTCGAGCATTCCGCCCAGGCGGAAACTGCTGCCTTCGACGTTGCGAATCGTCGCCTGATTCTTCCCGTGTGGAAGGACATGGATGACGCCCTTTACGATATGCTCGTCGGGCACGAAGTCTCTCACGCCCTGCATACTCCTGCTACTGGTTGGCAGGAGTTTGTTGGTAATGGACCTCAGTCCGGTGTGCGTCACATGTTCGTCAACGTTGTCGAAGACGCCCGTATCGAACGAATGATCAAGGCGAAGTTCCCCGGACTTCGACGCGACTTCTCGTCCGCTTACGCTTCGCTTCACGAACGTGACCTCTTCCAGATTACTGGTAAGGATCTCACCGATCTCCCGCTGATCGACCGACTCAATCTTCACTTCAAGATTGGTTTGTTCGGACTTGAAACTATCACGTTCGCCGCTGACGAGAAGCAGTACGTCACTCGCATGGAAAACACCACGACCTTCGAAGAGGTTGTCGAACTTGCTCAGGAACTCTACGACCTGTGGAAGGAAGACCAGCCAGAAGCAGAAGAGGAGAACGGTGACGAAAACGAAAGCGTCGAGTCTCCCGAAGGTGGTGAGGGTGAAGGACCCTCGAGCGAGTCCGGCGAACAAGAGCAGGACGGACCTCAGGGTAACGGTGCCACTGGTGGTGAGTCCGATGAGGGAGAAGAAGAAGGCGAGACCGGTGAGGGTGGTTCCGGTGAGGGTGACGGAGAAGAGTCCGAAGGTGACGGTGAGTCCGGTTCGCCTTCCGGTGGTGAAGACTCCGGTGAATCGATGGAAGACGATACCGACGATGGTTCGTCCGCCGAAGGTGAGGAGTCAACCGCTGACGGGACTGGTTCGCAGTCCGGACGATACGACGACTACCAGAACGGTGTTTCCCAGCCCGGTGCCACTCAGGCTGCCATGGAGCAGGGAGTGAACGATCTCCGCGACGAGTACGCGAGAGACTATGCCTACTTCGATCTTCCGACTCCCGATCTCAACAACATCGTCATCACTCCGAAGCAGATTGCTGCCGAGTTCGAAACCATTTCCGATTCGGTTTGGAACCGCGAAGATCAGGTTAAGGCACGACAGGATGTCGATGCTCAACTCAAGACCTACCGAAACTCGATCAAGGGTACGGTTGCTCAGATGGTTCAGCAGTTCCAGATGAAGCAAGCCGCTGACGCCAGCAAGCGAACCGAAGTCGCCAAGACTGGTGTTCTCGATCCCGTCTCCATGATCAACTATCGCTGGAGTGAGGACATCTTCCTCAAGAACGAGACTCACGCCGCTGGTAAGAACCACGGTATGATCATCTACCTTGACTGGAGCGGTTCGATGGTGGACATCTTCGACGATACCATGGACCAGTTGCTGGTGCTGGTGGAGTTCTGCCGCAAGGTTAACATCCCGTTCGAAGTCTTCGCTTTCTCCTCGCAGGAAGCAGCGTCCTTCGCTGGTGTTGATCGTTACGACTGGGAAGCCCAGAAGAAGTGGGGCGAAGAAAACCCCAGTTGGAACGGTGGTGAAGATATGCGGATTCACGGTTTCTGCCTTCTGAATCTTCTCTCTTCCACCATGAAGAAGCGAGACTTTGAGTCTGCACTGACCAACCTTTGGTATCTCCGATCCTACAACGGACCTGGACGATACAACGGGAACTACGCGGTGACTTGTCCCGGAACCCTTTCGCTGGGTTCGACTCCTCTGAACGAATCGGTTCTCTGCGCCATGAAGCAGGTTCCCGCCTTCAAGAACGCCAACGGTGTGCAGATCGTCAACTGTGTGTTCCTGACTGACGGTGACGGTTCTTCGATCCTCCCCTATTGCAGTGCCACTACCGTCCTGCGAGATCCCAAGACTCGTAAGACTGCTACCATCGACCGAGGACGACGAGAAACCGACAACCTGATCGGAATGCTGCGGGAGTCCACTGGTGCGAACTGCATCGGTATCCGTCTCCACAACGCCAAGAACGTGAACAACATGGTTCGGTATGCTGACGGAATCACCATGGAGCAAGCCGAGATGATGAACAAGAATTACAAGACTCAGAACTTCTGCGTCTGGCCGGACACCAACTACAACGAGTCCTTCATCATCAAGGGTAACACCGAAGTCCAGACGGATGCGATGGACAACCTCGACGGAGACGCCAGCATGACCAAGATCAAGAATGCGTTCATGAAGGGTGGTAAGTCCAAGAAGAGCAGTCGAGTGATTGCCAACCGAATGGTGGACATCTTCTCAGTCGCATCATGACTCTCACAGGATAGAGTCCAATGGATTCTCCTGTTTAACGTCCCCCGTACTTAGTGACTCAGGTGCGGGGGACATCTTTTTACTATCACGCCGGCGTATATGCACCTATATAGTATAGGAGTACGTTATGCCACGACAGAAGAAACAATCGGTAGACTACAGTGTAGTAAAGGTAGAATGGTTGGATGCTGAAGAGAATGGTGATGTGGGGTGGAATGATCTGAAGAAACAGTTGGCACACGCCAAGAAACCATGTCCGCTTATGAAGAGTGTTGGGTTCTTAGTGTTCGAGGGTGAAGAACACATTGCGATACTCAGCACGATTGGTCCAGACGAGGCGAGTACGCTTGAGAAGATCCCGAAGAGTTTCATCAAGTCTATTACCCATCTAGTACCCCAAACTAAGGCAAAGTAATGCGCCTTATGCCTCGACAAACCTATTAAAATAATATTAAATTAATTAAAAACCCTCCTGGCACTACGCCAAGAGGGTCTCTATTTTCGTGTTATGTGGGTTTACCCGCCTCCACCTACGCTACCATCAGAGGCAACATTAAGTGCTTCAGTCATCTCTTGAAACTTTGCGGTCTGCCCGTCACGCACTGCCTTAACAGCACCGATTGAACCCGCACCCATTACAGTACCAAGGATCATATACTCTGCGACTTGCATACCCTCTTCGTCTCGTAAAAACTTCTTAATTGCTTCAAACATTTAGTTTTCCTTTCTAACTATTTTGTTTTTTCTTTTATTTATGTGGGTTCACCTAAAAGGTAGACCTAAGTTGTTTAGGAAATCTAATATTGTCCACAATGTGTTGTAGTATTCTTGACTTAGGAAGATGGCGTCTGGACTTACTGCATTATTTTGTCCAAATTGAAGTACTCCATCCACATTCTCAATAGTAAATGCTCCATTGGGTCCAAACAGGACATTTAAGTCACCCATACCACCAGGCGAGTGTTCTCTGAGGAAGTTAAACAAATCATTCACAATATCTCCCGTATAATCTCCCTGAAGGAATGATCTTTCCGCCCACCTAAGAAAGTCTAGAACCATTCGAACACTTTCGGCGTTTCCTACGTCCAACAAACCTTCAATTTCAGTTAAAAATGCCTCCCACAAGTTGTTCCATGGTACACCACCACCAGTCCACCAGTCTGGAGGCATTCCCATTATTCTCGATAGGTTTCCCATAATTCTTTCCCATACTGGATTGTCCATGATATGTCTACCAATGGAAAATCCAGAATCCGAATCCATGGGTCCAGTTAATCTTCCTTTTGGAAAGTTTGGTTCTGGTGTTGGACGACCTCCACCACCACCACCATCTGCAATGCGAAGCAATCTACCAAGCACTCTTCCGAGTTGCTCATTTAGACCTTGTTGCTTGTCAAAATTGTCGTATTTTTCGTAAAGATTCATGGTAGTGGGTTACCATATCCGTTTTCTAGGATATCAATCATGATGTCTATGAGTCCGTCTACGATACCAAGGATACCCTCCATGTAGATCTGAAGTTGTTGATCAATTGCAGGATCGGTGTGGTGGAAGAATATTCTTCCGGCGTCTACATCCCAACTGATGGTTATATCCATGTCGTACAGATAGTCGAGTAATGAATTTGCAGCAGCCTCACTTGCTGAGTTTGGAGTTCCCATTATTTTTCTCAACATCATTCTGAATGCAAGAAATGCGTCTTCATGTAGTTGAAAGAGACCTGGGAAAATGTTGGGGAGATTGTTGTAGTATTGTTCTGCAACTTCCCGAAGCATACCTAGAATTTCATCAGCATAACCGGGGTTTACCAGTGAGTCAGGTTTGAAACCTGATTCTGGTTTTGGTTTTGGTGTACGAGGACCTCTTGGTGGTCTTCCACCAACAATTGGAGGAGAAGGCCTTCTTGGGATTAAGTCACCAAGATATCTGACGAGTCTACCTAAGGCTTGTTCATCTAACTCTATAAATTCTTTAAATGTGTACATTTTTTTATCCATTTATCCAAACATTTCGTCCAAGTAGTTTCGAATGTCCATCGGGTTGTTTGGATCTGGAGGTCCCATCAAAGGAGATCCCGGCGTTCCAACAGGAGGATCGCCAGTAATAGGTCCGACAAATCCAGCAGGAACCTCTCCGTAGGGGTTGGAACCGGGAGGACGAGGAGATGCTTGATCAATAAGATCCAAAAGAGATGCGTCATCAAGATTTGCGTTGTTTGGATCGGTGATAATGTCAACAATCTTGTCTATTTCGGGATCAATTTCAACATCAATATCTGGACCTCGAACAATTCGTTTAACAGCACGAATTAAAGTCCTGATTAAGTTCTCTTGTAGATAAATGACTTCTTCATTTAACGTATTGTTACGTTTAGCGACGGCTTCTCTTAATTGCTTAAGCAAAGTTTGTCGATTCCAATTATCGTACTTACCATATAAGTTCATAACTGTCTCCCAGTGGTACAATATGTATACGGCATATATATTTGATATTGGAGAGAAAACATGTCCACACCATTTCAAAAATATCTGATTGAACAACTACAAACGGTTCCGAATATCAAACCCTACGATATGGATGGGGATGGTGTCCCTGATCTCATTCAAAAACCAGTGGAGCCAGTGAAAGATCCGTTTCCTGGCATAGATGATGACTATTGGAATCCTCCAATGGCTCCCCCTGACATTGATGATATCATGTACGCATATCCAGATTTGTTTAATGAGGTAATGCAGGAGTTTGCAGATTGGATAATTGAAAACTTTGCTCAGGGAAATCCAACCATCACTCGGTTGATGAGACTTTTTGGATACGGACCAGAAGATCTTTTGAATGCTAATTTAACCGGACAGCAAATTTTAGAAAGTATCATATATGTGATTCAAAACTGGGGAGATCCTAGTGTTGGTGGACAACTTCCTGACTTCCCGTTTAGAGGACCTATCATGACTGGAAATCTTGGTTCCGGTGAAGGATTTGGTGGTTTGTTCGGAACTGTTTCCAATCTTCTCAACGACTACTTGGATCAAATCATGGATGGTACGCTTTACGGAGATGATCCCCAAACGGCAGATTACATTGCACAATTCTTGCAAATGTTAATCGATGCAATCAATCAACAAGAAGGAAATCCGTAAACTTTTCTGGTTATACATAAAACAGACACACTTTCAAGGAGAAACTTATGTCATTTTACATCAACGAATTCAAACAACATCTCGCTGACGTTGCTAAGAAGGTAGATCGTCCATACGACGAACCAGCATCACGACGACAGATGCAAGAGACTCGCACCGTGGGCGAAGTCTATGCTTCAATGCCTAAAAGACCAGTTCCTCAGCACCTAATGGAACAAATTACAAAGCAAAGAAGTTGAAACATGCATAGGTGGAACGAACTATCTGAAAGCACACAACGTTGGTTGGAGCAAAATGGCTATCAACCGGATCTTCCTGTTCAGAGATCTCTTCATGAATCTTTGAATGAACCATTAGATGAACAAACGGGCAGTGCTATCAGAAACTTACTGCGACTCTTAAAAAGAAGTCCTGAAGTTCCAGATACTCCCGGTGGCGGAGGAGTTCCCATCCCCGGTAGTGGTGGTGTTCCCAAACCATTCGTTATGGATGATCTTGTAAATATGTTAGATGATTTTCCCACCAGCGGTCAAGGTGGAATGCTCGGTATTCTTCAGTCTATCCTAAATGGAAGTCTAACAGGAAAGGCTCTCGAAAATCAAATGCAATTGTATGGTAGAATGTTCCGACAGTTTGGTTGGGAGTTCTATGACAATGGCGGTAACGTAGGAATTAGAGAAATTAAGGGATTTGAGCCTTCCGGTAATCCTGTGGTCGCATCGGAACAAGGATTCTATGATACGTTAGCAGAGATTCTTTCTGATCTCTTTGGTCAAAACAACATCCCATGGAGTCCCGGAATGGTGATTCCACCAAGTTCGATCTCTCCAAACTTCCCTGCCGGTGGAGGCGGACGATTCGTACCCTTCGATGAAATTTAATTTAAAAAGAGAAAACAAATGAATCTAAACGAACAACTACAACAAGCATATGAAGCAGGTCGTCAACAGGCTCTCAATGAGCAGGTGATGCCGAATCCATACATGCCAACATCTACCCCAGACATGAAGGGTATGAGTGATCTTAACGATCCGATGCTCTATGGTAAGATGCGATACGGTAAGAAATACTCCGGTATTCCATCAGGTCAGCAAAGAAGTAGTGGTATGTCTCCTCCGGGTGGCTGGAACACTGGTTATGAAGGCCAGACTTGGGAAGACAGGTTTGGTAACTTCTACCAATATAAAGGTGGACGGTGGGTACATTTGTCCAAACTCTCCACCAATAAGTAAAAAAAGAAAACAAAAAAAGAAACCCCACTTCGGTGGGGTTTTTTATTGAATCATATTTCGTTATACATATAATACAAACATAGACACAAGCGAGGAAATAATGCCAAGCCCATTTCAAACACATTTAATCAATACTCTTCGAGAGCAAGTTGATCCGAAAATTGCTGCGAATCAACCTTTACGAATGTTTGGACCTACTGGAAAAGAAGTTAACCCAGCAGACGTTGGTATTGATGTTAAACCAGTAGACACCGATGGTGAAGTAGAAGTTGTAGATCCTCCAGATCCAGATGATGTAGAAAACGAAGAGGGCGAACAACCAATTGACTATCCTAATGGACTTGAACCAGTGGACGTTGATGGTGATGGAGTAACAGATCACTGGGTAGACGCTGCCGGAAACATTTATGATGTCACCATCATTTCTGTTAACCATAATGGTGTAGATGGGTATATGGAGGTAATTACATACTCCTACACCAACGCAAATGGTGTGACTTATCAATTAGGTTTCGTCAACAACATGTGGCAATTAATTGGTGAGGTTAATGGTATTCCAACTCTCATGCCTGGTGTCTTTATCGTGAACTTCCAAGGAGGAGGCACTCCCGTGTGGGGATATCAAGATCACCTCGGAAACTACTGGTTTACCATTGGGGATCCATACGCAACCAATCCACCAGCAACTTGGACAAACCCACTGACAGGTGGTCAAGTTGCTGGTGATCAAGTTGATTATCCACAGGGTTGGAGTGTTTGGATGGATTTCCAATTCGACAGCAACGGAAATCCAGTTGGTGTAAGTGGAATTCCACTTGTTCCCGGCGGTGGTCAGCAAAACACTATCCGTCCAGGCGCATCCAGTATTCCGGGTACACAAACAGGAATTTTTGTTGGAGTTAACATTCCATTTCCCAGTGAGTCATATGGTGGTAGTCCATTCCTACACCGAATTATGTGGGGACATTTTGTTAACTTGTATCTTGAAATATTCGGAGAACATCCACCAGAGTCTTCATGGCCTACAAACGCAGACTGGTGGGATATATGGTCTCAACCACCATTAGGATACGGTCCTCCCTATAGTTGAAAACTAAACAAGGAATAAAAAAATGTCAAACATTAAAAGTATAATCGCAGAGTATTTACAAGAACAGGGTAGTGTATCAGTTCCATCTCCACCAGGCGCCGGGGGTGGTGCAATCGACTGGAGCGGAGGGACATTCCAAGGAGGAGTTCTCACCAATATCAGTGGAAATGGTGCAGGACAAGGTGGACCTCCAACTCCCGGTGGCGGAATCGACTGGGGCGGTGGACAAAACCAAGGTGGTATCCTTACTCCAATTATGAAACCAGACTTTACTGGTGGTGGTGCTGGTGCTGGTGGTGGCCAAGGCAAACCCACCAACCTTCCACCTTGGGCAATCGGCAGACCACAAGTCGGTATTCGTCCCGTCATAGGATCGGGTGGTCAACTTGGTGTTGGTGGAAGATTTGTACTTCAAGGACTTGGTGACGTAAAACCACTACCAAAACGATAAGGAAAATATATAATGCCAATTTATGAATATGAATGTGAGTCGTGTGAGCATGTATTTGAAGTGATGCTTGGAATGAATGATCGTGATAAACCTCTTGAAGATCCTTGTCCTGAGTGTTCCGAAAAAAGTGTGCGAAGATCGGTTGGTATGTTTCAAGCCGGAGCAGATTCTACCATGACGGTGGATAAGATGTGTCCCGGATTCTCTAAGAGAATGGATCATATCAAAAAAGGTGCGATGATCAATGAATCCGCAAGGAAGAACATTGATCGGGCACAAAACTTTAGTCCCCATGGATACCTGAAACCAAGTTAATGGATAATGACTTTTTCATTTTACTTTTATTGACATGTGTAATGCTCCTTGATATATGGTCACCGGAGGACAAAGAATAGATAGGTAAGCAAGGAGACTTACATGGCACTAGAATTTTCAGAGATTGCGACTCTTGGATGCCTATTCTACAGTGAAAGAGAATTGAAAAAAGCAGCGAGTGACGTAGGGACACTCGCTAAGTTTACTGCTACTGTTCGAGATAAAGTAAACAAAGATCGATTCGTCAAGTTCGGAACAGGAAAAGCAGAGTTCATTCGTGCCATGGATCCCACAAATAAAGTGGTTCTTGATGATATGTGTAGAGGTATCTCTGCTGCACTTGCAATCAAGAAGTGGATGACTCAGCACCACAACGAACCAACAGACACAAAAATTAAAGCCGGATACATGACTGGTAATGTCTGGCCTTCTCCCGTCGATGCATTTAAAATCGATGCGTTTGGTATGGCAGACTACAACTCCTCGGACTTCATTCTATACACCGGGAGACAGGGAACCAACGAATACTACTATGGCATTTCTCTCAAGAAGAAAAATGTAGAACATGCTGCCGATCCCACCCTAATTAATAAGGCATTTGATTCTGTCATGGACGGTAGAGAATTTGACAAGATCAAAGATGACATCAAGACACTGAGAGTCTCTTGGTTTGCGAACAAAGTACGAGAGGCGAGTAAGCAAGGACTAATCCAAATAGAATCCGCACACGAAAAACTACCAGATGAAAAACTTATACTTTCAAGTCCTGCTGGAACCAAAAAATCATACCCTAATATCAAAGGTTTGTTGAAGGAAGGGTATGAGTCTGGTAATGGGTTTAGAACGTGGATGAACCGACAGGTTGGTAGGGGAGATCTCTATAGTTCTATGATGAAAATTATTGAACCTCACATGGAGATGTTTGCAAACTCCTTGATTAACTTAGTTCTCAAGGTAAATCTAAACGACAAACTAAACGCAAACAAAGATCTTAACAAGTACTATTTTGGATTTGCACTAGCAACTGGGGTAGGACAGATGAAAAAGGACGTTCCTTTCGTTGGTACGGGATCTGTGTACCCACAGGAGAGTGTCTTGTGTGCTTTGAGTCATCTTGCAAGTTCTAAGAAACCATTCAAGATGGTTCAGGTTCCAAACCCCGCCGGCGATGAATCAGACGCAGCAAAGGTGTTCTTTGAAATTCGCAAGGGTAATGTTGCTATTTTAGATCTGCAAGTTCGCTATAAAGGTTCTTTCACTGCACAACCTCAGTTCCAGGCATTCCTCACCAAAGACTTTAAGAGAATTATCGCTGGCGAATGCGTTAATCCTTGATATATAAAAGACAACCTCCCGCCTGTGACTCTGAGCGGGAGGTCGTCTACTATGATGACGGTCGTAAGGTAGCGAAATTCCTTGGTGTAGATTAAAACACAGAATAATCTACACCGTGCATGGATGGCGCAACGTTCTGGAACACTGTCGCCAAGTTGCCCGGCCGCCTGATTTTGTATAATTGAAAAAACGACGGCACCACTTAAGGCGTCGTCGTTTTTTCGAGTTAAAGTATTGGTTTCTTTTACTCACTGTTATATGTATAAAACCACAGTAAAAAGAGAACACAAAAAACCCCTCTTACGAGGGGTTTCTTGTTTAAATTTAAAATTATTTTTCGGATCAACCTGGTCCTCCGGGACCACCGGGACCACCACCACCGCCGGGAGGATCACCACCACCAGTGTCATCGCCTCCGGGAGGATCACCACCACCAGTGTCATCACCACCATCATCAACATCATCCCCTGGCGGTTCCTCGGGAGGATCACTTGGCGGAACTGGAGGTCCACCTGATTCGGTGTTTTGGTGTTCGTTATTCTCCAACCAATCCAAAAGTTCTGCACCCAACCAGATTGCACCTGCAACGGCAGCAGCGATGAGTACAGCCTGGAACCAAGCGGGTTGCCTGTCCCACCAACCCGCAAGTCCGCCTTCTGGTGCGTTCCAATCAGAGGGTTCGTCTGGCACCCATGCTCCATCGTCATACACACCATCACCGTCAGGATCTGCTACCCATTGACCGTTAGCGAGTCTACGGACAACGTATGGTACTCCGAGGTATTGAGGTGGATTTCCGGGAAGAAATTCAATGTAAAGTCCACCACCATGAGCGATGTGTGCAGGCATACCGTTTCCAGCAGGAACGCTGAACAGTGGAATACCCATGTCATCGAACATTAAAAATTGCCAGTTACCGGGAATTGGTTGAACTTGACCGTTCATATAAATGTACTGTTGTGCGATTGCACCGTCAGGACCGATGACTCGGTAGATCTTAATAAGATTACCACCGATTTCAATTTCTACTAGGTTTACCTGATAACCTGCTGGTAGTGGGTAAAGTCCGTTTGCAGTGAACCAATCGATCAACCACTGTGGTAGAACTTGAACGGGAACACCCTCTGAGTCTTGTGTACCATTGTCATCAACAATAACACCACCACTCTCTACTGGTCTAATTGTAAGATTTGGCTTTGATGGTCTTTTACCCATAATAGGACCTGGTGGGACATTGGGTGCAAGTTTAAGGCCCTGGTCGCCACCTGCTTGCTCAAACATAGTACCATAATACATCCACCTCATCGGGGAAGGTGATGAAAGTACTTTCTCTAGTGCATCTTCAAACTGTTCTTGAAGCATTCGTTTAAATGAATAGTCGCTCATGTATTTTTCTCCATACTCGGTAGGATTACCTATTGATTGTACATTATGTATAAGACTATTTTCTTCAACGAACCAAACTCAACTCTGTTATACATAATCATGAAGAACTTTCCAAGACTAGGAGAATACAATGGCAGGAAAAGACGTTTACAAAGTAGCACAGGGGATTCCTTCGTCAGCAGGACCTACTGGGGATACTACCATATATGGTGTTGCAATATACAACGGTCATGCATCGGGGACAGGTTCGATTGGTGTTCAAACGGTGAACGGACAAAATATTCAATTTAAAAATGTTCCGGCTGGATCAATACTTCCTGTTCATCACTCTAAAGTCTACGGTGTAACTGCCGATGCAGCATTGAGAACCACAGCGACTAACATTATCTCTCTACTTTGAGGATTTAAATGAAAGATTATAGAACATTTCTATCCGAACAAGTAGAACTTAATGAAAAGGCAAAAAATACATTGTCTACATTAGCAGGTTCTCTTGGTGGACAAGCAGACAAAGCAAACACCATTGCAAGCACCAGAGGAGTCACTGTTAAAATTGATCCCTCTGATGTCTCTATGATAAAAGCAATATCAGATAGAACTGTTTATAACTTTGATGCTCTTTTGAGTGGGTTCGAAGCACTTTCTTCATACACAATACGTCCAGAGGAGAAGGCAAACTACAAAAGAACCCTGTCTCAACTAAGAGATGAAGATCCTAGAAAAGTAAAGATACTTCAAGAGTTAGAAAATATAATGGTTCTTCCTGCAAGTGCGGACAGAACATATAGAACACAGAGTGTTCTTGACACACTAAACAACATTGCAACTGAGATGGGACAGGGAAGTTTGTCCTATGATCAGGTGCAACCACAAACATACATACCAGGCAGGTATATGAATTTCGGTAGGGGCAACTGATGAAACTTAGTAAAAGAGATTTTAAATCGTTTAATAAGGAGGAGCAAGAACTTCTCTCAATGGTTGCTACTATGACAACTGGTGGATCCCCGGTTGTGGAACCTAAAAATTTACATCTCATGACAAAACAAGGGATGAAAGAAACCCTTGACATGATGAAAAAGGAACAGAAAAATATGTCATCAAAGGGTAAAAAGTTAGTGCAGTCAATTCTCAAAAAAGCCAAACCTCTAGCAGAGCAGGTTCAGTTTAGTCAGTACGGTAGGAAACGTCCTGACGAAGAAGAGATTCGTAAGATCGCACAGATGACACTGAACAATGCAAAGAGAAACATGGAGAAACTGGCTCCTGAAATGAAGGGTATGATGAAACCCGGAGCCGTTCGTCCACTTGAGACTGGTCAGCCTGGTGCTGTAAGTGCTGATCTTGGGTTTGATGATCTTGCAGGGATGGTAAGAAAACCATCTCTACCTCCACCACCATCTACTGGATCACCAGTGATGCCTGGTATGGAACAGAAACCACCTATGCCTCCAGCACCAACAATGGACGATCAACCCGCACTTCCACCTAAACCCAGACAAGCACCCCCACCTCCCGGTGGTATGCCTGGAATGCCTCCAATGCCTGGTATGGGTGGTCCTCAACCTTCTGAAACCGAAGGACCAAGAGCAATGGAACCTGCAAAGGACTTTGCTCAGAGGATGGGAATCAAAGATGTCGAAAGACACCATCTTCGTCCAGAAGAGGACGATGCTCCTGTAGACATGGCTCCAGAAACCGCAGATGCTCCCGGACCAGGAATGCCCCCTGCTGGTATGATGGCTCCACAAGCAGGTCCACAACAAGGACAACCAGTTCCTCCACAACTAGCACAAGATCCTGCTGCACCCAAGGAGATGCCTCGACAACTTCCTCCCGGAACAACCGAAGCATCACAAGAGTTTATTGACAAGTATGCAGGTCAAATCAAGTCTTTCCTAAAGAACATTGCAAGGGAAGAAGAGGAAAAGTTTGCTAGGGCCAGAGATCTCACTGCTATGCCAAAAGCACCTATGAAAGAACAAGCAGTCAACGCAGTCGGTAGTGGTATGTCTCCTGTTGTCGGTGGAGAGGGTGAGATCAAAGGACGAGACAAGATGCTTGGTGGTAAGACTGCTGGAATGCGTCGGCGCAAAATGATGGAAAATCATACATATAGAACAAACCTTCAAGGAGAAGATGACATGAATCTAAACGAACAACTACAACAAGCATATGAAGCCGGAAAACAGTCTGCTTTGAATGAGCAGATGTCAGGCGGTGGCGTAGGTCCTATCTTTACACCCGGACAAAGACCAACTAGTCCTTCCCTCCAACCCAACTACGTTCCTCCCGCAGCAAATCCAAACTATAACCCAGGCCAACCCGGACATGTTCCCGGTGCAAAACCAAGAAAGCCTGGGACGGGTGGATTCCGGATTCCCGCTAGATTTGATAAGAATGGTGATGGAAAGATTGATGCTAAAGAAAGAAGAGCATATATTGAATATATGAGGCAAATGTACAAAAGATATCTTGAATATAGGCGAACCACCAATGACAATCCTCCGATGCCTTTCAATCAATATTTCAACCAACAAGGATCAAGTCAACTATAATTTTATAAAAAATAATTGACTTTTGATAATTTTGTTGTATACTTTATGAAACAGGTGATATATGGACTTGAAGAAATTTAAACATGTTGTCCTTGAAGAGGCGTTCAAGGATCTAAACACAGTAAATCAGAACGGACAGCGTTTCTACTCCACACCGGAGGGACACTATCCGTCTGTCACCACCGTAACTGGCTGGGAGAAGCGAAAGTTTTTCGCTAAATGGAGAGCAGAGAATCCCAAGGAATCTAGGCGAGTCCTTGATCGAGGGAACAAACTACACAGTCTCATCGAAGAGTATATCGACAACTGCTTCGACGACAAGACTCTTGGTGGATTGAATCCGTTCATTCTAGATCTCTTTATCAATCTGAAACCAGAGTTAGACAAGATTGACAACGTGTACGCACAAGAGGTTCCGTTATGGTCTTCCACACTAGAACTAGCAGGGCGAGTAGATTGTGTTGCTGAGTATGATGGTAAATTATCCATTATCGACTTCAAGGGTTCTACCAAGAAGAAGAGAAAAGAGGATATCCTCAACTACTTCATGCAAGCAACTGCATATTCTATTATGTGGCAAGAGATGACAGGAAAGAAGATTGATAATATTGTAATCTTGATTGCAACAGAGACTGGTGAAACCCAAGTCTTCCAAGACAATCCTTTACGATATGTAAAAGCACTTCTCAACTGCATTCGAAACTACCAAGAAGAAATACTAGTCAATAACGAGATCTAGTCTTTCGTCCAGATCTGGTGCTGATTGCATATTTGTTGCCTAGGTAGTGGTGAAGTCTGGTTAGATTTTTCTCTGACAGTTTGCTGTCATAAATTAAAATCTCTGCGATGTCACCATCATACTTGTCTTTGTATGTTGTGCTACCTCTGCCAGCGACGGGCACAGATCCCATATGAAGTTTTGCAAGGTCTCCGAGGGCTAAACCCGTGGCGTTTCCAAGTTCAAAAGATGAGTCAGAAGCACTCTTGTGTCCGTCTTGAAAAAGGAACATTTCTGTTTCTGATTGATCATATACTGCGGTAAAAATATGTGCTTCGTTATCTGATATTGCATTTGCCGCTGTAACGAGATCACCGTTGGTGGACTTTCCACATATTGAAAACTTAGAGGAATTCTTGATACCCATCCAAAATACATTACGTTCGTTCGAAGCGATAAGGGATCCGATGTTGGTGCTGGAATAAAGTCCAAAAATTCTTTGACCGTTATCTGATACATCATGAGGTCTACAAACAATCATCACGGTAAAGTCGCTTCCGAAGTCCTCATCGAACAAACCACCTGCTTCGTAATCAGAACTCGTTCTTAAATACTCACTGGTTCCATCAAAGGTAATTGCTGGTTTGGAGTTAATCGCACTTGCGGTGTATGTTGGTTGTTCAGATGAAGTAGAGGAGTGTGCAAAACTTCCTGTGTTTCCCTCGTTTGAAACTGTGTGACTGGAGGTGATGTTGTCTCCATTTGACGGTCCACTAATCTGATCTGCTCTGAACCAGAAGTAACAACCTGAAATGTCAAGCGGATCGAACCCTGCTGGTCCTCCACCGACATCAATTGTAGAAACTTTTAATGCTGCTTTCCGTTTACGCAGAACACCTCTAGACGCAGTAGGTTCTGGTCTTCTGTTTGATTTTTGTCTTGCTGGTTTCTTGTTCTTTGTAAACTTTTCGCTTAACATATCAGTTTGCGTAGTAGCAGTAATTCATTCCCGCATCTACCGTTCCCCGTACATAAATTTTGTTTAGGTTATCCACTTCGACAAAGACTTCTTCTGCATCGTCGAGATCCCATCCACCAGTCATTGCTGATGTTGATCCAGCAGCAGTGTCATATGAAACGGTAAGTGTACCGGATCCATGCACATTCTTGACACGAACACCCGATTTAAGTGCAACGGATGAGGTTCTGATTTGAATACCAGCAGATCCACCATAAGCACCACCTGTGCCAGCAGTACTAGATCCGATGACGTTTGGATTATCGACTGCTACCGAACCGATTCCAATGGTAACTCCACCAGCAATTGCGGCAATAGAGTTTGCGAAAGTAAATCCTGTTAGTTCGGCAGAGGTTCCAATGGTAACTCCACCAGCAACCCCACGAAGATCTGCTGAGAGTCCGCTTACACGATGAACACCGTCCGCACCAGTCCCACCTACCTTGAGTTGACCGAGATAACTTGCGATTGCTCTTAATTTAGCAGAAATGGTTCCGATGAATGCACCAGTTGTTCCTCTTGCCTTTGCAGCAGTTGCGTTGGTAGAGAATGTCGAACCAGTGTCAGTTGTCGCACCAACGTGAGGAATTGCTCCACCAACCGTGGAACCTGCAACCGGAACGTATGCGCCGTTAGTAGTTCCTGCCACTGCAATAAACGAACCAGTTGCAGAACCTGCGTTTACATTAGAGATGTCTACTTGTGCTGCTGATCCACCTTGGTTAACAAGGTTGACATCTACGGCTCTGCTAGAGGATCCGCTGATTGCAGATGTGCTTACTGCGGCACCAGCAGAGGATCTAAGTTGAACTGGAAGTGGTCTAGCACCACCAGTTGTTCCAGTTGTAGTAGATACTTCCTCGTCTGCCCAATAAAACTCTCCAGTTGAACCCCAAGCAATCTTTACTACCTGACAATCAAGGTCTCCGGTGTATCCGGAAACTCCTGTCGTAATACCAGATTGAGTTTGTCCCACTGCTTCGGTAAGAACATAAGAACCTGTGGTTCCCACAACCGCCGAAAGTTGAACTGATCCTTTTTTAGATGCTGCCATTTATTTTTCTCCTGATGATCAAAATCTTGATTACTTTATATGTATAAGCAGTTGACATTTTGCTCATGTGTTGTATAATTTCCTATATAGAAAGGAGATTCAATATGAGTGTAACTGAGTTTGATTTTTGCCAGTTGGTTGAGCAGGAAGCAAAGATATGCGATTCTTACATTAGAGCCGTTATTAATTCTTGCGAATCATTTGACATAGACTTTTCCGCCGGAGCAAGACTTCTGTCGAAACCTCTGATTGAGAAGATTCAGCAAGAAGGCGAGGATTCTGATCTCCTCCCAAAAATTACAAAATTACCAGTATAATACTTGACAACAGTCATAAATACTGTATACTTAACATACTTTCATACATCGTACACAACAAGAAAACAAAGGAGTACATATGTCGTTCAAAGATCTAAAAAGCAATTCCCGTTCTAGTTTCGAAAAGTTGACTGGTGAACTAAACAAGTTGACCAGCAAGAGTGAGTCCTACAAGGATGATCGTCTTTGGAAACCAGAAACTGACAAGGCAGGTAACGGATATGCGGTTATCCGATTCCTCCCTGCACCACAAAACGAGGAACTACCGTGGGTTCGAGTGTTCAATCATGGGTTCAAGGGACCTGGTGGTTGGTACATCGAGAACTCTCTCACCACACTGGGACAGAAGGATCCTGTGTCGGAAATGAACAGTCAACTGTGGAACAGTGGTGTTGATTCTGACAAGGAGATCGCAAGACAGCGTAAGCGTCGTCTAAGTTACTTCGCAAACATCTACGTTGTTTCTGATCCCAAGAATCCCGAGAACGAAGGAAAGGTTTTCCTTTACAAGTTCGGTAAGAAGATCTTTGATAAGATCATGGACAAGATGCAACCTGAGTTTGAAGATGACGAAGCAGTCAACCCATTTGACATGTGGACTGGTGCAAACTTCCGACTCAAGATTCGTAAGGTTGCAGGATTCACCAACTACGACAAGAGTGAATTTGAGTCCGCCTCTGCTCTCCTTGATGGTGATGATGAGAAGTTGGAAACCCTCTGGAAGAGTCAGTACTCTCTTCAGGAATTCCTTTCACCTTCTAACTTCAAGTCATACGATGAACTGAAGGAGAAACTCGACTCCGTGCTAAAGGGTGATGTTCGTCACATGGAGACTGCTGAAAATTCAAACATTCAGCAGGAAGAGCCCAAAACAACTTCAGAAGACACTAGCAATGCAAGTGATGATTCTTTTGAAAATGAAGATGCATTGTCTTACTTCGAGAAGTTGGCAAACGAAGGTTAAGTCGAAACCTTTCGTTAGCAGAAACCCCCCTCTTCGGAGGGGGGTTTTTTTATCCTCTTCTATAATCGTTGTTTGCTGCGGCGAGTAGATCCATCCGATCATGATCACCGAATCCCTCTTCATGATCACCTGCTGCAATATAGTTCGTGGTGTTTGTTTGTGAAATGCTAGGCGCATTTACACTATACAACCCAACGTCACGGACTCCGGTTCCAGAGGACAATGCGAGTTGATTATCAAACACACCAGAGGCATTTCTATCCAGAGTTACCATTCCTGTTACGCTTCTTTGTGTGGGCAACATGGAGATGGGTTTCATACCATCTGGTCCTAATAATTTTGATTTATCGAATAGTGTTGCTTCAGGAACTAGTGGTATTACATCTATACCACCCTCCATCAGTCCTTGCTCTATTAGTCGTTGGTTTCTTCTTCTTTGTCCCGCTTCGAATCTGCCACTGGTGATTGGGGTTACTTCTCCTGAGTCTGGATCTCTCTGTAGTCCTTCGAAACCAAATCCTGACATTGCTTTGTTTATAGTTGCATTGTTTATCATCCAAGGAGTTGTTCCCGTTGGGAACTGACCGGTATCAATAAATCCTGTATTGAATACTAGATTACCGTCTGGGTTGAAATATTGTAACATGGATAAAGTGCCTTTTAGTGTTGAGGTGGCGATAGGATCAAATAAAGCATTTAACTCTGTCCTAGCATTTTTAAGTTCCATCATCGCGGCACCAAATGTATTTTTAGAATCAAATCTTATGATACTAAGTGCCTCTTCTAATGAACGAGGTGAAAGCAGTTGTGCGATTCTCCCTCTATCTTTAAGTAGAGTTTCTGCTGCTTCAAGGTGCTGAACCCCCTCGCCATCTTCCCCCTTTTCAAATGCTTTGTGTGCTGACTTTATCTGTTCAAAGACGAGTGCTTCATTTTCTCTCAACAAACCCCGAGCCAATTCCTGACCACTGGTCTCACCCGGCCGGGTTGGTTTACTTGGATCAAGTAGAACCATTCCAGTTCCGGGAATTACATTACCAAATACATCTCTTTGCACACCCACCGCCTGAGATCGTACAATCCCGTCATCATCTTTTTGCATTGATGGGATGTTTAAAAGAACTTCGTTTGCTCTAATTTCATCATTTGCTTCTTCGATCATTGCATTACCAATTTGATAGATGGCTTCAGTAATACCAAAACTCACCAAACCACCGAAGAATCTACCCATCGAAATTGCTCTTGCTGTTCTAGACAAACCAGTGACAGCACTTGCAGTTCTTCCTGCTCTTGCTGTTTGTGCTGCTCTTTGGGCCTGTATGGCAGCAAAACCTATTCTACCAGTTTGTGCTACCTTTGTGGTTGCAAAGAATCCCTTTACAAATTGTCCCACTCTTGATTTTGCAAGTGCTTTTAAAGGTCCGGGGAGAATCATGGTTCCAAGTAAACCAAGATCCATCATGTCCAGTCCACCACCTGCACCCGCAGCACCTGCTGCTCCTGCTGCTCCCGCACGACCTGCTGCACCCATACCACCTATAGCAACAATGGATGGATTTCCAACCAGACGATCAGTGTTGGATCTAATTGCTCTAAGATGATCTACTACCTCATCTTCTTTTGCAACAACCTCTGATTCCCTTACATCAGCCTCTCTTGTTTCCTCTGCTCTTTCAGATGGAGTGGGTGTAGACTCGGGAGATTCAGGTCTTCTTTTCTTCTTTTCTCTTTCTAGTTGATCCTCTGCTCTCTTCAGATCACTTTCGGCTCTTCTTCTTTGTGCCTCTGTTACGCTTGCAGGAACATTAGACAGGAATCCACCAACCCTTGAACCAAGAATGGTAGTAAACAACGAAGCACCACGCTGTCCCGGATCTCCACCGGGAACAAGGTTTGATGCAATCCTTGATTTCGCATCCGCGATTCTCTTTTCTAGTTGTTCGATTCTATCCGACACTTAATTTACCTCTGTTTTGCTTGTTCCATTTTTTTGTTCTGTTCTTCTATGTGTTGCGTTAAAAGGTTTGTGTAAACTTCTCTCTCCCATGGCATCATGTTTTCTAACTCTTCCAGCGAATACTTATGGTGTTGCATCAATTGAAAATTGAGTTTGTAGAATAACACTAAGGACTCATGTGAGAGAGTCAGAGAAAAAAATCACCAAGTCCCTCCAGCGTTACTTCGTTATCTTTTCCACACTGTGAACATGTATACTGTACGGTATGGCAAAGTCTAGGCATATCGGCAAAAAACTCAAGGATCTTTTCGAACTGTTCATGTGTTAGGTTTTCAATGAAAGCAACCAGTTCCTTCTTACCAATGGCTTCAGACTTGAATACTGCTTCACCTTCATAGATCATCTCGATGCAGTCTGCTATTGATGTCAGAGAAAGATCAACACCATCAACCTCTTCTTCTACATTTAGTGGTGGGTATCTTAGAACCATACCCACGTTTTCTCCGAGTTCTATCTTTTTATTCTTCTCTAGATCCCCAACGACTTGAATTTCAGAGAGGTTTATCTCCGTTGGATTCTTAAATCTACAGTGTTGACAGATCAGGTTTGGTTCAACGGTTTCACCAACGGACTTTGCTCTAATGTTTATAAACAAATAGCACACATCAAAGATGGGAATGTTTTCAATATCAAGTTGTTCATATGTGCAAGCATTTACAATGTCCTTAATCGCCTTTGCGATCATCGGATACTCACCACTTTCAAGTGCAATCAATAAAACCTTTTCTTCCTTCACAACAAAAGGTCGGTAAAATACCTTTTCACCAGTCGATGGGACATGGATTTGGTATTTTGGTAAAGCAATGCTTGGTAATTTCATAGTATTCTCCATTTTATATTATCCAAGTAAATCATTAAAGAAATCAGATGTCGCAAGTCCTGCATCATCTGTAAGTTGTCCGGGGTTCAAACCAAAGGGAAGATTCAAGACAGTTCCACCAATGGCAGTTGGTTCCATGGGAATGGTTCCACCAAACATACCATCGAGTTTTCTGTTGAGTCTTCCGCGAAGATCGAGACGGTTGATCACACCCTGTAGGAAACCAACCTCGTCTGGTTTTCTGAATCTCCACTTTCTATAAGAGAACGAAACAGTCTGTCTCTGGATTCCATCTCTCTCATCTCCCAATTCAATTGGGTTGATTGTCTTGGGAAAGCAGTCCTCAAGAACCAAGTGGTAGATTGGTTGATCCTGCAAATCTAGTTGGGTTATTTCCATCTCGCATGAGTATGAGTCTTTGTAACCTAAGTTGTTGGTAGCAGGATCAACGATTAAATTTTGCCATGAGTCAAAAAAGTTTCTTTCGAAATAGTCACCTGCAACTTTGAATGTTGCCTCAAGGTCACCAGCGAACGAAACTTCATATGGCATGTCATCAACTGGTCCGTGCGTTTTGATTTCTTGTGTTGAAATTGTTTTTCCGGGAAGCGAAACGCTCTCGCAAGAGACTGCAAGTCTGAGATTAGAAAGTGCATCAGCAGTGTTGAATGAGATTTCATATCGGAATGGATATGAAAGATTCTTGTTGACAATCATTGCTACCATGGTGTCAACACCATTTGGAACTTTAGATCCCGTATCTCCAAATGGATCAATGCTACCAACGAGTGGTAGGTTGATGCTGGTGTCTATTTCTAATAAATTGTTCTGAAAATCTGGTGGTAATATTGGCATTACTGTTCTGCACTCCCCTCAATTTCTTCTGCTAGTTTACGTCTGGAATCTGTATAAACTACATTTCTGTTTGCTTTCTTGAACCTTTCTAGTGGAAGGTGAATTGCAAAGTCCCAGTCTTTGGGTGTAATTCTTAAAATTCTAGAACCAATATATCTAGTCTTATATCTTCGGATACAAGGTCTGTAAAGTCTAAATTGCCTCTGAGATTTTAACATATCATAGTTTATGTTTATTCTTGCAAACTCGTCATCTACAGAACCTACCATTCTTTGTCGGATCAAGAGATAAAACCTCTCTCTCAGGTTGTTTGGTAGATAGTGTAGGTTTAACCCGTAAAATCCATCCTTCGTAAAATCCAACAACAGAACGAGAGGCATGGTGTCAAAGTATTTTAACTTTGATGCACCTTTCGGCATGTAATTGAATATAAAAAAGTTTCCTCTTCTTTTATATCCAGTCTTCTGAATAATTCGTGTTGGATCTCTAAGGAATGTCTCTTCTGGAGTTGCGTCTGTTTCGTCGAACAACTGACGAGCAAGACTCCTAAACCAAGTCATCGCTTGCTGAGATCCTCTCGGGATTTCAGTTTCGTCGAACAGGTCCTCCAAGGCATCGAAGATGTTTTTCCTTGCTAGAACAGCATCCGGGTTTTCTACAATCTTTGACTTTGCCATGTAAATATGTATATCAAACTTATGGAGCCAAAGTTTCGTCTGTCATAATTTTAAATTTCCAGCCTTTGTTTTCTGCATACTCAGACGCTGCTTTCCATTTTGCATTATTCACACCCCACGTTTTTATTTCGTTTAGGTACGTTCTTGTTTTCTTTTTTGGTTTTTTAGGCGCACAACACTGCTTCTTTGGTTTTACCTCTATCAGAAGAGTTTCGGTTATTCCATCTTTGTTTCTCAGTTTGACAACGAAGTCTACATAGTAGCGGTGCATCCTATTATCCACCGGAGATTTGTAGGGGACAACAACCTCCTCGGAACCCCACTCCAATATGTTCTTGAATGTGTCACAATATACCATGAATCGTCGTTCGAGGAGACTACGATAGATTATATTGGTTGGGTTTCCAATATATTTTTCTGGGTGTTTTGGTTTGTACCGTCCTTTGTATGCCATATATACTATGTAGTGTCAAATAAGAGAGGAATTGTATGTCAATACCCGGATTAAATACTCCAGACTTTGGTTACTTCGGACCTTTGGATAACATGAGAAGGTCTAACCAAGAATCATATCAACCAACTGCCAGAGATTCCGTAAAGAATTTGTCTTCGGACTACTTTGGTAATATTACAGGTCAGAACAGATATACAACGGCAGATAGACTAGAATATCCAATTACACTTGGAACAGAAAAGCACACACACATGATTGTGTTTCATGTTTATTCTGATATTGAAGCAGGTATTGATGGTTTAGATCAACAGACAATTACCGATGCGAGAGAAGCCGAATCAAAAATTTTCTCTGGAGGATTAGCAGGTGGTGGTGCTGGAGCAGCAGCAGGATTTCTCGGAGCAAGATCGTTAGCAAGAAGTGGCAGACTCGGACGATACGGAGGGATTGCTCAGTTCCTTGCAACCGTTGGTGGTGCTTGGGGTGGATTTGAAGCAGGGGAGGCAGCAACAGAGGCATTTAGTGTTACCCCCGAACAATCAGAGGCACTTACTCAAGTTGCGGATGTAGAAGCAAACATCATAAACCAACAGGCAGAACACTCGGAGCAGGTTTTCGAATCTACCGGCAGACTTGCTAGATTCGGTGAAGCCAAGGTAAAATCAAAAGACACGATTGCACTGTACATGCCTCAGAAGATCCAGCAACTTTCGCTATTAGAGTATGAACAACAAGATCTCTCCTTTGTTCAAAATGCAATCAATGACTGGCAAGGACTTGCAGCAAGAACACTTATCACCAAGGCACCTCAAGTGGTGGACAGTGTTGCGGGATTACTTGGTATGAACACAAACATCGATTCTGCTATCCTAGCAGGGGCTAGGATCGCTCCTAACCCACGCAAACAACTTCTTTTCAGAGAACCAATCTCTCGGAAGTTCGAATTCTCTTTTAACTTCTCCCCCAGAAACGAGGAGGAATCAGAGAGGGTTTATCAGATTATTAAGAGGTTTAAGAGACATGCATATCCAACCCTAAACAAGACATACGCACAGGGAGCATTCTACAACTTCCCAGCCGAGTTTGAAATTGAATATCAAACAGTAAACGAAGTAGGAGAAGTTGTAGAGAATGACTGGATCAACAGAATTGGTAGATGTGCCTTACGAGAAATTAACGTGGATTATTCGGCAGCAGGATCTTTCTCCACCTTCAAAAATGGCGCACCAACAAACATGTTGCTATCTCTAACCTTCGAGGAAATGTCTCTTCTCGATGCGGATCTCGTAGAACAGGGGTATTGATTATGTACTTTAAGAATTTTCCTAAGATCATATTAGACGGAGCAACCGGAGCAACGGGTAGTTCTGTTATGGCAGTTGACATCCTGAGAAGAGTTGCCTTTTCTGCTGGTGGTAAAACAGGATCTGAGTTTTTCATAGACTACTATGTTCGTGACGAAGATACACCGGAAAGCGTATCTGAAAAAATTTATGGATCACCAGATTTCCACTGGGTAGTTATGCTGTTCAATGATAAGTTTGATTCATTCTTTGAATGGCCTATGGGTGTTAATAAATTTGAAAAGTATATTACTAAGAAGTATCCGGGTGTCACTTTGTTTTTGGGATCATCGGGTGGTACATATGGCGTAACGGGTTCGTTTGCTAAAAATGACACGGTTATCAAAGTAGACGGAACCGGAACCACAGGGTGGGGTGGTTTAGTAAAAGACTTCGATCCAGTATTGAACAAAATCACCATTACAGGTTTAGTTTCTGGTGAAGAGTTTAGTGTAGATGATACGGTTAAATCCTACAACGCAAGTGGTGGAACTCTTGTGAGTCAAAACGTAGGAGAAGCAACCGTTCGAAAAGTAATTACTTCTTCGTTCGAATCCCTAAATCATTTTGAAAACTCAGGATCCACATTTAGTGGTTATGATGACGTTGGTGGTGGTTATCAAACGACTACCACTTGGTTGGATCCCCTATCCAAGTACGACGGTACAACACAACTCTCGATGGGTTCGGGTGGCGTTACCTATGGACAAACTCTTTTGTATTCTTATGTTGAAGGTGGTTCTAGCACATATGTCGTAACGGATCTACAAGATGAAAGAAACAATAACGAGGGTAAACGACTAATCTCTTTGCTCAATCCCGTTTTCCTAGATCAAGCAGTCAAAGAATTTAAGACGCTTATCAATAAGAGATAATTATGCAATTTGATATTACATCATCTCCAAATACAGTTTCTGCGTCTAATCCACAGGCGTATAGTAGACTAAACGATGTCAGACTTAAAGACATAAGTATAGTCTCTCCAAACGGAACTGATATGAGCATCATGAATCAGTATGCTATTCTACAAATTCATGAGGACATATTTCAAAACAATCTTTCAGGCGTTGTGTCTAACATCGACGCATCGAACATTGTTGTTAACTTCCCCCTGACAGGCGAAGAGTTTTTGATGATAACATTCGAGACTCCCGGATCTGGTGATACGATTGAACTTGCTTTTATCATAGACAAAATTTTGGACAGAGCGCCACTTAGAAACAACCAGTCTCAGTTTTATGATATTCATTTTGTTTGTCCTACCTTTACATGCAATTTGTTTTCCGATGTCTCAAAGGCATACAACACTACGATATCAAGCATGGTGTCCGATATATTTAAGAACAACATAAATGCAGGTGGAGCAGACTCTACCAGAAAAGAACTAAAGACAAACGAAAAAACCTTTGGTGAGCAAAATGTAATCATACCATCATGGAATGCGTTTACATCAATCAACTGGTTATCAAGAAGAGCAGTATCGGAAACAAATCAAAAGATATGTGATTATGTTTTTTATCAGGACTTAGATGGTTTTCATTTTAGATCTATAAGTTCCATGTTTGATGGTGAACCAATGCAAACTTACATTTATGGAGTAGACAATTCAATAGACTTTGTAAGAGATACACCAAACTCTGAAATTGATATGCAGAAGTCATTTCAAAACATAAGAAAACTGGCTGCTGGTGGATTTGACAGAAGCAAAGAAACAATGAAAGGTGCTTATGCTTCTAGCGTATTAGTTCACGACATGGTGACAAAATCATACGATGAAACAGATTACAAATACTTGGATGATTTTGATCAGAAACCATCACTGAATGGTAATCCAATTATGCCCAAGAATCACATGTACTCAGACAAAACAAATGCTAGAGGACATTTTGTTCCGTCTCACTTGAACCTATATGGCGAACCATCACAAAGTGAAGAAAACAGTGGCAACGATGGTGTTGAGATCTGGCTACCCAGACACGAAGCACAGTTGTGTATGTTGCAGTCGAGTCACATAGAAATTGAAGTGGCAGGAGACAGTTCTCGCAGGGTGGGGGACAAAGTATTTGCACTCGTAAACTCATTTGAAGGTGTTGATGAGCAAGGTAGAGTTAAGAACGACACATCTGCGACTGGAAATTACATAATAACAAGAATTACACACACGATACACAAAACAGTTGGACATACAATGCAAATGCAATTGTGTAAAGAGTCAAATATGAATTCAACTCCACAAAATCTATCCTTTGACTCTAACGTTTTACCAAGTGGAACAGGGAACATTTTATCATGAGTTTTATGGGTACAGATGGGTTTGTTTGGTTTCAGGGGGTTGTAGAAGATAGAGCCGATCCCCTGTTTCTTGGTAGGTGCAGGATTAGATGTCTTGGTTACCACACGGATGACAAGACACAAATACCAACCTCAAGTTTACCTTGGGCGCATCCGATACAACCAATCACATCCGCTGCGATTAGCGGCGTTGGACAGTCTCCCATCGGTCCAGTCGAGGGGACTTGGGTTGTCGGTTTCTTCCGAGATGGTTTGAATTGTCAAGAGCCAGTTTTCTTTGGAACCATAGGCGGTATACCTGCGGAATCACCAGATACCGGAAAAGGATTCAGTGATCCGAACGGTATGTATCCAAAAGAGGATCTTCTAAAAGAGCAAGACACCAATAGACTTGCAAGAGGTTTAACTGCGGACACAATCGTACAGTCTAAAATAGAAGCAGCGGGGGATCATGCGGAACATGCAACTGCTAATGAAGCAGGAGATCACAACTGGTCAGAACCCGAGACTCCATTCGACGCAAAGTATCCTAACAATCATGTATATCAAAGCGAAAGTGGTCACGTTCAAGAATTTGACGACACCGAAGGTGCGGAAAGAATTCACACATACCATAAAGCGGGAACCTTCGAGGAGATTCATCCAGACGGAAGCAAAGTTATAAAAGTCGTAGGTGACGATTATGAATTGCTTCTTGGTAAAAAGTTCGTGCATGTTTCGGGTAACGCAAACATTCTTGTTGATGGACAAAGCACATTCTATGTAAAAGGTGATTCTGACATTCAAGTGGATGGTAATGTAAAACAGGTTGTTGGTGGAAACGTCGAGCAAGAAGTAACGGGAAATGTTAAAGTAGATGCTGACGGTGAGTTTGATGTAAAAGCAAATTCAATAAAAATGGATGCAGGGAGTGGAACAATTAACATAGAGACAAACGGTAACATGGTACTCAAGGGTACTGCGGGTATTGATCTAAACTAGGAGTAAACATGCCTAAATCACCTATATCAAGATCAGTAGATCCTACCGTACCCTCCGGTGCGATTGCAACATTGTTTGCAAGTAACGTTCGAGTAAACGGACAGCCGGTTACCCTAGCAAACTCTCCACTAACACCCCATGGAGTTCCTCCTAAACCCGGAGTTATGTCGCAGAGTTCGATTACTGTTAAAGCAAACGGACAAGGTGTGGTTAGACAAGGGGATGCCTCGTCCACCGGAGAAATTGCAACAAGCGGCGCACCATTAGTGAGAGCAGGAGACTAAGATGGGGATTTTACCAACAGACGGATGTACAATCGATTCGGTAAAACTTACAGACAATGAAAAGTCTGTAATAAACCAAGTAACAACAGGAAATGCATTTGTCAATCCTGACGAGACTGGTGTGCAAGGTGCAAGTGCATCGACATCAACCACTCTAACACTGATTGCGGGTGCAGTGACTGCTGGAATTTTTGGTACACTAACAACCGCGTTAAATACTTTCAATGGAAACCTTACTTCATACCTGACACACAGTAACCGATTATCTGGGGTTGTGTTAGGCGCAACTGGACCTAGTGCTGAACCCGGACTCGTTGGACTTCTGGGTGTTGCAAAGGCATATAATTCTATTTGCGAATCTGTCACTGGAGGAACCAAGGACAACTTCAGTCCAATCTTCAATAGCATTCTTGGACCCGGATCTTTCAAACTAGGAAGAGCAAAAGACATAATTGACAATCAAATCAAAACCTTCGTTGAACGTGAAAGTAGTAGAGGTGCGTCCAGCGATTCGTTTAATGCAGAGTTGGCAACTCATGTTACCAAGGTTAATTCTTTGTCAACTGATATCACTGGACTGATCACCACCGACAATGCGTCATATGAAACGGCAACACAGATAGTCCGCAACTACAACATAGGGGTATCCCTACTTGCCAGTTCTTCAGATCCTTGTTTCACTGGGAAACTTGTAGACAGGATTGCGTCCAATTCAATGAAAGAAAAACTAGGCAGCATTGAATAATATCATACATATGAGAAGTAAAGGAAGTTAGATGGATATATCACATATGGATGACTGGATTGCTCTTGGAGTCTCTTCTGCCGCACTGGTAGCAGGTTTTTTTTCGTTCTTTTTTGCAAAGAGGAGAAAATTAAACAAGAAAGCAGAGGGAATAATCTCTCCAGACATAGACTTTCCAGATAACTTTTGGGGTGTTCATACGAAGATACAAGAAACACTTACAGAACTTCGAGTGAAAATTGACTCCGCAAGATCTAACTTGGTTCAGTTCCACAATGGTGGAACATTCGTAGATGGAATAAGCATGAAAAGAATGTCTCTTACACACGAATCTTTGGAAAGAAGTGTAACAGGAGAGATGAAAAATCATCAAGATCTTCTCATGTCAACTTACATGGAATTTCTGAACTGCGTAAGAGAAAATAATAGCAAGTTAAGAAAAGTCAGTGAGATGGAAGAGTGCTATGCAAAGCAGGATCTAGATAGTGCCAATGTTCTTGCATTTTCCGTTTTACCTATCAAACAAAACAGTTTAATAGTTGGTTATATTACTACAGAATGGTGTAGTTGGAACAAACTGGATGAAGCAGACGAAGAACTCATCACAGATTGGATGACAAGAAGCCAGTCTTTGATAGAAGTAGAATTAACAAACCAAAAGAGAAAAATAAAGCATAAATAAAATATGGCAGGACAATCAAACACAACCAGATTTAAAGACATAGACTTGGATTTTCTAGCACATCCTGTCACAGGCGATGTCGTGCAAAAAACCAACAAAGAGTCAATAAAGCAGTCTTTGAAAAATCTTGTGTTGATGGGTAGATTTGACAAACCATTTCAACCCGAGTTAAGTGGCAACATTAGAAACTTGCTGTTTGAACCAGACAGTCCTTTGACAAAAGTAGAAATGAGAAAATCTATTTTTGATGTTGTAAAAAGATACGAACCCAGAGTTAACCTCTTGGATGTAAGAGTTCTACACAATATCGCAGAAAATTCATACGGAGTAACAATCACATATCAAGTTGTAAACTCCCCACAGGTTGAGGACTTGACACTAACGATGGAGAGGTTAAGATGAGCAAAAAAATAGAAATAAACGATTTAGATTTCTTTGGTATCAAGAACAATCTAAAAACGTACCTAAGCGGACTTGACGAATTCAAAGATTTTAATTTTGAAGGATCGGGAACGTCTATTCTTCTAGACCTTCTTGCTTACGTCACACACTACCAAGGATTCTATAACAACATGGTTGCTAATGAGATGTTCTTAGACAGTGCAGTAAAAAGAACATCCGTTGTTTCTCATGCAAAATCTTTGGGATATACACCAACATCCTCCACCGCAGCAACCGCCGTTGTTGATGTTACAATTAACAATGCAGATTCAAGCACAACCTACCTCACAAAGAGGACAAAATTTACTGCGGCGAAAGATAGTGTTTCGTATACTTTCTCAAACGTGGACACAGAAGAGTTCGAGGTTTTAAACAGCACACAGAAAATTGCCAGAAACGTTACCATAGTAGAGGGGACATGGAGAAATGCATCTTTTGTGGTTGACAGCAATCTTTCAACTCAGAGGTTTATCATTGCAGATAAAAACATAGACACCTCTCGAATGACTGTCAACATTCAAACCTCCACAACCAACACATCAGGTTACGCAGATACCTGGTCTCCAGTTTCAGACATTACGACACTTACTCCTACAAGCAAAGTGTATTTTCTACAGGAGACAGAAGAGGGACAATATGAACTCTACTTTGGTGACGGGATTCTAGGAACTGCTCTAGCGGATGGAAATCTCATAACGGTGAACTACCTAGTCACCAATGGAGTTGGAGCAAATGATATTGGAAGTCAAGATTCTGAAAGTTCAAGATCTTTCAGTTCCAGTCTCTCTGGTGTTGCTGATATTGCCGTAGTTACCTCTTCTAACGGAGGTTCGGGTAAAGAGACTCTTGCTTCAATTAAATTTAATGCGCCCAAGTCATTCCAATCTCAAAATAGAAACGTCACAACAAACGATTACAAGAGTTACATAGAGACAAACTACACTAATGCTAGTGATGTTTTTGTTTGGGGTGGTGAAGACAACACTCCTCCGGAGTTTGGTAAAGTGTTTGTCGCTGTAAAACCGTCAAACTCCACCGTCTTAAACAACGAAGAAAAGATCAGTTTACAAAACCTTATCAAAGGTCAAAACATAGTCAGCGTGATACCCGATGTTGTTGATCCGGATTACACATACCTTAAGATTAACACTAAGGTTTATTTTGATGCAGACAAAACAACAAAAAGTGCAAGTGATATCAGAAGCGAAGTTATTAACGGAATTGTTGCATTTAAACTTTTGTCTCTCGAAAAATTCTCTAGAAACTTACGATACTCTAAGTTTGTCAAAGATATAGATGACACTGATCAGTCAATCATCAGTAACGAAACTTCAATCATCTTAGAAAAGAGAATAACCCCGTCCATTGGACAGGAGAGTTCGTACACAATTAAATTTGAAAATCCAATTTACCACCCCGTTGATGGATATCAGCCGGTTGTAAACACATCTGAATTTACATATACCAAAACAGATGGATCTACATGTGAGGCACATATCGACGACGATGGTAGTGGTAAACTAAGACTTTACGAATTAGTGGGTGGAGTTAGAACTTACATCTTGACTGATATCGGAGACGTTAACTACGCAACCGGAACTCTGTCGATTGAAAAATTAAACCCGACTTCAATTTCAGATGGAATTCTAAAGATAACTGTCGAACCAGAGAACAGAGATATTTTGGCTGAAAGAAGTTCAATTCTATTGATTGACACCGGAGACTCCACTGCAATAACAGTGAACGTAGAGGCATACAAACCATACGGAACTAACATTTCATCTGGAAGTGTTCAGATTGCTTCAACCGAAACAACCACGACTACAACAAGTAGTACAAGCAGTAGCAGCAGTTCTTCATCTTCGAGCAGCAGCAGTAGTAGTAGCAGTGGTGGAGGTGGTTCATCACCAGGCGGTGGAGGTGGTGGATACGGTGGAGGTTATTGATAAATGCCTTTATTAATATTTGAATCCAGTGGTGGACAAGGACAGGATCTCCCGACGCAGATTGTATCTTTATTAACTCCCGCCGATGAAGGAATTGAAAATCCTATATCATCAATTATTTCAGAGTATCTCCCTGCATTTGTTCGGGACAATCACTCTGGGTTTGTTAATTTTGTAGAGGCATACTACGAGTGGTTGGAGAAAAAAGCAAATCCCTATGGGACCTCCGCTACGCTCATGGATACCATGGACATCGATAGAACTCTGGATACGTTTATTGATTACTTCAAGGAAACATATCTACATGACTTTCCAAAAACATTTGCTGAATCAATCTCTGGGAACAAGGTAAACCAGAAAAATATTCTCAAGAACATTAATGATTTCTATAAGGCAAAAGGCACTGAAAAGTCATATCAACTTTTATTCAGAATTCTACACGACAGTGATGTTTCGTTTTATTATCCGAAGCAAGATCTCCTTAGAGTTTCCGATGGTAAATGGGTAGAAAAGAAATCTATCAAAATTACCAGTCAAAACGGAACACAAAATTTTGACATGAAAAATCGTCTTGTGCAGCAGGTCGATTCAAGATTAAACGGAGCAGTTACTGCCTACGCAAACGTCGATAACGTTTATCAATATGATGTAAACCAGTATAAAATTACCGAGTTATTTCTCACCGACATTAACGGAGTATTTAATCAAGGTTCTAAACTAAAGTGTACGTTAAGTGACGGAACAGAACTTACCGAAGATATTTTCGGTGTCCCCACAGTTCCCATCACCATCTCGAATGGTGGTGCTGGTTATAAAGTCGGAGACTCTGTAGAAATTGATACGACATCAACAGACTACGTTTCCGGTTCTGGTGCAGTAGGATCTGTCACCAGAGTTTCTAACACAGGGATTATTCAAACAGCACAGATTGACAACTTCGGAGTTAACTATGCCTCATCAAATGCAGAAAACACTCTGCCTGTTGTATTCAAATCTGGATCGGGGTTTGGTGCCACTGGATATGTTGATCTGGATGCACTCTGCACATATCCAGGCTATTACGCTAATAATGACGGTAAGGTAAGTTCCAACAAAAGAATAAGAGACAATGATCTTTACCAAGAATACTCTTATGTTCTAAAAACAGAAATCTCTCTAGACGCATATAAAGAGCAAATTAAAAAACTTGTTCACCCCGCAGGCACTAAACTGTTCGGGAACATTTCTATCCTAGACACGGTTACCTCCACTTCACCTTATAGCACACAACTACAACAAAAAACAAAGTCAGTTGTCGGTAGGTACGCACCATACACGTTTGAAACTCACGATAACTTAAGAGGTGCAACTGGATCTGGAGGTTCCGTAGATTTATATCCAAAGGGATTTAATCCCGGTGCAACATCACCCAACCACTGTTTAGCAAATACCGGCGGAAGAATCGGAATTCAATCTACCGGGGATGGTGGTTTTACTATTGGATCTTTTAGACAAGGAGAAGGTTTCACTGCTGCTAGTGGTGCGACTGGTGTGATCTTTGGTTGGCATAGAAATAGTGCAACTGGTGGCGCTTTGCTTTTGTACACTGCTGCCACAGGAGGAACCCTTGGATTTACTTCCGGAGAAACTATCACAGCAACTGGTGGGATGACTGCCTCTGTTACAAGCGTTCAACTTGGAAACGGGACGGTGTATGAGTTTGATTCTCATGTTCATGTAACAGGCGGAGCAGCACTGACAGCAGGAGCGACTGCGTATGGTGCAACTGCATACTGGGACGTTCAGAGTTCTCCTATCGTAGCATCAGGAACCACTGAAGTTATAACTGTTCAAAAATTTACAACCACTTCAGGATATACAGCAGGATATGACTTTACCATAGGTAATGTTGTAACACAAGGTTCTCAAGCAAATGGAAACCTCAGTAGAGGAATTGTCAAAGATTGGATTCCAGGCGCATCTGGTTCTTCCAGCAATACTTTAAAAATACAGTTAACCTCTGGTAATAATTTTTCAGCAGGCACAATAAACGAGATAGATAATAGGACAGGAAGTATTTCCGTGTCGTATACTGTAAGTGGATCGATGACAGAGGAAACCACCTTTAGAAATAAAGTAAAACATCTAAAGATGGATGACTTCTTAACACTCGCTCCAACATGGCAATACCACAGCGATCATGGATATACAATCTAGGAGATAATAAATGGCATCTGATGCGATGACAAAATCATTCACTCTAACATTTGCAGAAGATCTAGCAAATGAATTTGAAAACGACAACACCAATCAATACTTTTTGTATTTTGGTAAGGTTGATTCGTGGGAAAATTTACCATACTCTAGTGCAAGTGCGTCTACTCCTGCTAGTAACGTTGACTCTGTTGATAGAGCAAACTATGCGAAAAGAGACGCTGTTGCAGCAAAGAGAATTTCCTCCAGAAACATATACAGATTGGTTCCAAGAAATGACTGGACTAGTGGTACAACATACGATGAGTATGATCACACCGCAGAAATGCTGAGTAGCACGACAGTAAAAACATTCTTTGTATACACATCAACGGGAAACATTTACCTTTGCTTAGACAACAACAATAGTGGAACATCAACATACGAACCCGATCATACTATTACTTCGCAGGTTTCATATACCGATGGTTATGTTTGGTTGTTCATGGGTAAAGTTCTTGAAGATGCCAGAGATTTCATTACCGAGTCTTACATTCCCGTTGAGTTTGCACTGGACAACTCGGAAAACTACTTAAACCAGTGGAATGCTCAACAAGCATCTGTCGATGGTGCTGTCACAAAAATTAAAGTACAGACTCCGGGAGGCGGATTTACCGCCGCTGCTTGGGTAAGATCTTCTGCGAGTGCAGCAAGCAGCGAGGAAACAGACACCGAAGTAAGTCAGATCTCTGGAGTTGGTGCTACCACAATTTCAATTGCTGCTACCGATAGCAACATAGATGATTACTATAACAGTTACGCAATTTATATAACAAGTGGTCCTGGCGTTGGACAGAGAAGAGTCATAACAGACTACGACGGAGCAAACAGAACAGTTTCATTTGCTGTCCCTCTAATTACTGAGGTAAAACCTTCGGTTGGTGGTGTGCAGGGAAGTAAGTATAAAATCATACCGAACCTTGTAATCAATGGTGATGGTGTTTCTGCTGAAGCAGTCCCCACCCTGAACGCACAGTTTGAAATTACAGGAGTAAATGTAATTAACTCTGGCTATGATTATACGATAGGCGAAGTGGATGTGTATCCAAAGTCTGTCTCTGGTGGAGTAATTGGTTCAGACAATATTGCTGGACCTACCTTCTCCGTGGTTATCCCTCCCGTTGGAGGACACGCCGACGATATACTCAAAAGTCTTGGTGCAAACAAGGTAATGATCAGATCCGTAGTTAAGGGAACAGACACAAACTTCAAAACTGCACAAGATTATAGACAAATCACTTTGGTTAAAAATCCGACTCTTCTTGGTGGAACCAATGATGGTAAAGTGGCAGGATCTGAGATTGTAAGAAGAAAACAACTTAGAGTTGCAAAACCATACTTCATGACAAACAGTTTCAACGACTCATCATTCGTCGCAGGAAACTCGGTGATGGGTGAAAATACAAGAGCAACTGGTAAAATTGAAGCATGGATTAGTGACGCAGATGGTTCTGTTGGTACACTTGAACTCACAAACATTCAAGGTAATTTTGATATTGAAGATCCAACTTCAACTCTTACCAGAATAGTTTTCCCATCTACCGCATCGGGTAACACAGGAGACTTTACGGTTGGTAATGTTGTAAAGCAAACTACCAGCGGTGTAATTGCAGAGGGGAAAGTGATAAATTGGGTTGCTCCTACAGATGGTCCATACGAACTTGTAATTAGAGTCACATCAAATTCTTTTTCTGCATCCACTATTGATCTTTCAAATGGTATTCTTGAATATAACTCAACAGGAACTGCGTTGACTGGTGTTGACTGGCTAGGAAGCACCGTCGTAGAAAGAAAAATGGGAGAACTACTAAAACACTTCTCTTCCATAGACGGAACAACTTTTGAATTTAAGACTTTCCCGACAACAAATGGATTCCAAAATGTAGCAAGGGCCAATAAACTCACAGATGTTCAGGACGAGGATACACTAGAAAGATCGTACAGACTTACTACCGATCTGATATTAGAAGATAGTGGTGCAGCGTTTGATGCGAACTCATTTGCAAAAGATGATACATTCTATCAAGTAAATTACGATGCAACTGGTATCACTGGTAACATCGTAACCGGAAAAATTGTAGACTGGACTGCTTCGAGTGGATCAACCGGAGTTCTACATCTCAACGATGTGCGGGGATCCTTCTCCGCTGGAGGTATTTCTGGATCCACAAATCACTCAATTACTACAATTACTCAACCAGAATTAAAAATAGGCTCTGGAGAAGTCTTATACATAGAGAATATAAGACCTGTTACTAGAGGCATCGAGCAAGATGAAGAAATCAGGATCATAATTGGATTTTAGGAGTAACGCTTAATGGTTTACAGTTCAACACTTTTTAATACCGATCCTTATTGGGACGATTATAACGAAGATAAGAAATTTCTTCGTATGCTGTTTAAACCCGGAAGAGCAGTTCAGGGTAGGGAATTAACTCAACTTCAAACTATTGTCCAAGATCAAATCAAAAGATTTGGAGATCATATCTTCAAAAATGGCTCTAGAGTTCTTGGTGGGGAACTTACTAACCAAGACGTTGTATTTCTTCGAGTGCAAACCACAGAGCAATCTACCTTTAATGATCTTGATGTTTCTGCTCTAATCGGAACCGACATCACAACAAATACACCAGTTGGAACCGATACAAGAAGAGCAAAGGTTCTTCACGGTATAACTGGATCTACATCCGACAACGACAATTACTATATTCTTATGGTTCAATATGTCGATGGTGGTGGTGGTGCTGGTTCTCAATTCAACCCAGGCGACTACATCAAGGGAACCACAGGAACAAGCACATACATTGCTAGAGTTGGACTCACCTCTGGTGCAGCAGCAACAGATGCAGCAATAGTAAACGGCATTACAGGAACTGCTAAACTTACAACTACGCAAAATGGCATTTTCTTTGTCGATGGTAGTTTTGTAAAGAGCGATACTCAATCAGTCTCTCCCTTTTCTATGACTGGTGCAAGAGGGTTCATCCGTGACTTCGGGAATCCTACCAGCAGAGTTGGTTTTAATATTGAAAAGACCATTGTAGAACACACCGAGGATTATACTCTGAGAGATCCAGCGTCTGGTTCTTTCAACTACAACGCTCCTGGCGCAGATCGATACAAAGTTGATCTTAAACTGGACTTTAAAAACTTTGTAAACGACTCCTCTTATGGTGTAAGTGGATTTGGTGATCCCAACTTCATCGACATGGTTAGATTTGTAGATGGTAAAATTAAAGTAACCAACGAGTTTAACCAGTACTCAGAGATTGAGAAAAATCTTGCCAGGAGAACATACGACGAGTCGGGTTCTTATACTACCAAACCATTTGAAATTGACATCAGAGAATCACTAACAACACTAGGTGGACCTTACACATCCAGTGAAGGTGGTGGTGAAACTCTTGCTGCTGTTGGACTACAACCAGGCAAGGCATACGTCTTTGGTTATGAGTTTGAAACCCAAGGAACACAATATGTTCTTGTTGATAAGGCAAGAACTACGCAAACCTTAACCTCCCAACCAGTAAACGATGCACTCTATGGACAATTCATAAAGGTATCACCAAAGGCAAACATGTCACTCACTGGTGGTTTTGGAGAACTTCTCTCCACCAACTATCCTCTTGTCCAACTTAAGGATGGTGGTGGTGTAACTGGTGATGCTAGAGTCAGACAGATTATTCCAAACAACGATTTTGGATCTGCTGGTATGACAGCGATTGCTCAGACTTACAACATGTATCTTTTTGATATCAACCTAAATGGCATTACTGCTTTTGGTAATGTCACCACCGTAGGGGAAACCAGTCTTGGAGCAGGAAGTCTCACCGCAGGATTTGTAATCGGATCTGGCGGAACTGCTGGAACCAGTGGTGGTACAGGTGGAACTATTCTTTTCCAACCCGGATTTAACTCATCCCTGTTCCCACTTCCAATCGGTAACTCTGTCAACGGAGTTTCAGATCTAACTTATAGAATCTATAAGGGATTCACCTTCTCGACATCTGATGCAACAACAGTTACCACAGTTTCGTCTGGTAGCGATGCAATGACTTTTGTGGGAACAACAGACTCAACAGACAACGACTCATATTTCCCAACAGACAAAAGATCTTTCTATACCTTAATCTGCGACGATGGTGGTGAGAACTCAAAGGGTAGATCTGGTGAAAGAGTTTTGACTGATACCATTCAGTTTAAACCGGCATCAGATAAAAAGTCGATTGAAATCGGTCACGCAAGCACCTCATCAAAGCAACTTGCGCCTGGTAACTATACCCTTATCTCAACAGTAGATGTTGCTGCTCCCTTCTTGTTTAGGAAAAAGACGGCAGCAACTGGAAGCACTTCATACTCAGTAAACAATGGTTCATCTGTAAGTCTCTCCGGTACTACAGGATCTTACTATGTTCCACTTGATCATCACGATATTATTGATGTCACCAGTGTCGTAGACAACAACAACACAGTCTCTAACGCAGTAGGATTAGCAGCATCGGACGTAAAGGGTGCATTCTTGCTAGACAGTGGACAAAGAGACAACTACTACGATTTCGGTAGGTTGTACCTAAAACCAGACTTGGGTGTGGATGCCATTACTGGAGACATTAACCTAACAGTTAACTATACCAAATTTACACATGGAGCAGGAGAAGGTCCGTTTGTTGTAGACTCATACACACATGCCACTTCTGGGTTCACTTTTGATAACATTCCAATCTATGTGAGTCCTAAGACTGGTAAGAGTTTCTCTCTTAGAAACTGCGTTGACTTCCGAGGAACAAAACAATCTGATGGTACAATCAAACCTGACGGTCTAAGTATTAAGAGTTCTTCTGACTTTAGAGCAGACTACACACATCACCTCTCTAGAATTGATAAGATTGTTCTTACCAAAGAAAGAAAGTTTGATGTCATTAAGGGTATTCCTGCACTTAATCCAGTAACTCCTCCAGATCGTCCTGATGCGATGACTTTGTATGTCATTACAGTTCCTGCATACACATACGACATCGACGACATTACCACCAAGTATGTTGAAAACAGAAGATACACCATGAGAGACATTGGTGGTATCGAAAAGAGAGTTGAGCGGCTAGAATACTTTACAACTCTTTCTCTTCTGGAACAGCAAACAGAAAGCACATATTTTGCAGACAACGATGGTAATGATATCTTCAAGAACGGAATCTTGGTAGACGCATTCCGAGGACACTCTGTTGGAGATGTTCTAAACGGAGACTATGATTGTTCAATCGATTTCGAGAATGGACATTTACGACCTCCATTCGTTGCAAAGAATGTAAAACTAGAGAACAGTTCGAACTCGGGTATTACAATTTCACCAGACGGAATTGTAACTCTTGATTACTCAATCAACCCGCAGTTTATCTGGCAACCTTTTGCCAGTGACTGGGTAAAGGCAAATCCATTCAACGTTCCAAACTTCATGGGACACATAGAGTTTGATGATCCGTTTGATAATTGGTGGGACGAAAACTACAAACCAACCGTCAAGATCAACACACAAGGCGAAAATGATCGTTGGAAAGTTAAGAATGAAAACACCTCTTACGGATTTGGTACACAGTGGAACGACTGGGAGGTAATCTGGTCGGGAAGAAACATCACTGAGAGTGATCTCTACGCAAACGAGGGTAGAAACTTCCTGAACAACATCACCACTGCGGATCTCAACAAGGACATCGAAGAAAGAACGGCAGTTGCAAATGATGCTTCCATTCGATCCACAGAGACAACAAAGGTAAATCAGTCGAGAGTTGGAATTCGTGTTAGGAAACTTCCTCAAAGATTGGAAAAATTAGTCAACGATAGAATTGTAGATGCTAGTGTTGTTCCATATATGAGATCTAAGACTGTAACCTTCAATGCGTATGGATTAAAACCAAACACAACTTTTTATCCATACTTTGATGGTGACGAGGTTTCAAGTCATTGTGGTCCTAGTGGTGGTGATTCGGGTGGTGCGATTACCTCCGGTTCTAGTGGTGAAATTGAAAATGCTTTCTTCTCCATTCCGCTTGGAACTTTCAAGTCTGGTGAGAAACTGTTTAGACTTACCGACAGTCCATCGAACACTCTTTCCGAAACTACAACCGCCGCAGATGCAATCTACTATTCAGCGGGTGTGGTTGACTCAAGAGATGGAACTTTAGTTTCCACAAGACCTATTACTTCTAGAAGACAAGTTGTAAACGATGACTCTATTGTTCGGGATTCGTTCGATAGAGATATCTACTACGATAGCATTTCAAACAACCTTTGGATTGATCCTCTTGCACAGACGTTCACCGTAAACGCCAGTGATCATGAAGAGGGTGTCTTCCTACACAGCGTTGACCTGTTCTTCCAAAGAAGATCAGAGAACGTTCCAATTACACTTGAGGTAAGACCCACACTGAATGGTTATCCTCACTTGTCCAAGGTTCTTCCATTGTCTAGCGTTTCGCTCATTCCCGAAACCAGCGAGGTACGAGAAGACTTCCCAGAGGCAGGAACATACACCAGATTCAAGTTTACCAGTCCTCTTTTCTTAACACCAGGCGAATACGCACTATGCTTAAGAACCAGTAGTCAAGATTATAACTTGTTCAAGTCAACAATTGGACAGAACGATCTAAACAGCGGTGCTTATATTTCCGATCAACCTGCAAGCGGATCTCTATATGTTCCACAGAACACAGGAATTGCTACTAGCACTCCATCGGAAAATCTAATGTATAGGATCAACACTTGTAACTTTGATCTCTCTGGTAGCATTTCAACTGCAATACCATCCTCTGAATTTACAAGCGAAGGTTTAACTAACTCTGTTGTTGACACACTCAAGATTGTATCTGGTGAACATACTCCAAGAAATACAACTCTAGGAGCAAGAGTAACACTCGGGACTGTTTTGTCAAACACCGACATTATTGCAAACGAGAATATTTACTTAGAAAGTCCTGCGACTCTAGCATCAACTTCAGACTTCTCTTTGACTTCAACTCTAACATCAACCAACAACGATGTTTCTCCGGTAATTGACTTGAGAAGATTGGATCTTGTTTCAATACACAATGATGTAAACAACAGCACCGACACCTCTACCAACGGCGAACTTAATGCGAATTCCAATTCGTCAGACAGTTCTCTTTATGGACCAGGGACAGACAATCCTAATTCCACTGCTGGTGCAGCGGGACGGTACATCACAAGAAGAGTTACATTGGAGGACGGATTCGAATCCAAGAACTTTAAGGTGATCATGTCTGTTAACAAACCAGCAGAGGCAAGTGTTCAGGTGTTTGTCAAACCTCTTGGAGTGGACGATGCAACTCCGTTCGAGGAAGTTGCATTCACACAGATGACCGCCGACTCGACAATTTCAAACTCGGGTAGTGATTATGACTTCGACGATGTTACATTCTCTTTGTCTACAAACTTTACCAACCCAGTGAAAACTTTTGCTGTTAAAATCTGCCTATACAGTTCATCCTCTACTAAAGTTCCTTTGGTAAGAGATCTCAGAGTGATCGCACTACAAGGATAATGCAATGGGTGAACTGATAGAAATAGAAGGAAGAGAAGACGTAGCAAGAGATATTAACTCAAAGGCTCTTTTAAAAACCAATCTTCGTGAAAAAGAAGCATGGTTAAGAAAAAAAGAAAGAGATAATAAAATTATAAGCAACGAAAATGAAATAAATAAAGTAAAAGAGGAACTTAGTGAAATGAAAAATACACTAAATCAAATTCTCAAAATTGTAAGGAAGAGTAACTAATGGGCGTTGAAGATAAAGATTACAACATACCAGAACTCGTTCTCGGAGATACGTTCTTTGAGTGGTTGAAGGTAACAAACGATTCAATTATCACCAAACTAAACAGCATTGGAACATACAATGCTACAGGTGGTGATGGTGTCAACGTCACCACTTCTTCCGCAGGATTGTCCGAGGTTTCTCTTGCAGATACCATTCCCAATGGTGTTACTTTTTCTGGTAACGTAATCTTTAATGGTGCAGTTACTACAGTAAACTCCACTGAAATTACAGTAGACGACTTCAACCTTGTTCTGGGTGCAACTGGATCTGGTAAGTCGGACGCATACATTGGTGCAAGCGGCGGTGGTGGTATCATACTCATGAGAGCAGACGGTCCAACTGCTTCTTTCTTGTGGAGGGGAATGACAACTGGTAGTGCCAGTTTAACTTTCAATGCACTTGGTGTTGGTAGTTCGGGTGCATGGACTTGCTCTGAGTACCTAAACCTTACTGGTGGTGTAGGACTGAAATCCAACGACAGCACTCTAAGATTTAAGTCTGGTGTTAACGCAACAGGTGCGGGTATGATGTTAAAAAGCATCGGTACTGCTGGTGGACCTCATATGGCAGGAGACGTTGTGTACTCCTCCGAGTCTATGCAACTGAGTCACATGGGAACAGGAAGTGTTTCTAATACAGGTGGTGTCTTCTTTGACGAAGACGGAATGGTTAGAATTTATAATGGCGTAAACAAGAGAAAGTTTACACATGCAAGTCACGGATTTACTTTTGGACAATCGGTAAGACTAAATGGTTTTACTTGTGCTTTAGCACATGCAAACACTGAAGCAGATGCAGAAGTGTTTGGTGTTGTCTCTGAAGTTCTAAACAGTGATGAATTTGTTGTAACCATGCAGGGTGAAGTTCACGGAGACTTTGGTGTTGCACTTGGTAGTGCAGGTGCCACCGTTCAACCCGGAGTGGTTTACTTCTTAGGAGGAACCGCAGGAAACAGTGGTGAAATTTCCTCCTCGGAAATTACAACCGCTGGTAAGATTAGAAAACCAATGTTGATTGGTATAGGAGCAACTGCTGGTTATGTGTTGCAGTATGTTGGTGCAAAGATTGCTCCAGAAGTAGATACTGTTGCTCCGGTAATGAGAAGACTAACCTTAGATAAGGACGGGGTTAAACAGTCCGGATCTAGCAGCATAACTTGTGCAAAAATTGCAACTGGACAATACTCACTTACTCATGGATTTGGAAGTGCAAACTATTCAGTAAGCGTTGCAGGAAATACAACAGGAGCAGTAATCGGAACCCTCCTAGATAAACAATCAAACGGTTGCACCATTGGTGTCTTCGGACATGCTGGTTCAGCAGTTGATTGTGCGGCAGAAATTATACTAGCAAAGGATGTATCATAATATGGCTCAGAGTGCAAGACAAATAACTGGTGCAGGTCCAAGAAATGCTTTCATCATGCATGGTAACAGCAGCAACGCTGGTTGCACTGTTGATCAGGTTCTTGGTGTAGATATTTCTGCTGCGAGAACTGCTGCTGGTAAATATACAATTACCCACAACATGGGTAAGACCGGATATTGTGCAGTCTTTACCGCAGATGATAATGGTGCGGATGGTATACCTCTAATCATAAGGTTGTTCGGAAGATCTGGTAACACATGTGATCTTAGAGTAGAAGACGATGCGGGTTCCCTCACTGATCCAGACTTTGTACACGGTGTCTTTTACGACTGATTGGAGAAATAAATGGCAAACTCAGCATTCACACTTACAAGTTCAGTCGGCACAGATGGTAAATCTATGCGGGCTACTAAATTCCAAACATCACACGGATTTTCTGCTGGTAGCGTTATCCGGTATGTTCAACAAACAGATGGTGTTACTGGAAACTTTGCACTCGCACAGGCAGATGGTGGTGTAACTGCTGAGGCCGTTGGTATTGTTGAAAGCGTTGATGCAGCAGGAAACGAATTCACTGTAGTGTATGGTGGTGAAATTAACACCGCAAACTTTGCATCCGTAAACTCAACTCTAGGTGTAACTGGTTCGGATGTTTGGTTCCTAGATCCAGATGTTCTTGGTGGACTTACAGATACTGCTCCAACAAACAGCGGTGATGTTGTTAAACCAATTCTCACACTGGTAAGCGGATCTCTAGACGATAGAGGTCTTGTAACCAACTATGTTGGTACGCAAATTGGTGGTGAGAATACTGTAAGTCTTGATTCAGTTCACCCAGTTGGTGAAATTATTGCGTTCGCAGGAAACACTTCGGATGTACCGGATGGTTGGCAACTTTGCGACGGTAGCACTCTTTCAGTTGAAGGTGACTATGCAGAGTATTTTGCAAGAGTTGGAACCAAGTATGGTTACAACATTGAACTTGAAATCGTAGATCGCGGACACACAGGTTTTATTGGCAAAACTGGTTCCCAAGAAATTTCCTCAACAGCAATTCCAAGTTTCTGTTTAGGGTTTACCGCAAGTGCAGGAACAACTGCTCAGGTGTTGTTGAACCCAGACACACTGACTGGAATCACCGGAGGCGAAACTGTTGGTGACAACACTGGATTCCCCTCTGGTTTAGTTTATTCAAACTCTACTTTTGTTTCTCTGCAACACGACAGCGGTGGTGCCACTTACACTGTAAACAGTGCCACCGTTAAACTAGTAAAAACCCCAGACTTAAGATCTAGAACTCTTATTGGTGCAACATCGGATTACTTTGGTGTTACTGGTGACAGAAGATCCACTGGTATGGATGGATTTACTGCTGGACAAATCGGTGGTGCGGAGGATGCAGTAACTGTTGAGATTGCTGATACTGGAAGTGGAACTCATGTCTACAGTGCCCAAGCATCTGGTGAAGCGTCACTTCGACAACCATTCATGGCAGCACACTATATTATTCGAACAAAGAACACTGCAAAGGCAGCACTTGTTGATGGTTTAAATGTTGCTCTTGCTGATGCAGGACTTACCGATCACGAAACAACAAATGTAAATGATGGTGACTTTACAGTCTACGATGGAACGGATAGTAAGTTTAAAGAACTCAAGATTCTTGACTCTTATCCAAACGATCAAACAAACTTTGAAGCATCATTCCGAATCAACTCGTCGAACGGTTACATTTCCGTTGGACACAATGGTGGGGACTATCCTCTTCATGTTAAGAACGCCGCTAATGCGGAAATTCGTGTTGAAGATACTACAAATAGTAGAACTTTAAGTATGAAGGCAAGAGATGGTGTAACCGAACTTGAGGCATCTAGCGGAAGCGTTTTAGATATCATAGGAAGTGGTACGATTGGTATTAGAGATGGTGGGGACAATACTAGACTTTTCAAAGATACAGTTACTGTAGATGGTACTCTTGGAGTTACCAATGGTATCGAAGCAAGAACCGGAAATATTTTCGCAAAAGATGGTCAAATATACTCAGAGGTTGATAACAGATCAGTGAGTTCATCCTTTACCCCTGATGCCTCGAACGGAAACATATTTAATGCAACAGTGAGTGCAACATCTTTGACGTTGAATAATATGACAAATGAAGCAGCAGGTGCAGCATACAGTATTGTTTTGAATAACTCGGGTTCTGCAAATTGCACACTAACTTTTGGTAATCAGTATAAATTTGCAAATGGAATTAAACCTAATATAATAAGAGGAAACTCCACGTTAGTAATTTCTGTCATTTGCAATCAGTCGAACAATTTCTTATGTACATGGGCAGAGGACTTCTCATAAAATGATCGGTGGATTAGGAACACATGTCAAGTCTCCATACGGCTGGAAATGTGAGACAACTGGTGAACCTGAAGTATACTACTGGCAGGGACCTGTTTTCTATTACAACCCCACATATGATTATGTGAATAATTCATTTGTTCTAAACTATGCCGTTTCGATTGATGAAAACAAAAGCAACAAACTTTATAAACTAACCTTTAACCACACCACCAGAGAGGTGAGTAGAGAATTGGTTTGGGATGGTGCTTCTACTTTTATATCGAATAATAGTAATTATAGTAAGACTTTTGGAAACCTCGAATTTATATCAAGAGATACCTTCTTGATTACTGAAGAGTATAGTCCAGCAGATCCTAATCATGCACTTGCAAACACCTATCGAAAAGCAATCATCTGGGCAAACAAAATAGAGGATGATGGTACAGTTACTCCTAAAGTTTGGAGTCGAGTTGTATTTCAAGATAATGTAACGGAAAATGCCAGTGAATCTGCAAACCAGTTTGATTATCCCGGATCGATTATGGGCGTATCCAGCATATCTCCACTGTCCAATTTGTATGATTCCTATAGCAAATATAAAAATATTGTTATCATGACTGCCCCTGGCGACTACGGAAAGCCATGGTTTGCATCTACAAACAATGATCATGCTAAAAAGTTTTTAAGACTCGATGCAGATGGTGAAGATATTACCAACAACGAATATCTTGCAAACTCCGGAGCATGGAATGGTGTTAGAGCAGCAGGAACTCCAGGCGATTTTAAACTCATAGGAGAGATTCCGTTCCAGAACACATCAAACGAAAGTGGACATGGAATTAATGAAGGTTTTATGACAATAGCGTCAGACGACTCTGTAATTTACGGAAACGTTCAGGGTTATAAAGACAACAGTTCAGGTGAGTGTTTTGAGCAAGGAAGAGGCACAGGATACTGGTCGCAAAATCCGGGAGCAACAGGAATTTATTGGAACAGATGTGCTGGATCATATCAAGGTCCACCCGATTTTGATAACATAACAACAGACAGACTTTATTATCATGACATCGGACTTGTTGAAGATCTTAATTCTTCACTAACAGAAATTCAATCTTCCAACGCAGGAAACCACTCTGCTTGTAAACTAGACAGAGGACTCACATATGATTATGAAAATGGAATTAGATGGCGATTTAATATTAGTAATGACACCAAGTATGGAACAAACGGGAACGGTGACAAGGAAGAGCAAGCAGAAACGGGTTATGGAAGATACTACGAGTACTGGAATAACAAGACATTTGCTGATGGAGCATGTACAGATTGGTTTGCTGAAACAAAATGGGGACAAGAATATGGCAGAGATGTGATCCTCATGCATGTTGCAAGAAATCAATCCGGACCAATTTTTGCTCCAGATGATGGGTGGGGAAATTCGTTTGTGACAAACCGAGAAGGCATTCTCGTAATGAAAAGAGATGAAAACAGCAACAATTTGGTTCTGTTAGATCAGGATCAATTGAACTCCGGTGACTTTACCGACATTAATGGTTATGAAAAACTTGCGTATAAGTTTGACAACACTTGGGGAACTATATACAACTCTCCTTGCTGCGAAGACTCTAGTGGAGTTTGTTTTGATCTGCCTAGTAACCCCACTTTGGTGATGACAGATTGTTCCAACAAACCTACTTTTATTTGGCCTAATCCAAACGGACCTTATGTTGGTGGGTATTATGACTGGGCAAACTGGAGTGAATCCTCTGTTCAGGAATCATATGGACTCGCAGACAACGGAGATATCCCTACTCTTCGAGGATCTCTCCAACCATGGTTACCTCAACCCTTCTACAGTGCAAGTTCAGGCGGACTTTCCTTTAGACCTAACTGGAAGATATGAATTATTTGTACCATAAAAATGATGTCGTTGAAATAAACAATAGAAAGTTCAACGTAGAAGTTTTAAAAACCTTTGATCCAGATTTTGAAGAACCGCCTACTGGGTGGGTTCGATCATATCAACAGGGTAGAAGACATCTATTAACCAACGGAAGAAATCAAGTTGGTTGTGATTTTCCATGGAACCAAGGAGACAAATACATCAAATCTGTTCCTGAACTAATACTTGTCGAGAGACAAATCGCCTTAGATAATGAATCTAATAATTGATGTGAGGCATTAGTTACATACATATAAAGGAAAAGGAGCGTCAAAATGGCTAAACCGTCTTCACGATCAACACTAAAAGAATACGCTTTGCGACGACTAGGTGCGCCAGTAATTGATATTAATGTAGATGATGCTCAACTGGAAGATAGAATTGATGATGCACTTCAGTTTTTCGCAGAGTATCATTTCGATGGTGTAGAGAAAACATATCTCAAGCACGAAATTACACAAACAGACATCGATAATGAATACATCACTGTTGATGACAGCGTTATCTCCGTAACTAAACTGTTTCAGTTCAGCGAAGGAACCGTAAATCTGTTTGATGTTCGATATCAAATGGCACTAAATGACTTTTACGGACTTAGGAACCCCAACCAGTCAATGGTTCAGTATGATATTACAAAACGACATCTCTCGTTGATTCAGGATATTCTTTCTCCTGAAAAAATGATTAGGTTTAGTAGAGTCACTAACCAACTAAAGGTGGACATGGATTGGAGCGAAGAGGTGGTTGTCGGTGACTTCTTAGTTGCTGAAGCATACGCCGTTCTTGATCCGGACACATACCCCGAGATCTACAACGACAGACTCTTGAAGAGATACGTCACTGAACTGTTCAGAAGGCAGTGGGGTGAAAATCTTTCCAAGTTTGAAGGTATTCAACTTCCAGGCGGAGTTACCTTCAACGGCAGAGAGATTATGCAAACTGCACAAACCGAAATCGATAAGATCGAGGAGAACGTCCAACTAATGTATGAACTCCCTCCCGACATGATGGTGGGATAATAAATGGCTACAAACAAGTTCTTTAGACATCAGGTTAAGTCAGAGCAAAATCTTGCTGAGGATCTTACAATCGAAGCAATTCGAATGTATGGTCATGATGTCATTTACATTCCAAGAACACTTGTAAATAAAGACTTCTTGTTTGGTGAGGATACCATTTCAAAATTTGAGCAGGGTTTAAACATAGAGATGTATATTTCCAGCATCGATGGGTTTGAAGGAGAGGGTGACTTTGCATCAAAGTTTGGTATTCAGATTAGAGATACCGTAGAGTTTATCGTATCAAAGAAAGTATTTGAAAAAAATCTATCGCACGAAACAACAATAAACAGACCTAGAGAAGGAGATTTGATTTATCTTCCGTTATCTAAAGGACTGTTTGAAATTAAATTTGTAGAACATGAAAATCCATTCTACCAAATGGGTAAACTATATACGTTTAAACTTTCGTGTGAATTGTTCGACTATAGTCAAGAGGACTTCGATACAGGATTCTCCGATGTGGATAGAGTCGAAGGAGTCGCAGAAGACGTTGCGTTTAACATTTACCTAACAGGCGGTGCTACTACTAACTACAGCGTTGGTGAACTTGTATATCAGGGATCTACTTTCGGAACAGAGGGTTCCAGTGCAGACTGGTATGCAACCGTACTTGAATGGGCAACAGCAGGAACTGCCGGACCTTCTGGTGCAGGGTACAACCTTCTCACCGTATCAGGTCCCTCTGGTGCAAGTGGATTCGTTGTTGGTGTTGGTGATACAGCAGGTGTTAGTGGATCTGTATCTAACGCATTCTATAAAGCAGGAACAACCGCAGACACAGCAATCAGAACAGTTACGATTGCAAGAGAGTTTGACGAGTCTGATGATTTTGAACTTGAAGCAGACTCAATCTTTGACTTTACCGATAAGGATCCTTTCTCGGAGGGTAATATCTAATGTTTACTACATTTTACCACAACTCCGTTAGAAATTTGGTTGTTGCGTTCGGATCTCTGTTTAACGATATAGAGGTAGACAGAAAGAATGCAGATGGAACTACCAAAGAAAGAGTCAAGGTTCCAATCGCATATGGTCCTAAAGAAAAGTTTCTGCGAAGAATAACAGAACCAAGTTCTATAAGTGACGACATAAAGACACAAATTACTTTACCTAGACTTGGTTTTGAAATTACTGGCATGGATTACGATCCTACTCGTAAAAGAAACACAATGAACAGATACCATGTTACGTCTGGTGTTACTGCTGGACAAAACCTATCTTACGATTACTCCGAAGTTCCATACAACTTTACCTTTCAGTTGTCTGCAATGGTTAGGCACATGGACGATGGTTTACAGATAACCGAGCAAATTCTTCCATACTTCACTCCAGAGTTTAACGTATCTTTGAACTTCAACTCTCTACACACCAAAGTAGACGTTCCAATTATTCTACAATCCTCTACGATTGTGGAAGACTATGAGGGAGATTTCGATTCGAGACGATCAATTCAGTTTGACTTTACGTTCTTGGCAAAATCATATGTGTATGGACCTGTAAAGACATCGAAGATCATCAGAGAGGTGGATATCAAATTCTTGGACACAGAGGACTTCACAACTACAGGTGGCGTCTCTGGTGCAACTGCTGCGTTGTCTAGAGTCATAACCACAGTAACTGGTCCATCTGGTTCGTCCTCTGGTATAAATAATTACTCATCCGAAAACACCACGTTTGTACAGGGTGCATCAATGGATGTTGCTGGTGTAACATATGCATAATTGAGGTGATATATGGCTAAGAAAAAAGTCAATGAAAGAATTAGTGAAGCACTAAACGTAGAACATGAAATAATCGAAGCAGAGGTTGTAGAGGAATCTACAGAGGTAGTCCCTGCTCCAAAGAAAAGCATGAAAGACTTTCATCTAGAAAGAGACTACGATGATGTTCGTGCTAACCTGAAAGACATTGTAGAAAAGGGTAGCGTTGCTATAGACGGTATCCTTGCAGTTGCATCTGAGGGAGATTCTCCCAGAGCATATGAGGTAGTTGCCACCCTAATCAAGAGTGTATCAGAAGCAAACAAAGATCTTATTTCTCTGCACAAACAGATTAAAGATATAAAAAAGGACGATGTAGATTCTGCGCCTAGGAGTGTCACCAACAATTCTATATTTGTAGGTTCCACAAAAGCACTTCAAGATTTAGTGAAGAACCAGAGAAAGCAGTTAGAAGATTTAAACGATGTCGAGTGAAAAGTCATACCTCGGAAATAAAAACCTAAAAGCATCAGATGTTCCCATAGATTTTACCGAAGAACAGGTAAAAGAATATCTGAAGTGTGCTGCTGAACCTGAATATTTTATTACAAAGTATGTTCAGATCGTCAATGTTGACGAAGGTTTGGTTCCATTTAAACTCTATGATTTTCAAAAAGACATCATTGAAAAGGTACATAATAATAGATTCGTAATTGCCAAACTTCCAAGACAGAGTGGTAAGTCTACCACAGTCGTTGCATATCTTCTTCATTTTGTTTTATTCAACCCCAGCGTAAATGTTGCTATCCTTGCTAATAAACTTGCTACCGCCAGAGAACTTCTCGGTAGACTTAAATTGGCATATGAACATTTACCCAAATGGATTCAGCAGGGTATTGTAGAATGGAACAAAGGATCTATTGAACTAGAAAATGGATCGAAGATTCTCGCCTCTGCTACCTCGTCCAGTGCTGTTCGTGGTGGATCGTTTAACATGATCTTCATGGACGAGTTTGCTTACGTCCCACAGGGAGTTGCGGAGGAGTTTTTCAGTTCGGTATATCCAACCATCTCCTCTGGTAAAACCACAAAGGTTCTTATCGTTTCGACTCCAAAGGGGTTGAATATGTACTACCGAATGTGGATGGACGCCGTAGAAGGTAAAAATACCTATGTTCCAATTGAAGTTCATTGGGGGGATGTTCCAGGCAGAGATGCAAAATGGAAAGCACAGACTATTGCTAATACAAGCGAAGAGCAATTTCGAACCGAATTCGAGTGTGACTTCATTGGATCTACCAATACTCTAATCTCTTCGGCAAAACTTAAATCCATGATTTACAAAAAACCTATCATAAGCAGCGATGAAGGACTGAAGATATACGAGGAACCAAAAGAGGATCATGTATATTTTATGGGTGTGGATGTTGCAAGAGGAACAGGATTGGATTATCATGCATTCTCTATAATAGACATCACGGGGGGAGATGATCCATATAGAATTGTAGCCACATTTAGAAACAACGAAATTTCTCCCATGGTTTATCCCACCATTATACACTCTTTGTGTAAGCAGTTTAATAATTGTTACTGCATGATTGAGATCAATGATATTGGTGGACAAGTGGCTGATATTCTTCATAGTGAGTTTGAGTATGAGAACATTCTCATGACATCCGTAAGAGGACGTAAAGGTCAAACGTTAGATGGTGGTTTTGGTAAGGGAGGATCTCAACTTGGTATGAGAAGCACCACTGCCACAAAACGAGTAGGATGCTCTAACCTCAAAAATATGATTGAAGAGGACAAACTTATTGTTGAAGACTTCGGAATCATTGATGAATTAATTTCATTTATTTCAAGAAAAAATTCATTTGAGGCAGATAAAGGACATAATGATGACTTGGTAATGTCTCTTGTGCTTTTTGCTTGGTGTACAACCCAGCAGTATTTTAAAGATCTGCTAAACATGGACATTCGAAAGCAACTATATAAAGAGAAGATGGAGCAACTTGAAGAGGAAATGACTCCGTTTGGATTTATTAATGATGGAAATTCTACAGAATATGAGATAGATTCAGATGGAACTCTATGGAAAAATATTGATGATGACTCCGGAAGAGGATTATTTGGCTGGTAAATGAAATACTCGATTAGTATACATAAATCAGAACATAATAATTCCTACTATGAATTAAGTAAGACTCAAGGAGAATTCACATGGCATTTAGAGTAAGTCCCGGCGTATCCGTAACAGAGAAGGATTTCACTAATGTAATCCCTGCTGTTTCGACAACCAGAGGCGCCGCTGTAATTAACTCGGATTTTGGACCAGAAGAACAAAGAGTTCTCGTAGCAAACGAACCTGAACTTGTATCTCTCTTCGGAAAACCAAACGTAAACAACTATAGAAACTGGCTAAACGTTGCAAACTACCTCAGTTATGGTGGTTCGTGTCTCGTAGCAAGAGCAACCACTACCGACTCGATGAACTCCGGATTCGGTGGATCTGGTAAGCACATTAAGAACGATGATGAATACAACACCGGATTTAGTGCAGGTGGTGCTGTATATGGGACTGGAGTTGCTGCCGGTAGTGTATTCTATGGTAAGTTCCCCGGTGATCTTGGTAACTCGCTAAGAGTTGCGGTTGTTGCTGGAGTTGCATCACAAGCAGGTGGTGGAACCGCACCAAACGGTATCAGAGCAAACTCTGCAACTGTTGCTGGTAGACACATGGGACTTTCTGGTTCCGCAGTCGCAACTGAAATTCTTGCAAGGACTGGTGGTACTGGTGGACAGACTGCTGCCATTGTAGGCGACACTCTTAAGATTGGAAACATCACCACTAAATTCACCGTCACTGGTGTTACTCACGGTTCTGCTGGTAGTACAATCTCGTTTACACCTGCACTCAGTGACGCTACTGTTGCACTTGGAACCACTGCTGAGTGGGAATTCAAGTATGCTAATTTCGTTGAGCGTCCTTACACCACATCTAGCCTAGAATTTGTAGGTGGTACTGGTGATCAATTTACCGTTCTAGTCGTCGATGAAGATGGTAAGTTTAACGGAACCAAGGATGAAGTTCTTGAAGTGTTCAACGGAGTTTCTCTCGCTAACGATGCTAAGGATGGAGATGGAAACTCTAACTTCTATGTTGACATCATCAACAAGAACTCCAAGTACATCAAAGCAGGAAACCAACTTCTAGGTGTAACTGGTGGATCTGGTGCAAACACAACCGTAGATAACGGTGCTGGTGGTGGAACTACCTTCGGTAACGTCATCCGACGATATGACTCTGGAGTTTCTGGTGCTTATGGTGCCACCTCCAGCGATACTCAACTTCTCACCGCATACAACTTGTACTCTGATCCAGACACAGTAGATGTTTCACTGATCCTTAGTGGTGCTGCAAGTGCATCCCTCGCAGGAAGCATCGTCGATATTGCTGATGCAAGAAAAGACTGCGTTGCATTCATCTCTCCAGAAGAGGACGACTGTGTTGATGTCGATAACCTAAGCACTGGTGTTTCTAACGTCAAGGACTTTAGAAATACACAATTCAACAAGTCTAGTTCCTACGCATTCATGGATAGTGGTTGGAAGTATCAGTATGATCGACACAACGACACTCTTCGTTGGGTTCCACTAAACGGTGACATGGCAGGACTCTGTGCTAGAACAGATAATGTCAACGATCCTTGGTTCTCTCCTGCTGGTTTCAACCGTGGACAGGTTCGTGGTGTAGTTAAACTTGCCATTAACCCAACACCAGAAGCACAGAGAGATGATCTCTACATCGATCAAATTAACCCTGTCGTTTCTTTCCCCGGAGAGGGAACAATCCTCTTCGGTGACAAGACTCTTCAGTCCAAGGGAAGTGCGTTTGATAGAATCAATGTTCGAAGACTCTTCATCGTCATGGAGAAAGCAATCTCCACTGCTGCGAAGTTCCAACTCTTTGAACAGAACGATGCATTTACTCGATCACAGTTCAAGAACCTCATTGAGCCATTCTTGAGAGATATTCAGGGACGAAGAGGTATTACCGACTTTAAGGTTGTTTGTGACGACACCAACAACACATCTGAAGTCGTCGATGGTAATAGATTCGTTGCAGACATCTTCGTCAAACCAACTCGTTCGATCAACTTCATCCAACTTAACTTCGTTGCTGCTCGATCTGGAGTAGATTTCAACGAAATCGCAGGTACTTGATCAAAGTAGGCATACATATAGAGAAGGAAACTTAAATGAACATTAATACTTTTAAGAACAATCTAAAGCAAGGTGGAGTTCGACCGAATCTCTTCAGAGTTAACGGTCAAATCGGTCCAGAAGGGACAGACGATTCAGTTAGTTTTCTATGTAGATCTGCTGCACTACCAGCGTCAAATATGAGTACTATTCTTGTTCCTTTCCGTGGTAGACAGTTAAAACTACCCGGAAACAGAACTTTTGATGATTGGACAATCACAATCATCAGTGACAGCGAGTTCAATCTTCGCACTAAGTTTGAGCGTTGGTTCGAAGCAATCAATTCTACAATCGGAAACGTTGCAGAGCAAGCACACGACCTAAGTCAGGGAAGTTTCCTTGCTGGTGGTCTTTTCCCAACATGGAGCGTGGATCAACTAGATCGACAAAATAATCCAATCAAGACATACTCATTCTTCCACTGTTTCCCAACAGTGATTGGTGATATGGCACTTGATTCTGATGCAAGTGATACTCTCTCTGAGTTCACAGTGACACTAAGTTACTCCTACTTCTTAGCGAGTGACGCACCTGATGCCAATCTCATCGAATCCGTCGATCTCGGCGCTGTCGGTGAAATCGGTTAATCAGATACAAAATGAGGATTTATAATGCCAGAATTATTCGGATTTAGTTTCGGGAGAAAGAAGAATCCTGACGTACCAGTAAATGATGTAGAGTCTTTCGTCCCAAGAGATAGAGAAGATGGTGCTACAACAGTAGTATCAGGCGGTTTCTATGGATCGTATCTAGATCTCGAAGGTGATCAAAAATCAGATAGCGGATTTATCAACCACTATAGAACCATGATTCTTCAACCAGAGGTTGAGATTGCGGTTCAAGATATTGTCAACGAAAGTATTGTGTTTGATGATTACAGAACTCCTGTAAAATTAAATCTAGATCACTACGATCAAAGCAAAACAATCAAAAGTAAAGTCCAAGAAGAGTTCAAGGAAATTCTATCTCTCCTTGATTTTAATAATAAAGGTATTGACATGTACAGGAAGTGGTTTGTTGATGGCAGACTATACTTCCACAAGGTGGTTGACGAAAAGAACACCAAAAAGGGGATCGTTGAATTACGACCTATTGATCCCACTCGAATTAAAAAGATTCGTGAGGTTAAAAAAGAAAAAGACAATAAGGGTGTAGAAGTAGTTAAAGAGACAAACGAATTCTACATGTACGACATGTCAGAAAAGACTTCTAAGTATCAACCACAGTTCGTACAAAAGGGAATCAAAGTATCTCCCGATGCAATCTGCTACGTCACCTCCGGGTTGTTTGATTCTACTAAGAAAAAGGTAATCGGTTATCTACACAAAGCCATTCGTCCTCTGAATCAATTAAGAATGATCGAGGACTCCGTTGTCATCTATAGAATCTCCCGTGCGCCAGAAAGAAGAGTGTTCTATGTTGACGTTGGTAACCTACCCAAGAACAAAGCAGAGCAGTATCTAAAAGGTCTAATGAACCAGTATCGAAACAAACTTGTTTACGATGCAAACACTGGTGAAATTAAAGACGACAAGAAGCATATGAATATGCTTGAGGATTACTGGTTGCCACGAAGAGAGGGTGGTAGAGGAACAGAGATCTCCACACTTGATGGTGGACAAAACCTCGGTGAAATGGAAGACGTTCAGTACTTCCAGAAGAAATTGTTCCGATCTCTCGGTATCCCTACCAGTAGACTAGAAGCCGAAAACGGTTTTAACATGGGACGAAGTGCTGAGATCACCAGAGACGAAGTTCGTTTTTCCAAGTACATCGAACGACTAAGACATCGCTTCAGTGATCTATTCATGGATCTTCTTAAGACTCAACTCATTCTGAAAGGCGTTATTACTGCTGATGACTGGAAGCATATCAGTCAAGACGGGTACATCGAATACGCCACTGACTCTTACTTCTCTGAACTAAAAGAATCAGAAATTCTTAAAGAAAGAATGGATGTGTTAAGAGAGGTCAATGAATACATAGGTAAGTATTACTCCATGGAGTGGATTCGTAAAAACATCCTTAAGTTCAACGAGGATGAAATTAAGGAAATGGATGCTCAGATGTCCAGCGAAAAAGAAGGCGGACTTTACTCAGAGGGGGATGAAGGAGAACTCTAATGTCAAACACACATGATCTAGTAAACAGTGCTTTAAATAAAAATCTACAAGAATTTAGACAGCATTTCTCTAAAGTGTTGGCAGAAAGATCTGTTGATTTTTTAGGTGCTAGATCTACAAATCTATCTAAAGAATTGGTTACCGAGTGTGAGTGTGGTTGCGATGCTCCCATAGATGAGGTAAAAACCTTACATCAAGACACCCATAAGATTAAAAAGACAAGAAATGGGTATCAGTTGTTTATCTATAGTCCAAGCACTGGTAAGTTTATCGCACAAGGACCTCCACACAAAACAAAAAGAGCAGCAGAAAAAGACGCAAGGAAGTTTCTAGAAAGTCTAGACGAAGAAAAGGCAACTTCAAGGAATATTGTCAAGGGACTCTCTGATGCTGATGGACCGTTTACCGTTGTAGCAATCAAAAACAACAAGGTAATTAAACAAGAAGGCACCAAGATGAAAAACATGCTTCCTGCTATCGTTAAAGAGATGCGGAAAGATGTTGGTCGTGGGGTTACAATTTCCATCGAGGACAGAAAGGGAACTATTCGTAGTACCTTTAAGGAACAAAAAATCAATGAGGCAGTAAAAAGCGTTGATCAAAAAATTGCCATTAACGTATATAACAAACTAAAAAAAGGTGATAAAGTAAGAGTAAATTTTGGTAACGTAATGTCCATGAACTCAAAACCAATCGAATTAGTTGTAACAAGTCCTCATAGAATTGTAGGTAAATCAAAAGTCGGTAGAATTATTCTCAAGAACCCAAAGAATATGGGGGGTGTAAAGTACACACTATACAACCGGGGTGGAAAAGTTTCACTCGCTCAGGGAGATATGGGAACAGTTCTTAAAGATATTCAGATTATCAAAGAATCAAACCTCTATTCTATCGCAGAATCGGCAAGAACCAAAATGCCGGTTGATATAGATATAGATGGAAATATCGTTCACGTTACACCAGATGTATCAGAGCGAATAGTAGACTTACACGATGAATTGAATGAATCGAATCAAAAAGACATGATCAAACTTTTAGAGTCTGATACGAGTTCATTCTTAAAACTAGTTAAATTCACTCAGGAGAGGTAAAATGGACCAAAGAGTAAACAATATTTTAAACCAAATTCTTAATGGTAATCTAGTAGAGACTAAGGATGAACTCCAGTCTGTTCTTTTCTCAAAAGCAAACATGTTCATTGAGGGTAAAAAGAAGAGCAACCTATACGGTGAGTTAGATCCAGTTGGTAAAGAAGACGACGACGTTGACAACGACGGAGATGTCGATTCATCCGACAAGTATCTAAAGAAGCGCCGTAAGGCTATTGGTAAGTCAATGAAGAATGAGCAAAGAAGACCTGTTGGAGAACCTAGACCGGGAAGTCCTTATGGTAAGCAAGATCCATACTCCGGAATGGATCCGCGAAAACGTCGAGAGATTGGTAAGAAAAGACCTTCCGCTGCTGTAAACTTTGCAAGAGCATCAGAACTATCTGGTGGTATGCCATCATCAATGGGTTGAAGTAAATGAATCTATACGAAAAGTACAATCTACTAGAGCAAGGTATGCCCCCACAACTCGCAGCAATGATGGGTGGAGGTCCGGGAGGTCCGGGAGGTCCGGGAGGTCCACAGGGCCCCCCTCCTAGTATTGCAGATAAACTTTTTGATAGAGTTAGAGCATACCCAAAAATTGATTTATTCATTCAAAAGTTGCAACAAGCAGGAGTTTCAGACTCTCGTATTCTAGATGAGATCTATGAAAAATTTAAACCAGAGTTTGTTTATTTTGCTAAAGAAATAATTCAACAGGAAAACAAACCCAAACCACCTGCTGGACCTGGAGGTCCCGGTGGTATGCCTGGTATGCCTGGTATGCCTCCAATGCCTGCTGGTGAACCCATGGGTGCAGGAGGAGAATAATCAAATGAAACTAATTACAGAAACAACTGAAGACATTAAACTCATCAAAGAAAATGTAGAGGGTGGTAATCCAAACTATTACATTAGTGGTGTGTTTATGCAAGCCGAACAAAAGAACCGAAACGGGAGAATCTATCCCAAAGATGTTCTCATGAACGAAATTAAAAAGTATAATCAAGACTTTGTTTCGGGAAAGAGAGCATTTGGTGAACTTGGACATCCGGACGGTCCAACCGTAAACCTAGAAAGAGTATCCCACCTTATTACAGATTTACATGAAAATGGCGATGATGTGATGGGTAAAGCAAAAATCATGGACACCCCCATGGGTAAGATTGTAAAGAATCTTCTTGATGAAGGCGCTCAACTTGGAGTTTCCTCCCGAGGAATGGGTAGTTTAGAAGAAAAAGGTGGTAAGAAAATCGTAGGTAAAGATTTTATGCTTGCTGCCGTTGATATTGTCGCAGATCCATCTGCACCAAATGCATTCGTCGATGGAATCATGGAAGGTAAAGAGTGGATTTGGGACAATGGTATGATCAAAGAGTCTACCATTGCTGGATATAAGAACATAATCAATAAAGCAAGTCAAAGAACAGAAGACGATATCGCAACTTTCTGTTTTGCCGACTTTTTGTCCAAATTATAAAAAAGTATAAATAAACCTATAAGTACCAAAACTAAGGAGAATCTCCAATGAACAGTGTAATTAACAGCGCCCGAAACCTTATGGAGCGGGCACAGCAAGAATCGGCAAAACGATCAGACGGTAGAGTTGATTTAGTAATCTCTGAACTCAACTCTATGGGCGTTTCTGATCAGTACATCGGCGGTGTTTTAGAAAGACTTTCAGTCTTCGACAACGAGTCCGACCTCGCAGAAGCAATCGACAGAGAACTTTACAAGGCAGCACAGTTCGCTCTTATGGAAGACGACGAAGAGGATGCTACTGGTAAGGGTTCTGAGGATGCTTCCGGTAAAGGTGCTGTCTTTGCTCGTCCCGTTGCAAAGCAGGACGCAGCAAGCACCCTAAAGGGTAAAAAGAAGAAGAAGATGGAAATGGCTCATGAGGGTTACCATGAAGATGCTCACGCTTCCATGGAAGATCCTGATGACGAAAAGAAGAGAATCAAGATGATGGCCGCGTACATGAAAGAGTACGGTGGTGGTATGAAGGAAATGCACCACGGTAAGAAGAAGATGAACGCTGGTTACCATAAAGAGATGGCTCATGGTGGTAAAAAGAAGATGAACGCAGGTCACATGATGAATGCTGGACACAGCATGAAGATGGAGCATCTCGACGCTCTGTTCTCCGGCGAAGATCTAACCCCAGAGTTCAAGGCAAAGACTGCTGCAATCTTTGAAGCAGCAGTTAACGCTAGAGTTGAAGAAGTTCAAGCAGAACTAGTTCGTCAGTCAAGAGACGTATTCGTAGAGGAAGTCACTTCTGCAAAGGCAGATATGGCAGAAAAACTAGACGATTACATGAACTATGTTGTCTCTGAGTGGATGAGCGAAAACGAACTCGCCATTGATTCTGGTATTCAGACTGAAGTTACTGAGTCATTCATGACTGGTCTTCGTGATCTCTTTGAGAGTCACTACATCGAAGTTCCTGAAAGCAAGGTTGATTTGGTTGATGCACTTACCAGCAAGGTAGATGCTCTTACTGAAAAACTCAACGAGAGCATTCATGAAAACGTTCAACTAAGCAACGCAAAGACTGTATCAAACTGTGATGCACTCTTTGAAGCCGCTTGTCACGGACTAGCAGCAACCGAAGTTGAAAAGTTTAAGTCCCTCGCAAGAGGTATTGAATATCGAACCGAGGATGAGTTTGCTACCAAACTAGCAACCATCAAGGAAAGTTACTTTAACAGTTCAGCAAGAGGCGTTTCCGGACTTCTCACTGAAACAGTTGAAGACTACACTCTACCCTCGAACGCAGTCGCCTCTACTCCTATCGTAGAGAATCTAGATCCAAGAATGTCTGCGTACTTCAACAGCGTTGGTAGACTCGCTGATCACGAACGCCAGAACTCACAGTCGTAAATTTTAAAATTACTATATAAAAAGAACTCATAAACAGGTCTTTAACAACAGACAAACAAGGAGAATCATCAAATGAGTAATCTCGAAACCGCAGCCCAGTTCTTGGGTGAGAAATGGAAGCCCATCATTGAGCATCCAAGTCTTCCCGCCATTAAGGACTCATATAGAAAGAACGTCACAACCGTTCTTCTTGAGAACCAAGAGAAGGCACTTCAAGAGCAGGCTAACAACATTGTAGGTGGCGGTATGTCGCCTGTCGTAGGTAGTGAAGGTGAGATTAAGGGTTTCGATCCTATTCTTATCTCGCTCGTTCGTCGTGCTATGCCTAACCTAATGGCATACGATATCTGTGGTGTTCAGCCAATGACTGGACCTACTGGACTTATCTTCGCACTTCGTGCTAAGTTTGCCACACAGGATGGTACTGAAGCCCTCTTCAACGAACCTGACTTTACCTTCTCCGGTTCTACCAGTGCAACTGGTGGTACTGGTATCACTCACGGTGCTTCCGGTACTGATGGTGATCCAATTGGTCAAGCAGCATTCCGAGATGGTGCTAGTGCTGATGGTAACGCCAACTCTTACTCCGGTGCTACCGTACAGGGTGGTCTTTCTACTTCTGTCGGTGAAGTCCTTGGTGCATCTGGTAACTTCGTATTCCCAGAGATGGCATTCAGCATCGAGCGAACCTCGGTTGAAGCCAAGACTCGCGCCCTCAAGGCAGAGTACACCACTGAACTCGCACAGGACCTCAAGGCTGTTCACGGACTAGACGCTGAGACTGAACTTGCTAACATCCTTAGCACCGAAGTCCTTGCTGAAATCAACCGTGAAGTCATCCGTACCATCTACCGAATTGCTAAACTTGGTGCCCAGCAGAGTGATCTCTACTTTGGACCAGGTGGTACTACAACTGCTGGTGCCCTCAAGGCAGCAACTGGTGGTGGTGCAACCGCTATCGCAACTGCTGGACTCGGTGGTATCTACGACCTCGACAAGGACTCTGACGGACGTTGGAGTGCTGAGAGATTCCGTGGACTCCAGTTCCAGTTAGAGCGTGAAGCCAACCAGATCGCTAAGGATACTCGTCGTGGTAAGGGTAACTTCGTCATCGTCACTGCTGACGTTGCTTCCGCCCTCGCTATGAGTGGTTTCCTTCAGATCTCCGGTGCTGCTGGACTCGAAGGTGAAGTTGATGACACTGGTAACACCTTTGTCGGTACTCTCAACGGTAAACTCAAGGTTTACATCGATCCATACTCTGCTGGTACTAACTACGCATGTGTGGGTTACAGAGGTACTTCACCTTATGACGCTGGACTGTTCTACTGTCCATACGTCCCACTCCAGATGGTTCGCGCCGTTGGTGAGAACGACTTCCAGCCTCGTATCGGGTTCAAGACTCGTTACGGAATGGTAATGAACCCATTCGCTGGTGGTACTAACGCCTACGCTGATCTCGAACCTTCGAGCGATGCCGCACTTCGAAAGAACCAGTACTTCCGTATCTTCCGTATTGACGGACTCCACGGTGGACAGGTAATCTCGCCAGGTATCTGATAAACTAGGATGAATGAGGGGGAGTCCTTCGGGACTCCCCCCTTTCCTGGCTTATAAAAAAAAGAAAGGATACTAAGATGCATAGATTTCAACCCGGAGACGACAACCCAGTTCTAAACGATAAACTTCTTCGTGAAGCGTTTGAAGCAGGTCGTCTTGACGCTCTAAATGAGCAAATGGGAGGCGGTGGTAATCAATTTGCTGCTGGAGGTATGCCGACGCCTGGTGCTGCTAGACAATTAGGATCTAGAGCAATGGCTGATGCAATGTACGGAACCGACTCTGATATTCAAAACTACACTGGTTACGGACCAGGTCCAATGGAAAGAGGAGAACGACCATTCGGTGGTAGAATGGGATCTGCAAGTGGAAAAGGCCCGGTGGATATGCAGGCAGGTAAAATTCCACCCGGACCAGGAACTCGCCCCGGTGGTGTTTACGATCCACAGGACGGTACTCCCCCACAGGAAGTAGTTCCAGAGTGTCCATTCCCAATGCCAAAGGGATCCGATTATAAGTGGGTTAACGGTCAATGGATGGTAATAGGACCTAATGGATATCCATACTACTACTACGCTTATCCGCCAGGGCGATGGATGCCTGTAATGGCTATGTGATGAACCTCACATTAAAACAAATAAAGAAGCACTCCTCTCGGGGAGTGCTTTTTTTATAAATAGAGTAGGAGAATACACATGACAACTGATCTTCCAGGTCTGTCTTCTAAAGTTTCACAAGACATCACGGCAAGGCAACCTTCAAACACAAACTATATTCAGAACACAGGGTTCTTCTTTAGCATTCAAAGACTCCCCTCTGTTCAATTCTTTTGTCAGGAAGTAAATCTACCAGCAGTCAACTTTGGTGAGATCATTCAACCCACTCGGTTTATTAATGTAAAGCATCCCGCAACTAAACTAAGTTTTGATAATCTAGAAGTCACCTTTGTAGTAGACGAAGATATGAAAAACTGGAGGGAAGTCTTTGATTGGTTAAAAACCATCGTACCCATCGAAGATACCGTCGAACAGATTCCAGCAGACGATCACTTCTGTGACGCGACTCTAACGCTCCTGAACAGTGCAATGAACGAGAACTTAAGAGTTACATTCAAGAACTGCTTTCCCACTGCACTAACTGGACTTCAGTTCATTACCACACCAGGCGAGACTGAACCTCAAACGGCAACTATGACCTTGACATTTGATACATATGAAATAGAAAAGGTATGATTAAATGAACCTATACGAAAAATACAATTGGTTATTTAATGAATCTTCTAAACCCATTCCGGGTTTGATAAAAAGATACTATGATCAATACCAAGATGGAACCCCCGTTCCCGATGGATTTGTATATGATTGGAATAGAGATCAGAGTGTAAAAGTTCCATCTCAAGAAGAAGAGGAAGATGGGGGTGATGTGGAGGTTCCGAACATTCCATACGGAGAATGGCTTGCTGAGAAACCGTTTGATTATAACAGAGACGGAGTAGTAGATGAAAACGATTATAAAATCTGGTCATTGAATCAATATGGATACAGTATAATTGATCTTGTTTTAATGTTCCCAGACTGGTTCCCAAATGTAATCTACTATGATCCATCTATGGGTAGAGATGTTTTCCCGGTGCAAACTCCCAATGGAATTCAAATAGTAATGGCTCCATTTAATAATAACGAAGCAGGGTATTATGTAATAGGACAGGATGGGTCCTTAATTCCACTTGAAGAGTACTTTGCTCCATTCCAATATGAGTTAGATGTAGAAGAGGCAGGACAACCATGACAGAATACGAAGATTTCGATTTTGGATTCACTACAGTAGACGCCGATGATGTCGAGGGTGGTGAAGATAGAGTTACTGAAACACAGATCGCTAACGAAGTGGCGTCTGAGGTTTCCGATTCTATTTTAAGTAGAATGGAAGAACTTGAAGGTAAGATTGAAGATATTCGTGATTGTGTGCAAACAAGTCAACAAACGAAAAACAAAATGGAAGAGGTTGAAAATCTCGTTCTTCCCCTCTTGTATAATCTTTTAAAGAACCCAGAACGAGAATACATCTGTTGGCCTAACAGAACAGAAGTAATCCAAAAACAGATTGACAAAATTTTGTCGGTAACTAGAGAATAGACATGTCAGAATTTAAACAGTATCTAAGAGAATCATTACGGTTACACGAAGCAATTGGTATTCCGGGCCCCGGTGTAATAGCACCCATGATCCTACCGCTCATCAAACCAGATGGAGGACAGGAGGCAGAACCAGAAGTGCCTCAGAATGATCCACCTGTAGAAGTAATGCCTTGGTGGCAAGATCCAGGCGCAAAAGACGGTAGACCACATCTACCGACAGATTTTCCAGAGGACGGAGAAGGAACTTGGGTTATAGGTGAAGGTTTTGGATACTATATGTACACATTCACCATGAATGGTAGAACATATACAATATACTTCGATCCTGTCACACAAACTTGGTCCACATATCCGCCTGGAAGAAAACCTCAATTCGACTTCGATCCTCCACTACAAACATTCCCCCCAGATCCAACAGATATCGTTTGACTTCTGATTTATTTGTGATATACTTTATGCATGGATATTAGAGACATACAAAAACTAGTGGCAGAAGATATGCCTATCGACGATACCGAACTGGATATCGAGTCGATGAACATTCCCCAACTCCACAGCAAGTATCTCAACATTTACATGGATGAGAAACTTGTTCTACAAAAACTCAACAGCGACTACTATAGGCTGAAGAAGGTAAAGTGGGAATACTATACAGGCAAACTCGATCAAGAACAACTCGATGATTATGGTTGGGAACCTTTTCAACTAAAGATTCTCAAACAGGACATCGATCTGTATATGGATTCCGACGAGGATCTACAAAAAATCCTAAACAGAGTTGCATATCAGAAGGAAAAGGTAAACTACCTAGATTCCGTTCTGAAGTCTATCAACAACAGGCAGTGGAACATCAAGGGTGCTATTGAATGGAGAAAGTTCATCAATGGACAGTGAGGTTGCAGAGTTCATAGAAAACGATGCAATGAATCGTATCTACCTGAGACATGCCTATCAATACGCACAGTCTTACAGTAATCACCCAACTAATCAACTTGGAGCAGTGCTTACACAACCCTCCGTAGGAGTCGTAGGATGGGGCGTGAACGTCTTCGTCGGGACAAATCCAGATATAGAGGGTGGTTGGGAGTTACCAGAGAAAAACGTGATTTATAAGTGTGCTTGTAGAGGAATATGCACTGCTGAACTGATTTTATACTGTCCTCAATTCACATCTGATCAGGGTGCTAGAGCCATTATACAGTCCGGTGTACAAGCAGTGGTGGTACACGATACAGTATGTTCTCTGGAAAACAATGTCGGTGTTCAGATGGTAAGAGACGCAGGACTACTTGTCAAATCTTGGAACGGTGAAATCGGTAATAATATATCCGTTCGAATAAATGGAGACACTCTTTCCCCCTAAATAGAGGGATGAGTGAACTTATTATTACAAACATCGATTCTGTGAATATTCATGTAGAATGTGACAAAAGCACCGCGAAGGAACTTTCGGATTTTTTCACGTTCAAAGTTCCGGGTCATGAGTACATGCCTGCTTTTCGTAACAAACTGTGGGATGGACAGATCAAACTATACAACATATACAAGCAAACCATATACAAAGGTTTGTATGATTATGTCATCAAGTTTGCTAGGGATCGAAAGTATAAAGTAGTCGAACCCGAACCAATCACAGTTCGTAAGTCGATTCAACCAGAACACATTCAAAAATTTATAGACGAACACCTAAAGCCATTTGCTGGTGGTGAATCTATTACTGCACACCAACACCAAATCGAAGCAGTCACCCACGCAATAAATCATGATCGATGTCTTCTTCTTTCCCCAACGGGATCTGGTAAGAGCCTTATCATCTATGCACTCGTTCGATACTACTTAGATCGCATTGCACCAGATAAAAAGATTCTTATCATTGTACCCACAACATCGTTGGTACGACAGATGCTTTCTGATTTTACCGAATACTCATCCGATGATAAATGGAAAGCAGAAAACAACTGCCACTGTGTGTTTGCAGGGAAGGATAAGATCTCGAAGAAGCGAGTGATCATCTCTACATGGCAAAGCATATACAAGTTAGGAACTGACTACTTCGATAATTTTGAGGCAGTTTTTGGTGATGAGTGTCACTTGTTTAAATCCAAGTCTCTTACCACCCTAATGACTAAACTTCTCAAGTGTCCATATCGTATTGGAACTACAGGCACTCTTGATGATTCTCTCACACACAAACTTGTAATTGAAGGATTGTTTGGTAGAGTACAACATGTGACTACCACTAAGAAACTCATGAACAAGGATCTTCTATCTAAATTGAAGATCGACTGCCTATTGTTAAACTACCCAGAGAAGGTGCGTCTCGAAAACAAGAGAATGAAGTATCAGGACGAGATCGACTGGATTGTAACAAACGAAGATCGAAACAAGTTCATAACCGATCTTGCAGTAAATCTAAAAGGTAACTCGCTTGTTCTTTTCCAGTACGTTGAGAAGCACGGTAAACCACTACACGAAATGATTAAACAAAAAGCGGGGAACGATAGGGATGTGTTCTTCGTGTTTGGTGGTACGGACGTTGAACTGCGAGAGAAGATTAGAAAAATTACAGAGACAAAAGATAATGCAATTATTGTTGCATCCTATGGAACATTTTCCACAGGGATCTCTATCAGAAGACTACATAACATTATCTTTGCCTCACCATCTAAAAGTAGAATCAGAATTTTGCAAAGTATAGGTAGACAGTTGCGTAAGTCAGAACACAAGGACACAGCAAAACTATACGACATCGCGGATGATATTCATTGGAAGTCATACAAAAACCATACTCTAAACCACTTCGAGAGAAGAGTTAAAATTTATGAGTCTGAAGGATTTGACTACAAGAAAATATCCCTACATATACAAGGGAACAAAAAATGAATGATAAAAGTTTGTATCGTATCATTAACCTCGACAGCGGCGATAATTTAATCGCTCAGGTTTCTGAGGTAAAAGAAAGTGGAATCACCCTGTATCGTCCTTTCCAAATGAAAGTGATTACAATGCTGGACGAGGAAGGTCCAATGTCGATTCAATTTAGAAAAGAGGCATTAATTTTCCGAAACTGGTTAGAATTTTCCACAGATCAAAAGGTAACCATTCCTAGAAGCAAAGTGATTGCCATGACTCAACCAAACAATATGGTAAGCACCCTGTATGATCAAGAAAAGGAAAAAGAAGACAATCCCAAGTTCATGCAGGAACTTATTGAAAAAATGAAAAAGCATAACCTCGAAGAAGAACTCGAAGAGGTCTTGGATGAAGTCGAAGAAGAATTTGATCTAGATCAGGATGAACTTGATTCGATTGCGGAAATTTCTGTAGAGATCGATCCGGATGATATCAGAGACATCGTACATAAAATAATAGAGGACGCTAAATCTGATAGGTCCTCTGACGACGATGATTCAATTGATGATACCAACTATGATCAAGATAAGGATATGTATGGTTGGTAATATATTATATCCTTTTGATTCCAGACAAAGAAATTATAACCCCGAAAAAAAAGTTGTCAAGAAATAATTTGACAAATGTGAAAAAAAGAGTATACTTATATCATGAGTAAAGAAAAAGATACATCAAGTCATTATGTGAACAACAAAGAGTTCTTCGAAGCCATGAAAGAGTGGAAGAAGGTAGTTCACGAATGCGAAGAAGCAGACGAACCGAAACCACCAGTCACAGATTATATTGGTGAGTGTTTCTTGAAGATTGCTGAACACCTTTCATATCGACCTAACTTTATCAACTATGCATACCGAGAAGAAATGGTAGGCGATGGTATTGAAAACTGCTTGATGTATGCCAGTAATTTTGATCCTGAAAAGTCAGACAATCCCTTCTCATACTTTACTCAAATTATCTACTACGCCTTTCTTCGACGAATACAGAAAGAGAAGAAACAGGATTATGTAAAGTATAGGTGTTTCGAAATTATGGATCAAAACGGTGTCATTCCCGAGGACTTCAAAAAGCAAATACAAGAGAGGTTTGATTCAGCACAGAATCCATACGCAAGTATGATGAAGTTAACAGAAAAAGACATAGAGAACTTTACTCCCAAGAAAAAGAAGAAAAGAAAACAGACAAAGAATGAGTCGAACAATTTGGATTCAATATTAGAAGAGGATAAGTCTGGTGAAGATAGCAGTAATTAATGATACGCACTTTGGTGCTAGAGGTGATTCACAATTATTTTTCGATCACTTTATGAAGTTTTTTGATGATGTGTTTTTTCCGTACCTCAAAGAAAACAAAATCAAGACAGTAATTCATGCAGGTGATCTTATGGATCGCCGAAAGTATGTTAACTTTAGTATTCTTAATCAAGTCAGAACCAGATTCATGGATAGACTTCATGCTGATGGTATTGATCTGCATTGTATCCTAGGCAACCATGATGTATACTACAGAAATACAAACGAGATTAATTCCATCCGTGAATTGTTTGAGGGTGATCTGAAACTATATGAAAAGCCAGAGGTGGTAAACTTCGACGGACTAGATGTTGCATTCTTACCTTGGGTAAACAAGGAGAATGTAGACGAAAGCATTGAGTTTATCAAGACTGCTGCTGCACCTATTCTGTTCGGACACTTAGAACTTGAAGGATACGAAGTTATTCGCGGGGTAAACTTTAATGGAGGAGGAACTGATCCCGGACTGTTCAGTAGATATGAAAAGGTTTTTTCGGGACATTTTCATTGTCGTCAAGAAAAGGGAAATGTTTACTACATGGGAACACAGTATCAGATCACGTTTGGTGATTTGAACGAGACGAAGGGATTCCATGTATTCGATACAGATACCCGAGACATAAAGTTTATTGAAAATCCATACAAGATGTTCCACACTCTCAAGTATGACGACGCCGATGGACCGATTGATGCAGACAATCTAACAGGTCTAGAATATTTGAAGAACTCGTATGTCAAACTGTTTGTTGAAAATAAAAAGCACCCATACGCCTTTGATAGATTTATGGACAAGTTGTATGACATAGGCGTCTCAAAGATAACTGTAGTGGAAGATATCGAACAATCTGACTGGACTAAGGAAGAAATACTTGACATGGCTCAAGATACTGTTACTATTATCAATAACGAAATAGATTGTATCGAAGAGGTACAAGATAAAAACAGAATGAAACGCCTTATCAAAGACTTGTACATGGAAAGTTTATCCCTATGAATATTTTTGTTGTAAACAAATCACCCGAAGAATCTGCTAAATCTCTGTGTGACAAGCACATCGTAAAAATGGTTCTAGAATCTGCACAGATGATTTCTACGGCGCATCGTGTTCTAGATGGATGGCCTTGTGAACGAAGAAATCCGAACGGAAGACTTGTTAAGGATTGGATGTTGGACGATGAACGAGAGGATCTAATCTATAGAGGACACCAACCAAACCATCCGTGTACAATCTGGACAAGACAAACCACAGCAAACTATGACTGGCATTGTGAACATGCAATGGAACTTTCAAGAGAGTATACTCGTCGCTATGACAAGGTACACAAGGTTACACCTATTCTAGAGTACCTATCTAAAAACCAACCCGAAAACCTTCCCGTAGGATCACTTACACCATTTGCACAAGCAATGCCTGAGATCTACAAAGATCCAGAAAATGCTGTTATTGCATATCGCAACTACTACATCAATACAAAGGCAAGGTTTGCAAAATGGAAGATGGGAAACATTCCAATATGGTTCAAGGAGTCATGTATTGATAACGTTTGAAACATTGAGTTGGAAGAACTTTCTTTCAACAGGAAATCATAAAACAACTATTGATTTCACTAGACATAATAATACCTTGATCTCAGGAGAAAACGGTGCGGGTAAGTCAACTATGCTTGACGCACTTACTTTCTCTTTGTTTGGTAAATCGTTTCGTGGTATCAATATACCTCAACTTGTAAACTCCATCAACGAGAAAGAGTGTGAGGTAGAGATTAACTTTAAATTAGGATCCGATGACTATAAGGTGTTTAGAAGTCTAAAACCAAAGAAGTTTGAAATCTACAAAAATGGTGACTTGCTAGATCAAGATGCAAAAGCAAAAGACTACCAGAAGATTTTAGAAGAGCAGATTCTAAAAATGTCTTATAAGTCTTTTTGTCAAGTTGTTATTCTTGGTTCATCGAACTATGTTCCGTTCATGCAACTTAGTGCCTCCGACAGAAGACTCGTTGTTGAAAATCTTCTCGACATCGATGTGTTCTCCGTTATGAATACTCTTGTTCGAGCCAGACTGCAAATGACTAAAGAGTATGTGAAAGACATTGATACTAAGATTGAGATTACGAAAAACAAAGTAGATGACAAACAAAAACTAATCGAAACCCTAGAAAAGAAATCTAGTGACTCGGTGGAGGAGTATCAAAAAGAAATTGAACAGTCTAGAGACGCTGTAGAGGCACTAAATGTAGAAATCAAAGAACTCAGAAATGAAATCTGCAAGATGATCCAGACTGTAAAAGATAGAGACTCTGAACCTAAGTCATTAATTAAAATGGAGTCTCTGGAGTCTCAACTAAAAACAAAGATAAAGACGATTACTAAAAATGCAAAGTTTTACGAAGAAAACGATACATGTCCTACCTGTAAGCAAAACATCCAAGAACACCATAAGAAAAATGTGTGGGACGAAATGCAAAAGGAAAAAGAGGAAATTGAAACTGCTATCTCAGAACTGGGTGAGAAAATTGAAAGCAGCGAGAAAAGGTTAACAGAAATTAATCTTGTTCTGGAAAAAATCAGAGGACTAGAGGGAAACATATCCACCAAAGAAAGCGAGATAAGTGCCTCTAATCAATACATCGATAAGATGCAACGAAGCATCGAGTCTGTAAGTGTAGAAGGAACAGAGATCCAAGAAGCAAAGGATCAACTCAGTCAGTTTATCGGTGAAGGTAAAGGTCATGTAGAAAAAAGAAAAGATCTCATCGAAGATCGACATTACCTAGACATCGCATCAGTTCTTCTAAAAGACAGTGGGATTAAGTCTAAGATCATTAAGCACTACTTACCAATCATGAACAAACTGATTAATAAGTATCTAACGGATATGGACTTCTTCTGTCAGTTTAATCTAGACGAGAACTTTAACGAGACAATCAAGAGTCGCCATCGTGATGAGTTTTCCTACCACAGTTTCAGTGAAGGTGAACGATTGCGTATCGACCTGTCTTTGCTTCTTGCATGGCGAGAGATTGCACGACTGAAGAACAGCGTAAATTGCAACTTACTGATTCTTGATGAAGTGTTTGATTCAAGTCTTGACTCTGTTGGCACAGAGGAGTTTCTAAAACTATTGACATCATTTGGTAACCGTGCTAATATATTTGTAATCAGTCACAAGTCTGATACAATGACGGACAAGTTTCAGAATCACATCGTGTTTGAAAAGAAGAACAATTTTAGTAGGATAAAGTAATGTGTTTGTTTGATAATGACACAAAAGAAGAAACAAAAGAATGCACTAAGTGTAAGCGAGAATTACCAAAGTCAAACTTCGGGCCTTCTAGTGGTGGAGTTTACTTACGAGGTGAGTGCAGAGAGTGCGCCCGTAAGGCAACAAAACTTGTTAAAGAACTAAGAGAGAAACAGAGCAAACCAAAAGAAACATATACTTGTCCCATATGTGAAAAAAATATAACAGAGATACAAGGTAATTCATGGTGCTTGGATCATGATCACAAAACAAAAAAATTCAGAGGTTGGTTATGTCATAAGTGTAATCGAGCCTTGGGAAACTTTGACGATGATATTGAATTGCTTAAAAAAGCGATAGAGTACATAAAGAAAGATCGCAATGACGACACAAATCAAACCTTATTATGAGCGAAACGAACATGTGATAAACTCACATGTAAACTGTAATTTCGAAGACTTGCTTGAGATGACTCCCGACGAGTTTCGTGAGTGGGTAGTTGAAATGCGTAAGGTGGTTAAGGATGCATGGGACACCCATGGTTGTCCTCCACGCACAGGAAAAGATGAAGAAGAAATCGTTGATGCTTTCAATAAGATTGCAGAGTATCCTGTTCATCAATTTACACATACCGATGAACTGTCGGATGTAGAAAACGATGTAATCATCAACAAGTCTCGTATGGCAGTTGAAGTTGATCAGTGGTTCTCTAATATGTTCAAGACAAGAATTAACTACACGGAGAAGGACAACGGGTATTCAATTTATGATTTGGTTGCAGACGACAATCGCCTTGATCAAGTGGTAAAAGGTGCAATGCGACACCTTCGCCGAGATTCTTTTTACACACATGCCTTGTCTGCGATAAAGCATGATAGTAAGTATGCTATTGTAGATGTGTCTTCTGGTGAAGAGTGGATGCAAGTGTTTTTTGATAATCCTAAAATCTTCAAAGGACATGACTTTCTTCTCGAACAAATTAAAATTAGAGAAGGCGTAAACTCCGGTTACTTTCAACTAGAGCAAGATGATGTTCTACAACTTACCAGAGAACAAGTAGAAAAATTTAAAGATAAGATGTCATACCGTCATCATTCTACATTTGACATTGATAATATGCCAGATGATAAAGTATATGCCATTAGAATTTACAAGACGGGAAGAAAAGTTTTTCCAGCAGGATTCAAGTCTTTTCGTATTGGATATATTCAACCTGCTGTAAACTTCCCACCAATGACTGCTAAATACTTGTATGAAAGATTTACAGATGACATTAAAAATCAAGAACGTATTGTCATCTATGATCCGTCAAGTGGTTGGGGCGGTCGTATACTTGGTGCTATGGGTGTTCGGGATGATCGTAGGATTCATTATGTGGGGACTGATCCTAATCCTGATAATCTTATTAATGATGGGACTTATAGTAAGTATGAGTCTCTTGCCGATTTTTATAATACCAAGACATATCGCGGAAACCCATTCTTTTCAGAAACGAATACTTTCGACGTATTCCAAGAGGGTTCGGAAGTAATTCATCTAAACAAAGACTTTCAAAAATACAAGGGAAGTCTTGACTTGGTATTTACTTCACCCCCATACTTTAATAGAGAAGCGTACTCAGAGGACGACAACCAATCCTACAAGAAGTTTAATTCCTACGAGTCTTGGAGACATGGATTCCTACGTCCAACTCTAGAAACTTGCGTCGAATATTTGCGAGAAGAAAGATACCTTCTTTGGAATATTGCAGACCTTCTGGTTAGTGGTGACTATCTTCCTCTTGAAAAAGATAGCAGAGATATTCTAGAATCATTGGGTATGGAATATAAATATACTTTGAAGATGGCATTAGAGGGTATGCCTGGAAAGAACAGAATTGGTGAAGACGGAAAACCAACATGTAAAAATTTCTGTCAGGTTGATGGTAAGTACCTAAAGTATGAACCAGTATTTGTATTCTGGAAACCCAAACAATGAATTGTTTAATTACAGGTGGAGCAGGACATATAGGATCTCACCTCGCCCTTAGATTGCACGAAGAGGGACATGAGGTTGACATCATCGATAACCTATCGGTAGGAAACCGTGATGCAATAAAAGATCTAGAAAATCTGGGATGGAAGGGCGAGTTTACTAAAGCAAGTATCAATGATCCTCAAATGGTGGCATATGCACTTCAATTAAAGAAGTATGATGTGTGTTTTCATTTAGCAGGTTACACTGTCCCACAGGACTCTGTTGAAAAACCAGTGGTTTATTATGAAAACAACTTGTCCCCGTTTACTCAGTTTCTATCCTCTCTCATATTCCATGGTGTTAATAGGGTAGTCTTGTGTAGAACTGAAAATACCTACACTCCTTGTGAAACATCTGCCAGAACAGTAGAGCAAATTATTTACGATGTATGTAAGGTAACTCCTAACATAAACTACTCATCTTTTAGATTACCAGAGGTAGTTGGAAATAATATTGATGGTAAGATTGGAGACTATGGGTTTGGTAAAAAAAATAAACTCATTTGCAATTGTATGTCCGCATCTGCAAACATTATTCCGCAGGTGGTGGTGGACAATGGAGCCGATTCACACAAATTAATTCATGTGGATGATGTGGTTGAAGAACTAATTAAGTCCTTAAGCGACACGAAGAATCAAATTCATCATGTAAACCCAGCCATAATTACAACTGCCAGAAGTATAGTTGAATCGTGTATAAAGGTAACTGCCGGTAAATACCCTGTCATCGAGAAAAAGTATGATCAGGATCAAGTTGATACCGTCGATATTAAAGTAAATAAAAGTGCCTCTATAACTTGCCTAGATACAATTACAAAATCAATTTGGAATTGGATCAAAAGAGTTAAAAAGATTCCTTGACTTCCTCAATATTTGTGTTATACTATTTACATGTCTAAGAAGAAAACCAAGAAGACGGAACGAAAGTGGACTAGCGGGATTAACCCAAAGTCCAGTATGTCATATGAAAAATACATAAGGTCCGCCTTTCAGATGATCGATCCAAGGCGATTGACAATCCGAGAGTACAAACTGGCAGATAAAGAAGAGTATCCTGCATTTCAAAGAGGCAAAGATCTTCGCATCGTAGTGTTCTGGGATAATAAACCTGCAATTGATACTAATGGTAGAAAGTATGAATTCATTATTGAAAATGCTTTCTGGAGGCAGTCAAACAAAAACAAAGAAGATCGTGAATATATGCGTGATCACGCAAACATTCATGTGAAGACGTTCCATGATGCTGTGCAACAGGGTAAGGAAACTGCCGCAGCAAAGAGAGCAAAGAAGAAAACAAAGAAAACAACAAGGAAGACTCGGAGCAAAATTGGATCTACCCAAAAAGCATTCGAGGACGCAAAGAAAAAATGATTCTCATAGACAACAACCAATTAATCATTGCAAATGTTTTTGCATCAATGAAACATCACAACATCGAAGATGAAAGCATTCTTCGACATCTTGTGGTAAACACTTATAGATTTTACAATAGCAAGTTCAAGGATAAGTATGGTGACATTGTAATCTGTCATGATTCTGCACACTGCTGGCGTAAAGACTTTTTTCCACTGTATAAGGCAAACAGAAAAGCAACAAAGGAAAAGTCAAAGCACGATTGGGATAAAATCTTTAACACCATGACAGAAATTCGTGGAGAGATTGAAGAGAACTTCCCTTGGAAGAATATTTCTGTTCCAAAGACAGAGGCAGATGATGTCATTGCATGTATCGCAAAGAACTCATCTCCCATGGAGCCAGTTTTGATTGTTTCTGCTGACAAAGACTTTCAACAACTACAGAAATATTCTAATGTGGAACAGTGGAGTCCGATGAAGCAAGACTTTTTGGTTTGCAATAATCCCGAAGACTTTCTTGTTTCTCATATTATTTCAGGTGATTCGTCAGACGGAGTTCCAAATATTTTGTCGGACGATGATACCTTTATCGTAGAAGGTAAGCGTCAGCGTCCTTGTGGTAAAAAGAAGGTGCAAATCTTCAAGGATCGTTACTTGAATGAGAACACAATAGACGATGATGTAAAGAAAAATTGGGATAGAAATACAAAAATGATTGACTTCGATTCTATTCCAGAAGAAGTAGAAAAGGAAATCATGGAAGAATTTAATAAGGAACATGTTCGAGAAACCAAAAATATTTTCCCGTATCTCGTTGAACACAAGTTGATTCAACTTCTAGAGTCTGTGGAAGAATTGTACTGAGCAATGGCTAAGAACAAAAGAAAGAATCGGGGTAAGAAGCAAGGCGAGTCCTTACATTATGAAGACTACTATGATCTTCGAAAGACTACAAAAAGACCTACAAAACATAGAAGAGTAAAGGATAAGAAATATCTTAAAGATATGATGCGGGGAGATATTGACATTGAATCGTATCACGACTATAATGGTAATTGAACACGGAGATCTAAATCATGGAAACTACAATGACATCAACTAAAATTTCAAACGAAACTCTAGAAGTATTAAAGAACTTCTCATCAATCAACTCAAATATTCTCGTTAAGGAGGGAAATGTACTGACTACCATTTCCCCCGTCAAGAATGTAATGGCAGAAGCAACTGTCCCCGAAACTTTCGATCAGGAGTTTGGTATCTGGGATCTTAACAAGTTCCTTGGAACCATTTCCCTTTTCGATAGTCCTGAGTTTATGTTTGAGGATAAGTTTGTAACGATCAGTTCGAGCAAAAACAATTCGTCTGTTCGATACTACTACTCAGAACCTTCTCTTCTTACCACGGTAAACAAGAAGATTAATATGCCCGAACCAGTTGTCACTTGTTCGATTACCCAAAAGGTATTCAATGACATCCTTAAGGCATCTTCCGTTCTTCAGGTTAGCGACATTGCAATTCAGTCTGACTCCGACGAACTGCAAATTGTCGCACTGGATAAGAAGGATAAGAGCAGCAACAGTTACTCCATCAAGATTGCAGACATGCCTATTGGTGGACCTACTTTTGCTTTCTACTTCAAGGCAGAAAACCTGAAGATGCTTCCGGGTGATTATGATGTAAACATCACGGAGAAGGTTGTGAGTGAGTTCACCAACACAAACCGAAGTCTTAAGTATTGGGTAGCACTGGAATCTGACTCATACTACCAGGCACCATGAACACTTTAGTAACAGGTGGAAGTGGACTTGTTGGATCTTGTGTCGGAGGAACGCATAAACCGCGTTCTTCCGATCTTGATCTATTAAATTATGATCAGGTATACCAATACATTAAAGATCACAACATAAAAAGAATAGTTCACTGTGCTGCTAGGGTGGGTGGTGTAAAAGAAAATACAGAAAAACCAGCAGACTTCTTCTATGACAATATGCAGATGACACTGAACGTAATTCATGCTGCTAAAGAATGTAATGTTGAAAAAGTTATTTGTATGCTATCTACATGCATCTTTCCATATCAGGTAGAATATCCATTGACAACCGAACAGATTCATCTTGGAGAACCCCACCCGTCAAATTATGGGTATGGTTTTGCTAAGAGAATGACTGAAGTAAACGCTAGAGCATATAGAGAACAGTATGGAATGAATATAGTTACTGTTGTTCCGTGTAATGTATATGGCATAGGTGACAATTTTAACTTGGATAGTTCTCATGTTATTCCGGGATTGATTCATAAGTATTATCTTGCATCAAGAGATGATACTGATGTTACAATCTGGGGAGGTGGACAAGCAAAAAGAGAATTTATATACAATAAGGATCTGGGTAAAATTGTAGACTGGGTTGTTGACAACTATGATGATGAAGAGCCTCTTATAATTTCACCCGATGAAGAAATTAGCATCGCTAGTCTTTCTAATGAAATTGCATCAATTTTTAGTTTCTTCAATACAATCTTTTTTGATAATTCGATGCCTGACGGAATGCTAAGAAAACCATCAGATAATAGCAAACTCAAAGAGTTGCTCCCTGATTTTTCTTATACATCTTTAGGAGAAGGACTTCAAGAAACCATAGATTGGTTTGTGGAAAATTACGATAAAGGTATTAGATTATGAAAACCATGAAAAAATGGAAGTTGATGGATGATGCCATCACACAAGAACAAAGAGAAAAACTTGCAGCCTTCTGCTTAAAGAGCGACAGGTTTTCTCAGGGACAGGAAGTACGAAAATTTGAAGAACAGTGGAGCAAGTGGCAGGGTTGTAAATACTCTGTATTTTGCAATTCCGGTTCCTCTGCAAACTTCTTGATGGTGCAAGCAGCAAAAGAACTTTGGGCCCCGCACCCCGGAGCAACTTGGGTTTCTCAGGCATGTACATGGGCAACTACAGTTTCTCCTATAATGATGTCGGGTGACAATTTGCAACTTTGTGATGTGAGTCTTCCCTCTCTTGGACCTGATAAAAAGAATCTTGAAAAGATTTTCCATGATGGTTGTTTTAATGGAGACTGTCCACGTTATCTTTTCCTCGCACACCTTCTAGGATTCTCTGCGATTGATAATGAAATTCTTCAAATGTGTGACTACTATGGAGTAACTCTATTGGAAGATTGTTGCGAATCTCATGGTGCAACATACAGAGGGAGAAAGATTGGAAACTTTGGTGATATGTCCTCCTTCTCATTCTATTACGGTCATCATATGACAACGATTGAAGGCGGAATGGTTTGCACTAACCATAAAGATCTGTATGAAAAACTATTGCTCCTCCGCTCACATGGACTCATGAGAGAACTACCAGAGGACTCAAAAGAAGAATATAAAGATCATGTGGTGGATGATAACTTTACTTTTATGTTGCCTGGTTTCAACATGAGATCCACCGACTTCAATGCTATTCTAGGTCAAATGCAACTAGAAGATCTCGACAAACACAATGACATTCGAACAGAAAACTTCGATGTGTTTGCCAATAAATTAGACAGTGAAAAGTATTACACCGATTTTAGAACAGAAGGAAACTGTAGTTTTTGTTTCCCTGTTATTTGTAAAGATGGTGGATCGAAAAAACTAAGAGAAGTTCTAGAGAAAGAGGGTGTCGAAACTCGACCTGTTATTGCGGGTAACCTACACAGACATCCGTTCATGAAGAAAGTAAATCAGTTTAGATATGATGATAACGCAGAGATCGTTCATAAGAATGGTTTCTACATTGGTAACAACCACTCCGTGCAGACAGGAGATGTAGAGTGGTTGGTAGATTTATTGAATAGGAGTTGATGTGAAAAAAGCATTAATAACCGGAATTAGTGGACAAGATGGATCTTATCTTGCAGAATTTTTGCTGGGTAAAGATTATGAAGTTCATGGAATTATTAGAAGAAACTCAGTTGCAGAAAATCAAACGGCAAGACTCAAGAACGTATTTGACGATGATCACCTTCATCTCCATTATGGAGACGTTGAAGATTTATCTTGTCTTATTGAATTGTTGCAGAAGGTACAACCAGAGGAAGTGTATAACCTAGCAGCACAGTCTCATGTTAGAATTAGTTTTGATGTTCCTTTGTATACTGCTGCTGCAACTGGACTCGGTAGTCTTAAGGTAATCGAGGCATGTAGATTGGTTTGTCCAGATGCTAGAATTTATCAAGCGTCTTCGTCTGAGATGTTCGGAAATAGTATCGATGATGACGGGTTTCAAAGAGAGTCAACACCTCTATCTCCGGTGAGTCCATATGGATGTTCAAAAGTTTTTGCCTATAACATTGCGAGAAACTATAGAAACTCATATGACATGTTTATCTCAAACGGTATTCTGTTTAATCATGAATCGCCTAGAAGAGGATCTAACTTTGTAACAAGCAAAGTAGTGAAGGGTGCATGTGCAATTAAGATGGGTGAACAAGAAAATCTAAAACTAGGAAACTTAGATGCAACTAGAGATTGGGGACATGCAAAAGATTATGTCGAGGCAATGTGGATGATACTTCAACACAGTGTACCCGACGATTTTGTTTGTGCGACCGGAGTATCGCATAGTGTTCGTGATCTATGCGAATATACCTTTAAAGTTCTTGACATGGACTATAAACAGTATATAATTACAGATGAAAAGTACCTTCGTCCAGAAGAACTAGAGGATCTAAAAGGAGACTCGTCTAAACTTAGATCACAAGTAGGATGGAAACCGAGGTACTCTTTTGAATTGATGATCAATGAAATGATTGAGCATGAACTTTGGAATGAATATCAAGTGAGTTTGGAGGACATTATATGACGGTTGCTGAAGCAACAAAAGATTTTTTGTGGGTGGAGAAGTATCGCCCTAACACTATTGCAGACTGTATTCTCCCGAAAGATATCAAAGATACCTTTCAGGCTATTGTTGATTCTGGTGAACTTCAAAACCTTCTCCTATCAGGTGGAGCAGGATGTGGTAAAACCACGATTGCAAAAGCACTTTGTAATGAGATGGGTTCAGACTGGATTATCATTAACTGTTCGGAAGATGGTAACATTGATACCCTTCGAACGAAGATTAGAAACTTTGCAAGCAGCGTTTCAATCGGTGGTGGTAACAAGGTAGTAATCCTAGATGAGTTTGATTATGCTAATGCACAGAGTATGCAACCTGCTCTTCGTGGGTTCATCGAGGAATTTGCTAATAATTGCCGTTTTATTCTGACTTGTAACTTCAAGAACAGGATTATTGAACCTCTTCATTCTAGATGTACCAATATAGAGTTTCGTATTCCCAATGCAGAGAAACCTGCAATGGCAGCAGGATTCTTGGATAGGATTGAATACATTCTCAACCAAGAGGGAATTGAATATGAGCAGCGAGTTCTAGCAGAACTTGTGATGCGACACTTTCCCGACTTCCGCAGAGTAATCAACGAACTTCAAAGATACTCTGTTGCAGGGACAATTGACATTGGTATACTTTCTAGAGTTGGTAGTGTAAAAATCAACGAACTCATGGATGCGATGAAGATGAAGAAGTTTACTGACGTTCGTAAGTGGGTTGTTGAAAACCTTGATAACGATCAGACTAGAATCTTCAGAAAGATCTATGATGGTTTGTATGAAACTATGGAACCACAAAGTATCCCGAGAGCAATTCTTGTTCTTGCCGATTATCAGTATAAGTCTGCATTCGTAGCAGATCAAGAGATTAACCTTACAGCATGTTTAACAGAACTAATGATGGAGTGTGAATTCAAATGAAGGGATTTAAACCACATGGAGATAAAGTAGTCATCGAACTCTGCGAAAAGAAGAAGGAGTATGAAAACATTATCTACGAAGACAAGAAGAATATTCCTTGGATAAAGGGTAGAGTTTTATCAATTGGTGCAGGGACAAAGGATGAAAGCGGTAAAGTTTACCCTGCTGAATTTGAAGTGGATGACTATGTTGTTTTTGATAAAACCAAAGGCGTGGATACATACGAGGGTTTAGCAATCGTAGACATACGATCTGTCGTCATGGTTGTAGATAAAGATACAGAGATATCAGGATGAAACTGGGAGACTATCTAAAGGCGATCAACAAGAGCAAAGAAGCACTCATGGACTCTGATGATGAGTTCATCGAGAGGGACTATGTGCCATTTGTCGTAAACAGATGTCTTTCGTTTTTTCCCGACACGATAATCCAAACCAACGAAGTAAATTTAAGATCCTCCATGGATAAGAAAATGCAGTTTGATTTTCTAAGAGGAACCATCCGAAAGGGTAATAGATATAGTCCTTGGATGAAGGAAAATTTACCCAAGGATATTGAAGTGGTGAAGGAGTACTTTAACTACAGCAATAAAAAAGCCAAAGAAGCACTTGAGATACTCACTCCAGAAGACCTTGAGAACATCAAAAATAAACTCTCAAAGGGCGGAAAAATATAAATAGTATAAACGTTATGCCATTTATATAAGAAGGAACGTGAGCATGGAAAGACAAAAAATATCAGTAGATGATTTAATCGAGGTTGAACTGTACGAAGACGATGACTTTCTTAAAATCAAAGAAACATTGACTCGAATAGGGATATCATCACGCAAAGAAAAAAAGTTATATCAATCTTGCCATATCTTACATAAGAGAGGTAAGTATTATATTGTCCACTTCAAAGAACTTTTTTCTCTGGATGGACTACCTTCAAATCTAACCGAAGAAGATATCGCAAGAAGGAACACCATTGTAAATCTATTAGATGAATGGGAACTCTGTGAAACTGTCGATCCGGAAAAGACAAAAGATCCAGTCCTAAACATAAAACAATTAAAGATTTTGTCCCACAAAGAAAAACAAGACTGGGAATTGTGTCCTAAATATCATATAGGAAAGAAGAAGTAACAGGGGTTTTTATATAATGAAAATTGATATTCGTGATGTGACTTGTCGCTGGATTAACCTAGACAGCGACACAGAAAATGCTAAAGAAATGGAAACCCAATTTAAAGAACTTGGGTTCGACAACCACAAAAGATTTTCTGCCAGAGTAGTAGATGCACCAGAGGGTACTCCGTACAATCTCAGGCATTATGTCGGTTGTGCCCAGTCCCATATTGATGTGTTAACAGAAGAGTTTGATAGCGGACACCTCCTAGTATTGGAGGATGATGTTGTTACAACCCCATGGTATAAAGATACAATAGAAGTTCCCGATGACACGGATGCTGTGTATCTTGGTGTTTCGCATGGAAATCAAAATTACCTCGCACAAGATATATCAGAGCCGGGTGGAGAATGGTTAGCAAGAATACAGGGAGTATTTGCAACTCACGCCATTCTTTACTTGACAAACAAATACAAGCAAGCAACAATCGACATCGCAAAAGAATACGCATACAATCGTAGCACTCCGTTTGACGTTGGTTGTGCAGAAATACAAAAATCGTTTAACGTTGTAACACCACACCTTCCTTTCTTTTATCAATCCGATGATCGAAGAAATGAAAACAACTGGGGTGATATAACGTCTCAACCATTAAGAATGATGGCTTATGGATCAGGACCACTAGGACCGGGATACGGTAGAGGACCACAAGGAGGTTAATATGTTATGTTTTCCAAGATTAGGTGATTACGGTTACTTAGGTAACGCAATGTTCCAGTACTCTGCTCTACTCGGTATTGCAGATAAACATGGATACACCCCCGTTTATGATTATGAAAAAACAGGGACAATGGTTACCCTTCATGATCATTTTAAGATTACAAAGGCAGAGCAACTTGAACAATGGAAGCAAGTTCACGGAATGAAGAGAGTTTGGAAAGAACCTCACTTTAATTTTTCCGAATATGCATTTATGGACAAACCTCCGCTATCAAGCGAAAGAAAAAAGAAACTTGGTATTGTTGACGAGTCTCCTCCTATCGTTCGAGAAGACACAGGACTAAATGGATACTTCCAGTCAGAGAAGTATTTCAATCACATTGAAGATACAATTCGATCCGAGTTTACCTTTAGTGATGAGGTGCGGGAACAATGTGAAGAAACAATCAAACCCATTAGAGAGAAGGACAAGATTGTAGTGTCCTTACATGTTCGATTAGGAGACTACAAGATGCTCGAACATGTCTATGTCCCTCTGGTAAAAACTGATTATTATCAAAAGGCAATCGCTTACCTATCAAATGAATTTGGTGAGGACAACCTACACTTTATTGTTTTCTCAGATGAACCTCAAATTTGCAAGCAGATTTTTCAAGGAGAGAATATTGCTTACGCTGAAGGTGGATCTCAGACTCAAGATATGTGCCTGATGTCAATGTGTGATCACAACATCATCGCTAACAGTTCATTCAGTTGGTGGGGTGCATGGTTAAACAACAACAAGGACAAGAAGGTAATTGCTCCACACGGTTGGTTCCAACCAAATGAAAAAGATCCAAAGAACACTAAGGATCTATACTGTGAAGATTGGATTATTCTGTGAAAAACATACTCTCATTTTATGGTGGACATGATGCATCTGTTACGTTTGTTGATAAGCAAGACAGGGTAAGAGTTATCGAAGTAGAGCGATATGTTAAGCAACGCTACGCTGCTTTCTCTTCATATCAAAACAAAAGATCTTTTGGTATTAGTGATGCGAAGAGATTAGATTTTCTAAATTACTTGTATGACTCTGTTTTCGATCCGGAAAAGATCGACACTATTTTATACATGGGTTTGTCTGAAGATGATGCAAATCTAATTAAAAAGTTTTTTCCTAATGCAGAGTTTAAACACATGAATCATCATCGTTCACATGCCTATTGTGGACATTACCAGTCGGGTTTTGAAAAGAGTATTATATTTTCAGTAGATGGTGGTGGTGTGGATCATGGACAGACGGTAACCACAAAAGTATTTTTAGGCAACGGAAACGACATCGAGGAACTTGAAGATTGTAAAATTGATTTCGGAACCGCCTACATGTCAGTTGGTAAATATATTTCTGAAATCAAAAAAAAGCAAGACGACTCCCTTGCCTGGGCAGGAAAAATCATGGGACTTTGTGCCTATGGTGAAGTAAGAGAAGAATGGGTAGAACCCATGACAAGGTTCTATAAAACAATATCAGAAAAAACACATGAAAATATTGCATCTTCTGATCAAAGTTTCGGATCTGAAATCATTCAAGAACTGTTTCCAGACACAGTTCTAACTCAAGACTGTCTAAAGGGTAAAGACAGTTATGATCTTGCTGCAACCAGTCAACATGTGTTTGAAGAACTTTTGTTCGAGTGGATGGAACCATATGTTAACGAATACAGAAGAGATGTTGTTTTAGTTGGTGGGTGTGCATTAAACGTTCTATACAATCAGAGATTCTCTGAGTATATGTTTGAAAAGAACATGAATAAACTGTACGTTCCACCAAACCCCAATGACTGTGGATTGTCTCTCGGATTTTTCCTAGAGGAGTGTCCTGAGTTAAGAGGTAAAGATTTCGTGTACGAAGGAATTGAACTCCTAGACAGAGACGATCTACAAAAGCATGTTTCTGAAAGAAACGCGAAAGAAGTCAATACATCAGATATTGTTGACATTATCAAACGAGGAGAAATTGTTGGTTTGGTATATGGTGACTCTGAGATCGGACCTAGAGCATTAGGAAACAGAAGTATTATCTGTGATCCCTCTTTCGAAAACATGAAGGACATCTTGAACAAGAAAGTAAAGTTTAGAGAGTGGTACAGACCTTTTGCCCCTGTTTCAATGCTACACCACTCCAACACATACTTCCACAAGGTGTTCGAATCAAACTACATGAGTTTTGCACCAAAGGTTAAAGAAGAGTATCAGGAAAAACTTCGTGCCATTACTCATGTTGATGAAACCTCTAGACTACAAACTGTTTGTAAAGTCGGAGGACACCGAGGGTTCATGGACATTCTAGAGGAGTTGAATCGTAGAGAAGAGATCCCTGTCATTCTAAACACATCTTTTAATATCAGAGGGTATCCGATCCTCACAACGATAGAGGACGCACTTCATGTTCTGGATAATACTGAATTGGATCATGTTGTGGTAGAGGGTTACTTGTTTTCAAAATGAAAGTTGCTGAAGAAAAACTAAAATTATTCGTAGTGGGTGTCGATCCTTGCTGGACAGATCCAAAACAAATATACCAAACAACAAACTCAAAGTGGACTCTTGATGAATCTGGTGTCAAGATTTTTGTTGATCATATGTTGGTAGAGGGCTTGTCCTGTCCAGACGAAAACAAATATGCTTGGATATACGAACCAGCATCTGTCATACCAGACTTCGTTGATCACATAAAAAGTAGTGTGCATCTGTATGCTAAAACATATAATAAACTGTTTACCCACAACAGACAGATTGCAAACCTACACGATAATTTTGTTCTTGTAGATCCCGGTTTTCCTAGTTGGATTGATTCACCAAAGATACACAAGAAGTCCAAAGTAGCGTCTATGATTACCTCCACGAAAAACTTTACACCGGGACACCGACATAGAATACATTGGGCGAATAAACTTCATGGACAGTTGGATCTATATGGAAGAGGACATAACGAAATTGAGTCAAAGGAAGACGGACTAAATGACTACATGTTCTCGGTTAGTCTGGAAAATGATGATACCGTATACACCGAAAAACTCTTAGATTGTTTTCTAACAGGCACTGTACCCATTTATTGGGGAAGCGATGATGTTAAAAATATTTTTAATAACGACGGAATCATATGGATTGACAGCAACTTTAGCGTAGATTCCTTGACAGAGGAACTATATAATTCTAAGAAAGAAGCAATACAAGAGAACTTTGAAATTGCAAAACAGGTAAACAAAGGCATCCCGGAAATGGTAGACTTTTTCGTTGATGATTATATTTTAGGAGATATAAATGAGTGATATTCCAGAACTAGGATTGTGCATGATTGTCAAAAACGAAGAGCATGTTATTGAAAGATGCTTGGAGTCTATTCACAAATATATTGGATACTGGGTAATTTGTGACACAGGATCTACAGACAAAACAAAAGAAGTCATCGAGTCATTTTTCGAAAAGAAGGGAATCCCCGGTGAGGTAGTTGACATTCCTTGGGAGGGATTCGGTGCATCTCGAACGAAGGCACTTGAATGTGCTAAGGGAAAAATGAAGTATGCATGGATGATTGACGCAGACGATAGCGTCGAGGGAACTCCAAAACTACCCAACCTTAGCAATCCTGTTGATGGTTACTCCTTGAAAATTAAAAGAGGTGACTTTACATGGTGGAGAAATCATATTTTCAGACTAGAAAGTAACTGGAGATATGAGGGTGTTCTTCACGAATATGCAACATGTGATGCAGGCGCTGCTATGGTTTGTCTACCAATGAATGGAAATTACCATATCGAAGCAAGAACAGAGGGTGGTAGAAACGTCGATGTGACATCTCAAGAAAAGTATCTCAAAGATGCTGAAGTGATTATGGATGCACTTACAAACGAAAAGTCTCCACACTATGAACCAGAAAACAGTCGGTATATCTTTTACCTTGCTCAAAGTTACTTCGATGCTGGTGAATATGAACTCGCAAAGGAGTGGTATATTCAAAGAGCAAAGGCAGGAGGATGGGAAGAAGAAGTATTCTATGCGATGTATCGTGTAGGTATTTGTAACGTTCTTCTTGAACGTCCATGGCAAGAAATTCAAGATGCTTTTATGCAAGCATGGTCATATCGTCCTTGTAGAATTGAACCTCTGTGGCAGATTTCAAGACTCTATAGGCAGAACGGAAACCCAAGACTAGCATATCTGTTTGCAAACCAAGGACTGGGTGTTCCCTTCCCCGAACAAGATATTCTTTTCCTTGCTCACGACATTTGGGACTGGCAAATTCTAGACGAAGTTGCAGCAACCGCATACTATGTTCATGAATTTGAAAAGGGACTTGCTGCATCTAATATGCTGCTGAAGAATCCCAACTTCCCCAAAGAGCATCACGAAAGAACTCTAACAAATATCAAACTATATCAAGAAGCACTAGCAAACAAGCAAAAAGCAATACAAGAGAGAGAAGAGCGTCTGAAAGGACACTCTGACTATGGTGCTACTTCAAAGAAAAGACCTGAAAGAAAGAAGTCATTTAAGAAGAGAAAGAAACAAAAGGCAAGGTAATAATTTTCCTAAATACAATAGGAGAAACATATGGCAGCAGGCGAATATGACATTTTAGCAGAGCAAGGTACGACCTTCAAGTTATCTTTAACCTATAAAGACTCATCGGATGCGGTGATTGATCTGGAAGGACAAACGGGTAATATGCAAGTGCGTAGATCCGTTAGTGACAATCAGGCACTACTGTTCCTTTCTGGTCCTACGGGATCACATGTTGCACCGGGAATCCGAGGATCGTTGACAGGTGGTGGATCCACTGGAGAATTTACCACCGGAACTACTCAAGGACAAACCGGAACTGGCGGTGTTATGCTTAACACCAGTTCTACTGGTGGAACAGGGACAACTGGTGGAATCTATATTCAAATTGATTCATCTACAATGGCAAACGTACCTGCTGGTAACCACATTTATGATTTAGAATTGGTTTCGGGTTCATCTGTAACTAGAATTCTACAGGGTAGATTCGAGGTAACTGCGGAAGTCACTAGATGAGTTTCAAGATTGTAGTAAACGATAACAACGAACCAAACAAAGTCGTAGTAAACAACGACATTGTTACTGTTATCGCTCAATCCATAGAAGAAGATTCCACTAGTGTCTTCATTAATTCTCCGTCTGGGGTAGGACCTGGTGGAGATAAAGGTGATCCGGGAGCAACAGGAACCACAGGTTCTACAGGTCCAACAGGCGCTCAGGGAACTACTGGAACCACAGGGACTACAGGAACCACTGGTGCAACTGGTGCAACTGGTTCACAGGGTGTTCAGGGTATTCAAGGAACTACTGGAACCACTGGAACCACAGGGGCAACTGGCGCTACTGGTTCACAAGGTGTTCAGGGTATTCAAGGAACCACTGGGACTACCGGAACTACAGGCACGACAGGTGCAACAGGCGCGACAGGTGCAGATGGAAGTCAAGGTGTACAAGGAACAACTGGCACTACGGGTTCCACAGGAACCATAGGAAGGGTAGGAATTTGCGGTGGTTCTTCGTTCGACAATAATGAATCTCTTCTGTTCTTCTCTACAACCGATGGTTTAACATTAACATCATCTCAAAGTGGGACGGTAACTAAAGTCTTGTTTGATGGTGATGGACTTCTTGGTGCTGGTATGCAGGAAGCATTGTATACCTACGGTTTGACTAGTGGTGAATTGAATGCAGTTTCTCCGTCAAGCAATGGTGAATTGCTATTCAACGAAACCAACAACCAATTAGGAATTTTTAAATTTGACAACAGCGGCAGGGATTTCAGAACACAACTTTCTTCTGCTATAAACAATAATGCCACTGGTAGAGTTGTCTTGAGATTCGATGATGGTATTCAAGCCAGATCATTTGAATTTGACGGAACTGATTCCGATGCTGTGTATAACGGAACGTTTTTCAGAATTCCAGTTACTCAAATTAACGGCGGAACAGCAGGTAGCGGTAAAATAGTTGGGGTTGAAATTGAACTAGACAACCAGACTATGGGACCTGGTACAGCATTCCGTCTTCCCGGTGGAGGAGAAACTTTCACCAGCGTTGTCACAATGCTTAATGGATTTACTGGTGGTATCACGCTCAATCACGGAGCAGGAATTACCACTGCTGGTGCATCTGCCACTGGTATAACAATAGGGATTGATCCCTCCTCCACAATAAAGGTTGCAGGAATTTCATGCGATGGTGGTGCTACGTTTGGTAATAATGTTAGATTCACCTCCGGCAATCACCTCGATATGGGAGAATCTACAATCCGAGGAGGAGGTAGTGCTGGTAATGCGTTGATGGGACTTGACCTCAATGAAACCCGACACTCCTTACAATTTGGTGAAATTGATACCGAACGCAACTCTACTATTCTTTTTATAAATGATCTTAATAAAGAGTATACTTTTTCCGCAGATAGTGGTTGCACGGTAGACATCAATGGAAAACTTGAAGTGAGTGGACTGGTTGAGGCCACTGCTGGTATCGCTTCCGGTAAGGGAATAACATTTGCAAATGATTCGGATATAATTTTTAATGGTGCATCATCTTCTTCGATCATTCAAAACGGCAACACCGTAGTGTTGTTTGATGATGCTAATGGACTTGTTAGATTTCCTGTTTTTGCAGTTGATATCGAGCAAAGACTCTCGCATGAGGGAGATAGTGACACATACTTAGACTTCACTACTAACAATTTAAAGATTCTTACAGGCGGAAATACCGCATTCAATGCTAACGCCACAGGCACAAATATTGGTGGAGTATCATTCGGAGTCACCGCCGGCGGAGTGACATTTGGTGGTCCAATAACATTCCCCGATGGAACAACACAATCTACCGCCGCAGATAAACAAGAAACTGTTGCACACTTTACTTTAACTTCATCCAGCGGACTTACCTCCGGTTCTAGAATTCATAACTTACACTTTGTTCCTTTCAATGCAACAGCAAAACAGATAGGCATAAAAACTTGCGTCACTGGTGGAATCACCGCATCAATTCTTGCTGCTAACTTTGCATCTCCATTTGGTGCAACCCAAGCATCAGGAACAAGAACAATCGCAACACTAAACGCAGCAACCGCATCCTTTGGTGCAACAGGAACAACGATGTCCTCGGCAGCAATTACCGGAGGTTCCTTCTTGTACCTTAAGATCGACGGAATATCTTTCCCAGGCATTACTGGTGTTCAAGCATTCTTGACGTATGAGAGGTCATAATGGCACTAACTGATGTATTCATTTCACCCGCTGGTGCTGGAGATAACTCTGGTAGTTCTGTTGCAAACGCTCTCCCTGCGATTAGCAGTGGTGATTGGTCAACGAACATCGAAGGACTCGACCGAGCAAACAAGAGATTTGTGTTTCTTACTGGAACTTATGATGTTACAACCAAGTTGACATTCAGTGGTTCTGCTCCATCAGCAACCCAACCAAATCAATGGATCGGTGCAGACTCAAGTGGAAATCCTCTTCGACCAAAGTTTGATGAATCAGGTCTTCGACTGGTCACGACAGACTATCCTAAATTTGTGTGTAGTACGAATGTCGCAATGGTTGATACAGAAGAAAACACATACTACAAGTGCTTATCGTTTGAAAACACAAGCACATCGTACTCCCTAACTTCTATTATTGAAACCACAACTACCGATGTTGACCAACAAATGTGGTTTGGTTGTGAATTTAAAACAGAGTATTCCCGTGCCAGTAGTACGCTTGTTGTCATGACTGTTACCACCGCCGCTTTTTCAGATTGTGTATTTGAAGTAGGGGGTGGTGGAGGTTTTTCTCAGTTCGACTGCGTGGTAGAAGCGACTAGTAACAATACATTTGACAATTGTAGGATTATTGGTCCATTCTCCCCAGCGGACCCCCAACTCGTTGGTTCCGCTGGAGATCAAGTTGGATTGAGAATAACTGCACTTACAACGAAGGTGAGAAACTGTGTGATTACGAGAGTGAATGGAACTGCGGTTGAACTTGAATTCTCAAACACTAAGACAGAAATTGATGTTGCTCATTGTACCATTTGTGATGCGAATGATGGAATCGTCACCAGCAGTGCCGCTTCCGCACTCCCCGGAAAAGGTTCGTTAGAGGGAAACATTGTATTTGGTTGCAGTTCTAATGGGATAGAGACGAACGCGGATGACTCCCGACAATCTGGCGCACAGATATTAGCAATGGGTTCTAATGGTAGTAATTTTGATTCCAACATGGACTCATACGAAGACATGATTGATGTAATTGCAATTACGACTGGTGACTTTTTTGATTACAACAACCAAGACTTCAGAATCAAGAGAGATTCTCCTTTGTATAAATTTTACGGAACTAGAAACTTTGGTGCGATTCAAAACGAGGACTTTGAAATAGGATCGGTAGGATAAAAAAATGAAATATGAAGTAAACATACCAGCGGGAGTTTCGGGAGACTACAAAATAGTTGAAGGACTCGACACCATCTTACAACAAAACATCAATGGTGAGTGGTTAACTATAATGGCAGATAGTGAACTGGAGGCGCACCAAGCAAAAGAATTCTTAGATGCTGCCACTGGAGATGTTTTACTTGCTGGACTTGGAATCGGAATGGTTCTTCAACCACTAATCGATAACGACAATGTTACCAGTATCACCGTAGTAGAAAAATTTCAAGAAGTTATTGATTTGGTGTGGACACATACACCATCGTCGAGTAAGATTACTCTAGTAAATGATGACATATACACATGGACTCCTGACAAAAATTACGATGTTGCTTGGTTTGATTCTTTCATAAATCCCATAGACGGATTAGACAACTTGGGAGAATATAAGACTCAAATGCAAAATAAATATGAGAACATCGTTGGTTCTGGTTTCTTCTGGCCATCTCATCAAGGTTGGTAAACAAAAGGAAAACTTTACATTATGAAAATTGATATTCGTGAAATGAGAACCAAGTGGATCAATCTCGACAAAGATACCACTAAAGCCGAACAAATGATAACTCTACTAGACAGTCATGGGTTTACTTCCCATGACCGTTTTAATGCAATGTGTGAAGACGAAGAGTTCGGAATTACAAGAGATAACTGTCAATGGTTCGGAACTCATATGTGTGGACTGTCTCATAGAAAACTTTTACAAGACACAATTATAGCAGATGGAAAACCTATCTTTGTTTTAGAAGACGACGTTGAAGTAGAGATGGATAAAATTAAATATGAGATTGAAGTTCCCGATGATGCCGATGCTGTCTATCTAGGAACTTCTCAGGGCGATTGTAACTACTCTGCCATAAGTGTAAACGAAGATATAGCAAGGGTAGAGAGAATATTTGCCACACATGCAATCATTCATTTCAACCCAGAATACTCCAAAGCAGTAGCAAAAATAACTGAGGATGCAGTCAAAGGTGATGGACCTTTTGATGTTGGTATAGCGTATGGTGTACAAAAAGACTTCAACGTATACGCAGTAAAAACTCCATACTTTTATCAAGCAGATTCAAAGAATACCGTGAACAAATACGAGTACATAACTCGAATCCCACTACTTTTAAATGATGAGGAATCTAACTTACTATGACGCAACTTTCTTTTTATAAAATTTATGATGATGTTATATCACCAAAACATGCCACCAGTCAATCAGCATGTTTTGATATCCACGCATACATTAAAGACGACATTCCTGTTACGGTGTATGGCATGGAAAATTTAAAAGGTTCTGTCAACCCAACCGATGGTGTCTTTGAACTTTTACCGGGAGACAGAGCATTGATTCCAACGGGATTGATCTTTAATATACCTGATGATTGTTCTGTTAGAATACATACTAGATCTAGCGTTTCTTTGAAAAAGGGTTTGATTAATCCCAATGGAGAGGGTATAATTGATGCAGACTACTACCACGAATCTTTTGTTATTTTGTATAACTCAAGTGGTTGTGTCGCTATAATTGAAAATGGAGATAGGATCGCCCAAGGCGAACTAGTAAAACTAGAGTCGTATCCTCTAGTAGAAACCACAAAAGAACCAGAACAAACCACCACCCGTGTAGGCGGATTCGGATCCACAGGAGTTAAATGATGAACAGAGAAGAACTATTGAACCACCATGCAGACATTTGTAAAGAGGCACTAGAAATCATGAAGAAGAAAAATCATGATTATGCAGGGGAAGGCGGCGAGTCTCCTTTTGCCAACTTTACTCGCTCGGAGGACATGGGTATCTGTACAACCGAACAAGGATTTCTCGTTCGTCTCTGTGACAAACTTTCTCGTCTTTCTACGTTTGCCAGTGCCGGTGAACTAAAGGTAGACAACGAAGGTTATCACGATGCCATTCTTGATATCATTAACTACTGTATTCTGTTTGATGGTTATGTAAGTTCTAAGGATAATTAATTTGACTTTACCCTAAGTTGTGGTATACTCTGTATATGAAAACGACAGTGTTTACCGTACTTCTCGCCATGGTTGCTTCTCTCGAAGATATGAGTAGCAACTCTCTTCATGTAGATCTGTTAGCAGCCGTGTGCGAGGTAGAGTCAAACTGCGATCCTAGTGCAGTAGGAGATAACGGCAACGCTATCGGCGCATATCAAATTTGGTATGACTACTGGTACGATGCCGTTACTTTTAAAAATAACGACAACCTTAAACTCTCGGATGGTTACGAAAGTTGCTACGATAAAGATTATTCTGAGAGAGTGGTGCTTGCATATTGGGGAAGGTATGCTACAATTAAGCGTATTGGAAGAACACCCACAGACGAAGATCGAGCAAGGATCCATAACGGAGGCCCGAATGGATACAAGAAAGACTCCACATTAAAGTATTGGAGAAAGATACAAAATGCAAGTAGATAGGTTCTATACGAACATTGCAATGCGGGGTAAGAATATTCTTGCCCGTGGGTATGACTCAAACGGAGATGTCTTCAAAGAGAAGATTGAGTTTCGTCCTACTATGTTTGTACCCACAACCAAAGAAACCAAATACAAGACTCTCAATGGATTGTGTGTTGAACCCTTTCAACCAGGCAACATAAACGACACAAGAGACTTTATTGAAAAGTATCAAGACGTAAGTGGATTTGATATTTACGGAAACACAGATTTCATATATCAATACATCGGAGAAAATTATAAGGGAGAGATTGATTATGATCCTGCTAAAATCAAAGTTGCGATTGTTGATATTGAATGTGAGTCTGAGTATGGATTTCCTAGACCTGAAGTTGCTAACGAGAGAATCAATGCAATCACCGTTGACTTCAATGGTTGGATTTATGTATTCGGTTTAGGTGAGTTTGAACTAGACGACTCTTCATATGACGGTAAACTCCGTCAGTTTGTATTTGAAACCGAGGAGGAACTTCTAAAGTCATTCTTATCAACGTGGAATCTTGAATCTCCAGATGTGGTTACTGGTTGGAATGTCAGGTTCTTCGATATTCCCTATCTTGTAAACCGAATCGAAAGAGTTCTGGGAGACGGTGAATCTAAAAAGTTGTCTCCTTGGAACGTCACCAAGGAAAGATCTATTCGTAAAATGAACAGAGAAAACCAAACCTATGAGTTGGTTGGTATTTCTACTCTGGACTATTATGAATTGTACAAGACGTTTACTTATGTAAATCAAGAGTCATATCGACTTGATCATATCGCATTCGTAGAACTTGGTGAGAAGAAGTTGTCGTATGATGAATACGACAGTATGGCAACTTTCTATAGAAATGACTTTCAAAAGTTTGTCGAATACAACGTCAAAGATGTTGAACTCGTAAAGAAACTAGAAGACAAGATGAAGTTGCTTGAACTTGCTGTATCTCTTGCATATGCAGCGAAGGTAAACTTTATGGATGTGTTTGGACAAGTTCGTATGTGGGACTGCATCATTTACCACTACCTCATGGATCACAACATTGTACCTCCTCCAAAGAAACTGAGCAGAAAGAACGCACAGTATGCAGGTGCTTATGTTAAAGATCCGATTGTGGGTATGCACGATTGGGTTGTGTCATTTGACTTGAACAGTCTGTATCCGCACTTGATCATGCAGTATAACATCAGTCCTGAAACAATGATTGATGAAAAGAAAGACGTATACGTTTCTCCAGACACCGTGCTTTCGGGTGTTCGACCTAACACGGGAAACTATTCTGTCGCCGCAAACGGTACGAAGTATACCAAGAATCATCAGGGGTTTCTTCCTGCACTCATGGATAAGTTGTACAAAGAACGCAAGATGTACAAGGGAAAGATGATTGAGTGTCAAAAGAGACAACAAGCAGGAGAAAATCTAGAGAACGAGATTGCGAAATATAACAACTTTCAGTTGGTTCGTAAGATTCAACTTAACTCCGCTTATGGTGCAATTGGTAACGAGTTCTTCCGCTACTTCAACGTTGACATGGCGGAAGCGATCACACTTTCAGGACAGTTAAGCATTCGCTGGATTGCGGATCGACTAAACGAATTTTTAAACAGAACAGTCGGGACGGAGGACTACGATTATGTTGTTGCGAGTGATACCGATTCTGTGTATCTTAGGCTTGGTAATCTTGTCGATAAAGTATGTGGTAAAAAGTCAAAAGAAGAAATAGTTGATTTCCTTGATAAAGCATCGGAAGAAATTATCCTTCCTTTCATCAAGAAGCAGTACGACAAACTTGCCACTATTATGAATGCATATCAAAACAAGATGGTGATGGATCGTGAGTGTATTTCAGACAAGGCGGTATGGACTGCCAAGAAGCGTTACATGATGCAAGTGTTTGATTCGGAGGGTGTTCGTTATGAAACACCAAAGAACAAGATCATGGGAATTGAAACCACTCGATCTTCCACACCTCAAGTTGTTAGGGACAACCTTAAGAAAGCAATCACTTTGATTCTAACAACGGATGAGGAAACGGTAATAGAGTTTATTGATTCTTTCCGAGAAGAGTTCAATAAATTTGATCCAGAGGACATAGCATTTCCAAGGGGTGTAAATGGTATGAACAAATACTCAAACAGTTCTACCATTTATGAGAAGTCAACTCCCATAGCAGTTAAAGGTAGTTTGCTATACAACCACTACATCAAGAAGAACAAACTACATAATAAGTACCGACAGATTGTTGATGGTGATAAAATCAAGTTCATACATCTAAAGAAACCGAACCCACTCGGAGGAATCGCGGGAACAGATCAGGTTATTGCCTTCCCTAACAGCCTCCCCGGAGAATTCAATCTTGGTGAGTTTATTGATTATGATGTTCAGTTTGAAAAAGCATTTTTAGATCCAATCAAAAACATCTTGGACAAAATAGGTTGGAACCACGAAAAGGTTTCTTCTCTAGAGGAATTTTTTGGATGATGGACTACACGACAGTAAAATTTATAGAAGAAACACTCAAGTCTTTGCTAGAAGAAGAAAGATCTAAACTAGGCAACATGATGCGAGACAAAGATTGTAGTATGGAAATATACGAAAATACACTGGACAACTGTAAGAAATTAGAGTATAGTATAGAACAATTGGAGAAAATGATATGAGCGACTTTCTAAAAACTATTATTAAGAATTCTGGAAACGAGTATGCAGGAATTGCCTCAGACGGGATTGAGGGTTCGGATGTCACAGGGTTTATTGATACTGGCTCTCATGTGTTCAATGCCTTGCTGTCTGGTTCTTTGTATGGTGGTATACCAAACAATAAAATTATGGCGTTGGCAGGAGAGTCTGCTACTGGTAAAACTTATTTTGCACTTGGTATGTGTAAGAAATTCTTGGATGACAATCCAGATGGTGTGGTATTGTATTTCGACACGGAGCAAGCCATCACTTCAAGTATGATTTCTGAGAGGGGAATGGATCCCAATAGAGTCGCTGTATTCCCAGTTGCTACAGTCGAGACTTTTCGACACCAAGCAATTAGTATTGTTGATAAGTACATTGAGACAAAAGACAGTAAACCTGTCTTTGTGGTTCTTGACTCTCTTGGTATGCTTTCCACAGAGAAAGAAATGAACGATACCGCCGAGGGTAAGTCCACTAGAGACATGACTCGCGCCCAAGTTATCAAGGCGACATTCCGTGTGCTTACTCTCAAGTTAGGTAAAGCAGGCATTCCTCTTATCATGACAAACCACACCTACGATGTTGTCGGTGCTTATGTTCCAATGAAGGAGATGGGTGGTGGTTCTGGTTTGAAGTACGCCGCATCTACGATTGTCTATCTTTCAAAGAAGAAGGACAAGGATGGAACAGATATCATTGGTAATATTATCAAGTGTAAGTTGTTCAAGGGTAGGTTTACCAAAGAAAACAAGGTTGTTGAAGTTCAGTTAAACTATGACACCGGACTCAATCCTTATTATGGATTAGTTCCAATCGCAGTAAAGTATGATATATTCAAGAAGGTTTCTACTAGAATTGAATTGCCTGATGGAAAGACTGCCTTTGAGAAGTCCATCAACAACGATCCTGAAAAGTATTTCACACCCGAAGTTATGGAAAGACTCGAAGATGCAGTTGCAACAGAATTCAAGTATGGTAGCGTAGAGGAGGAAAGCACAGATGTCGAAGAATGAACCACCCCCACCCCCCGGCGGAGGAGAACCGATCAAAGAGATTAGAGTGAATGGAAAGAGTGTTGGTATTGGAGATACTGTTTCTAAATTTATTAAGATGATGTCTCGCGGTAAAATACAAGAGTGTCCTCAGTGTGAGAAGAGAAAAGAAAAACTCAACGAAATGTTTCCATATAAGAAGAACGATGATGAAGAAAAAGTACAGGACAATTGAAGGACAAGAGGAAGGAAACATTAGAATCTTAGACGATAGATTCAACGGTGTTGCAGTTTCTATAGGGAAAGTTTCTATAGTTCCAATAGAGGATTCAGACGAAGCAAAACTAAAGTATGACTACGATGTCCTAGAGTTACCAGAGGGTATGGAACTCAACAAGGAGTTTGATGCCCTGCTGGGAGATATTGTAGTTGATATCTTAGAATCAAAACTAGAGGAAGATCCAAAGTCTTTGAGGTTTAAAGATAGTGCAGATTGAAAAAATTATTTTACATTCTATATCATGTGACGAACAGGTCTCCAGATCTGTCATTCCTTTTCTGAAGGGTGAATATTTTCATGAGGATGAACACAAGGTTGTTTTCGAAAAAATCAACGAGTACATTCAAGAGTACAACTCCCTCCCTTCGAAGGAGGCGATTTCTATTAGTGTCGGTAAACTACCGCAAACAGACGATCAGCAAAAACTCTGTCAGTCCCTTATTGAAGAAGTGTTTTCTGTTGACAGTGACTACGACAAAGAGTGGATCGTCAAGGAGTCGGAAAACTTCTGCAAAGAAAAAGCGGTATACAATGCGATTCTAGAATCCATTCATATCATCGAAGGAAAGAGTCAGACACAATCAGAAAATGCTATACCCGGAATTCTTTCTGATGCTTTGTCCGTGGGATTCGATACACACATTGGACACGACTATATCGAGGATGCTAATGAGCGTTTCGAATTTTATCACAAGAAGGAAGATAGGATTCCGTTTGATTTGGAAATGTTCAACACCATCACAAATGGCGGAACTCCTAAAAAGACTCTAAACATTATCATGGCTGGTACGGGTGTTGGTAAGTCTATGTTTATGTGTCACCATGCTGCTGCTTGTCTCGCACAAAACCTTAAGGTTCTTTATATCACATGTGAGATGGCAGAAGAACGGATTGCAGAACGCATCGACGCTAACCTTATGAACATCGCAATGGATGATCTTCGTTGTTTACCCAAGGACATGTATGATAAGAAACTCAGCAATGCTACCATGGGATTCAATGGAAAACTAATCGTCAAAGAGTATCCCACAGCAACTGCAAATGTAAATCATTTTAGACACTTGCTCGATGAACTTAAACTCAAGAAAAAGTTTGAACCTGATATTGTGTTTATTGATTACCTAAACATCTGTGCCGCTGCTAGGTTTAAGAATGCTGCAAATGTAAACTCATACATGTATGTGAAAGCAATCGCAGAGGAACTACGAGGACTTGCGATTGAGAAGGGACTACCGATATGGTCTGCTACTCAAACAAACCGACAGGGATTTGCAAACACTGACGTAGGACTTGAAGAAGTATCTGAGTCATTCGGACTTCCACAAACAGCAGACTTCATGTTTGCGTTAATCGGAACAGAGGAACTAGACGAACAGGGACAACTCTTGGTAAAGCAACTCAAGAATCGATACAACGATCTGGCAACAAACAGAAAGTTTGTCATTGGAATTGAAAAAGCAAAAATGAAATTCAGTGATGTTTCCCTCTCCGAGAATGATGATATAATGGGAACCGGAAACGATGGTGATATGGGACTTGTTGAAAAACAAGCATCTAAGTACACAGAGAAGTTTACAGAGTGGCAAATGTAATGTGCATACATATAGATCAGACATATATCAACAGAGTCTCTCCGATGCTAGATCGGTTTGCCTGGAAAAAGTCAAACTTAGCAAATTGTAGGTGTCCCATTTGTGGGGACTCTCAGAAAAACAAATCGAAAGCAAGAGGGTTTTTCTATCAAAAAGGAACCTCTTACTTTTACAAGTGTCATAATTGTGGACATGGTTGCAACCTGTATAATTTTTTGAAGAGTGTGTCCTCTCAACTAGCAAAAGAATATTCTCTGGAACGGTGGAAGAAGAATGATAAGAATGATAAGAAAGAAGATGATAAAATGTTTGGTATTCTAAGTCAGAAACCAGAGTTTAAGAAGAAGGACAAAATACTAGATCACGCAGTGTGCATCAATGATTTACCAGAGGATCATGATGTTGTAAAGTTTGCAAACATGAGAAAGATCCCAAAGCAGCATTGGAATATTTTATACTTCTCTGATGATTTTGGTAAATTTATGAAGAGGGTGGATCCAGACGTTAGAGCCCATTTGACTGTCGGACAAGAACCCCGTTTGGTAATTCCATTTTTCAACAAGAAAGGTGATGTAGTTGCAGTTCAAGGTAGATCCATAAACTTTAGAGATGAATACAATGCGAGGACAACTGCAAAATATCTAACTGTAAAGTCGGACAAAAGCATTGATCGTCTTTGGTATGGTTTATGGAGAGTTGATCCGAGCAAAAGAGTTTATGCTGTCGAGGGACCTATTGATAGCATGTTCTTAAACAACGCAGTTGCAATGGTTGGTGCTGGAGCATTGGACACACTACCAGCAAGATTGGAAAATAGTCCCATGACTTTCATCCTAGATAATGAACCAAGAAACCTACAGATCTGCAAGTACAACGAAAAACTAATTCAGATGGGAAAGCAAATCTGCATCTGGCCAGATAGTGTAAAAGAAAAAGATATTAACGATTTAGCGTATAGAATGTCTACTCGAAAAATTCAGAAGATGATTGACGAGAATACATTCAGTGGACTAGAAGCAAAGTTGAGATTTAAATCATGGAGAAAAGTATGAAGTACTTAGTCACCGGCGGTGCCGGATTTATTGGATCTAATATTGTCACCCGTCTGTTAGATGAGGGACATGATGTAGTTGTTATAGATAATGAATCCTCAGATGCTCACGAACAGTTTTACTGGGACGAACGAGCAGAAAATTATAACTATGATATCTCGAATCATGAGTTCTACTTCACCAGATTATTTGAGGGTGTTGATACTGTTTTTCACTGTGCAGCCGAAGCAAGAATTCAACCCGCAATAATTAATCCTATTCTTGCTGTTAAAACCAACGCACTTGGAACTTGTAGCGTTTTGCAAGCAGCAAGAGAACATGGGGTTCGCAGAGTGGTATATTCTTCTACGTCCTCTGCTTATGGTCTTATTAACGATGTTCCAAACGTAGAAACACAACCAGAGGATTGTTTAAACCCATACTCTGTCTCAAAGGTGTGTGGAGAAAAATTGTGTAAAATGTACCACTCATTGTTTGGGTTAGAAACTGTTGTGTTCCGATACTTCAATGTATACGGAGAACGACAACCGATCAAGGGACAATATGCTCCCGTGGTTGGTAGATTTCTAAAGCAGGCAGAAAATGGAGAACCACTAACCATTGTCCCAGACGGAGAACAGCGTCGAGACTATACTCATGTTTCAGATGTGGTAGAAGCAAACATTCTTGCCTCTAGGGTGGAGTCTAATTTAATTGGACGAGGAGAAGTCTTCAATATTGGAACAGGATCAAACACTTCTGTAAACGAATTAGCAGCAATGATTTCAGACAACACCGTAATGGTAGAACCTAGACTGGGCGAAGCAAGATTAACTCTTGCAGACAACAGCAAAATGAAAAGTGTAATGGGTTGGAAACCAAAGGTTAAACTAGAGACTTGGGTTCAGGATCAACTAGAAATGGCAAACACATGAAAGTTTTAAATAAAGGACATGTAGAACTCGTAGATTCAATGGGTTCGGATCTAACAGTCTGTAATGCTGCCCGAGTTTCGTTTTCAAAAGATACAGATTGGGAGATCGACGAGGATGTTGTTGCAAGACTCAAGGATACTGGATCGAATTACCATGAAGAGGATGTGCGAAAGTTGTCGGAACGAGATCAGAAACTTATTCGCTATCTTGCAAAACACAACCACTGGACTCCGTTTGCTCACCCACAGATCACCCTACGGATCAAAGCACCCATCTCTATTCGGACACAGTTCTTTAAGCATAAGCAAGGATTCGTGGAGAATGAGATTAGTCGGCGCTATGTCTCCTTTCAACCTGACTTTTATATCCCCCAGTGGAGAGGAAAGCCTAAGGGAAGTGCGAAGCAGGGTAGCGATGAGTTTATTGCGTTAAGTGCAGACAATATTCGCTCATATGGAAATGCTCTAGAACTATGTCTATACACATATGATCAACTCATAGAAGAAGGTGTCGCACCCGAACAAGCAAGATTTGTTTTACCACAAGCAATGTACACAGAATGGTATTGGACAGGATCTCTTGCTGCCTATGCAAGATTTTACAAGCAGCGTATTGATGAACATGCACAGTGGGAAATTCGTGAATACGCAAACGCAATTGGTGAAATAATTCAACCCATTTTTCCAGCATCCTGGTCCGAACTCGTATAAATAAAAAACACAGCAGATATTAGTAATAGGAGATATTGATATATGTCATTACCAACACCATTTCAAGATTTCATTCACTTAAGCAGATACTCTAGGTGGATGGAAGATAAAGGAAGAAGAGAAACTTGGGACGAAACAGTTTTCCGCTACTTTGATTTTTTTGTACAGCATTTAGAAGAGAATCAAAACTATAAGGTTTCAAAGAAAGAAAGAGAAGAACTGCAAAGTGCAATCATCGGTTTGGATGTAATGCCATCCATGAGAGCATTAATGACAGCAGGCGAAGCACTAAAACGAGATCACGTTGCTGGATACAATTGTGCTTATGTTAGTGCTGGTAGAGTTCGATCCTTTGATGAAATTCTTTATATCCTAATGTGCGGCACTGGTGTTGGGTTTAGCGTCGAACGAGACTTCTTAGATAAATTAGCGACAATCGCAGAGGAGTTTGAAGAGAGTGATACCACCATTGTTGTACAAGATAGTAAGTTGGGTTGGGCAAAGGCCTACAAGGAACTTACGTCGCTACTCATTGGAGGTCAAGTACCACAATGGGATCTTTCAAAGGTTAGACCTGCGGGGGAACGACTTAAGACTTTCGGAGGTCGTTCTTCCGGACCGGATCCTTTGGATGATTTGTTTAGATTCACAGTGGATACCTATAAAAAGGCTCATGGAAGAAAACTCACTTCCATCGAATGTCACGATATCATCTGCAAGATTGCTGAGATTGTCGTGGTGGGGGGTGTCAGAAGAAGTGCCCTTATTTCCCTCTCGTCGCTCACCGATGAAAGAATGCGAGACGCAAAGACGGGACAGTGGTGGCATGACAACCCACAAAGAGCCTTATCAAACAACTCGGTTGCGTATAAAACAAAACCAGAGGTAGGTACATTCATGGAGGAGTGGATTTCTCTTTACAAGAGCAAGTCCGGTGAACGTGGTATCTTTAATAGAGCAGCAGCAAAGAAAACCATAGAAAAACTAGGAGACAGAAGAGATCCTAATCACGACTTTGGTTGCAACCCATGTTCCGAGATCTTGCTGAGAGATCGAGAGTTTTGCAATCTCACAGAAGTTGTCGTTCGTAAAGAGGATACACCAGAGGACTTGAAGGAAAAGGTCAGACTTGCAACCATTCTTGGAACATGGCAATCAACCTTGACTAACTTTCGTTATCTTTCCAGTGAGTGGAAAAATAACTGTGAAGAGGAACGTCTTCTTGGAGTATCATTGACTGGTATCATGGACAACGATCTTCTGAACGGAAAGCAGGGACAGGATGTCCTAATGAAGACACTAGAGGAAATGAGAGAGGTTGCAGTAAACACCAACAAGGAACTAGCAAGAAAGTTAAAGATTAATCAGTCTGCCGCCATTACTTGTGTAAAACCAAGTGGAACCGTCTCTCAGTTGGTTGATGCTGCCTCTGGTATTCACGCTCGACATAACCCCTACTATATTCGCACCGTTCGTGCTGATATTAAGGATCCCCTATGCATTTTCATGAGGGAAAGGGGTTTCCCATGTGAACCTGATGTAATGAAACCAGATCACACCATGGTGTTCTCATTCCCAGTAAAGGCACCAGAAAATTGTGTTGTCCGTACAGACATGACTGCTATCGAACAACTAGAACACTGGTTGCTTTACCAGCGACATTGGTGTGAACATAAACCAAGCATTACCGTCACTGTCAAGGAACATGAATGGATGCAAGTTGGTTCGTGGGTATATGATCATTTTGATGAGGTAAGTGGAGTTTCATTCCTACCCCACTCAGATCACACATATAAGCAGGCACCATATCAAGACTGTACAGAGGAAGAATATAATGAACTTCTTTCTCAGATGCCGGTTGATGTAGACTGGTCGGAGTTGTCGAACTATGAAAAGGAAGACAATACCGCTGGTTCTCAAACAATGGCATGTTCAGGTAATTCGTGTGAGATAATAGATCTCACTTGACATATAAAGAATAAACATATATAATATTTACATTTATGAAAAGGTGCATCCGCACCGCCCCTTAGCCGGGTTACACTTAACAAAAGGAGAATAAGTTATGGCTAATAAAGTTTGTCCCAAAGAGGACTGCCCAGTGACAGGAAACTGTCAGAAGGATATCGTAAGCAGATCACTTGCAAAGGTAGGTGTATGCCGAAGTATGCTATTCACCCTAGCACTTCTTCCATTCGCATGGGAAGGTGTCGTGTGGGTAGCGAGTGCGGTTAAGTCCATCTGGGACGCAGCAACCACAGCAGTTGGTTGATAGAGCGAGTCCCGAACGCTCTTACATAACTGAAACCCTCTGGTGAAAACCAGAGGGTTTTTTTATTCAACAGGTGGTCTTTTCATCGATCCGAGGAACCAGTCTTCCCCAATCATGGCATCTGCTCCACCCATGTCATTTCCAAAATCAGATACACTTTGCGACGATGCTGGTCTATATCTTTGATCGTGAGTTAATCCTTTTCCATACTTGAACATGGTTAAAAGATCTGGATCAAAAGGAAAGTCTTGTCCTTGGGGTGTAATTTCTTGATTTGGTTCTGCGTCCGCGCCGCCTGGATCCATTGGGCGAAATTTACGTCCTCTTAGTTTAATGTAGTCTGATCTCTTTCTCATTCTTTACTTTCCTTAAAGTTGCCAAACAAAACATGTGCTAATGTTTGTCCTGCTAAATTATCTGTCGGGTAATTGTTTGAGGAGAGCAATCTAGAATTTGCTATCTTATTTGCCATTTCCATAAACACCTCTTTATATAGGGGAAACTGATCGGCAAAGTATAATGAAAAGAACATGGATTCCGTCGAGTGACCTGATGGATATGATCCGTTAAACTCCGATTGAACTGTTTCCTTTAATTCAAATCCTTGCTTTTCTGCGACAACAATAGGTCTATTCCTAGCATGTTTTGTTTTTTCTAGAAGAACTATGCTTTTCAAATCTTCCGCTATCTCAAAAATTTCTTGCTCGTTTACGTTTAGCGAAAATTGATCAACAAGATGTAAGTACTGATTAAGAATATCACCATTATAGTTTTCAATAATATTTACATCATCCTGCTTTAATCTCCTACCCACATTTTCCAACAACTCCAGTTCAACGCTAGTTTTTTCACTAGAGTCTTCTGGAGGAGACATTAACAGGGAAGTTGTGTTCACCTGTAGTCTCTTCAAATGAATGTTGTTATGGATGTTGTTCATAAAAATATTTATGTGTATTGACACCTACATATTGTAGATAAAGGAGAATTACGATGGTAATTGCAGGAATAGATTATAGTTTAAGAGGACCAGCAATCTGTGTTTTTCATGGTGTAGACTCTTACACCGGAAAAAAGGTTGAAAAATTCTCTTTTAAAAACTGCTCTTTCTTTTACCTAACAGACGTTAAGAAATACGCATCCACCTTCATGAAGAACATTCATGGTAAGTTGTTTTCTGACGTTGAATGTGATCCTCAAAGGTACAACAGCATATCAGACTGGGCGATAGAAGTCTTAAAAAAGTACAATTGCACTCAGGTTGCACTTGAGGGTTACTCCTTTGGTTCTAAGGGAAAGGTTTTTCACATCGCAGAGAACACCGGAGTTCTTAAGTATAGATTGTTTCAAGAGTCCATCCCAGTGGACATTATTCCTCCAACAACAATTAAAAAGTTTGCGACGGGAAAGGGTAATGCAGATAAAAAGGCGATGCATGAGGCATTTGAAAAGGAAACATGTCTAAATCTACATCAGGTGATAACACCCAAGAAAAAGGAAGTAACAAATCCTGTTTCTGATGTAGTTGATGCCTTTTATATTTGTAAAATGTTTTATGAAAGACTAACCAACGATAAAGAATAGTATTATCGAGGTAACTCTTTAGCAATTGACATCATCCTGTTTGTAGACCATTCTCTGTTCTTGTCTACGTTATCGATGATGTTGTCGATCTCTCTTCTGAGTTCTCTCTCGTTGCGTTGTCTCATTTCTCTCTCACTTGAGATGGTTCTCTCTAGTGTAGATACTTTATGACTGATTTTCCAAACAAATCCAATCAGGGTGAACACGGCGGTGCCTAGTGCTGTCATTACGAAATCCATGAAGTAGTTGCTTAATGCATCTTCCATGCGATTTCTCCTTGCGGGGGTTTTTTTAGTTACACCATATATATAATTTCAACCTGTCCAATTTGTTAATAAAATACCAAGATCTTCTGCATCCACGATACCGTCTGAGTTGAAGTCTGCTGCTCCATCCATGCCCCATTGAGAGAACAGCATACCTAAGTCCCACCCGTCGATGTCACCATCGTCGTTGAAGTCACCCCATACTTGTATCTCCACGGAATAAATCCAGTCCCTTGTGAATGGTATACCGCTTGCAAGAGCCGCATCTGTGTAGAACACAACTTGACCGTCATCAGCACACACTTCATAATCTGTATCATGTTGTGTGATTGTGTATTCACCTTTCGGGACGGTAACGTAGTGTCTGTATTTAATGCGTCTTGCTTGAGGGGTTTGATTCGTAAACGTGACTGTGCCCTGCGAGTCGAATAGGTTGGTTACAATTATTCGGTTATCAATGTAGTCAACTTCAATTACACGGGTATCGCTTACAACCCCACCAGTGGTATGCAGATATCCGTTTTCTAGTTCAAGTCTATGCACATCGAAGGAAACCAATGGCGGGGGACAAGAATCTTGTGCTGTGGTGGGGGTTGTTGTGAAAAAAACAAAGTATAATAAACTAGTTGAGAGTATCCTCTGCTTCATCTTTCGCTGCTTTCTTGGTGGGTTTAAAAGCCGCATACGTTAAATATATAGCACCCAAAAGCAACGGAGAATAAAATAACCAAAAGGCAGTGGAAGAAGTTTTTTCAATTTGAGCGTTATTCTTTACGGTGTGGACTTCAGGAATCGCACCATGCTGTTGAGCATTTCCGTCAACTCGCATATAACCACTGCAAGATGTCATGAGTAAACTACAGACTAGAATCAAACTTCTCATCGTCTAGAACTCTTTCCTACTGCTTGTCCAAAGTAGAAACCTACAATCGCCAGCAGAACCTGTCTGTTCTCTTCGGTGAATAAGTAACCATAAATTTCATGGAAGGTTACTCTTTGACCTCCACCAATACCAAGGAATGAACCCTCAGTTTCAGTAATCTCCACCACTGTTGGAATTCCAAAGAAAGGAAGAATAAACGGAGCCATTATTGTACCAAACAATATGGTAACTACAATAAGTCTCCTAACGGTTTTTCCCGCCTCGATTCCGACTCTAGCAACGGCAAGATCTTGACTCTCATCTTGTCTCTTGCTTGCACCGATCATCCGCTCGAAGATCTCTTTTTGATCTTGTCGTTTTTCTGCCATAAACTTAAAAAGGAAGCCAGTTAAACTGCTACCAATCAAAGTAAGAAATTCTGGTGTTAGAAATGCACTCATTTGTATGCCTCCTTGAATGGTGTAATGGTTCCATCCTTAGTTCTCAAAGCAATTTTAGTACCTTTGTTTTTATATGAATATCTACGAATCGCGTTTTTCATTTTTTCATCGAGCGACTCATAGTTCCACTTTTGATATTTCTTTCTTCCGTGAATCATGCTGTGTGGCATATCATCCACATCAAAAACTGCCATTCCTGCAATCATCTCTGGAGCAACTTTTATATCTTCGTGTATATACTCGACAGATTCTCTGCTTACGATAACTTCTTCGCCAGAATCTAAATGGACAGCAGTGTATAGGGGAATTGAAACCATTTCTGTTAATGGTAGTTTTTCATTTCCCACGATGATAATTTCACCTTCTTGTATTGTTTCGAACGATGGGGTTACGATTTCCTGACAAGCAACATAAACGCCTGGTTTCATGGTGGGTTCAAATGTGCTTTCGAACAAAACGTCAGCGTCCCTATTTGTGTCTGTTAAACGCTCTAGGATCCTCTCTACGAGGAGATCTCCCCCCGTTTCATGCTCCCCATTGTGTTGCTCCTTCAATAAGAACAAAGCAGTAGCATAGGAACCCAGTTTGCTTTTCAAACCCGGCACTCGTAACATAATCTTCTTTAGATTCCAACAGAGGGTATGGAAGATAGTGTAGGCGGTTCGTTCATCGCCTCTTAGATCTTTTCTCTTCTTGAGAATGTTCCCATCCTTATCAATTATACCCATCTTAAATGCATCAGTATCTTTAAAATCTGTGGTTAAGATCTTGATGAATTTATAGGCGACAAGCATATCAACTTGTTCGTTTAACTGAGTTTGATGGTTCATGTCTACAACTCCCTTAGTTTATTTATAACAAATTGATCTAGGGGAATCTCTACTAAATCGGCTTCTGGTATATCTTTCTCTGGTAGGTAATTCAGATACACTAAAAACGTCTTTAATAGATCATGCATTTCCTCTTCTATTTTATAGAATAGTATTCTGGTTGCAGATTCTACACCAAATACGTTGTAGAATATAATGATGTGATTAAGTATAAGCCTCTCTCGTAGTATGTCGCTGTTGCGAAACTTTCGAAAGAGGCGTTTAATATACTTTATTCTGTTAAGGTCTTCTTGGAACTCGTCCATACCGATACACTGTGGATTGTCATAATGCTTCATCGCATACATCATGTAAGTGTTTGGGTTTAACTGATCATTCAGTTGCATAATACAAAGTTCCATAATATATTCTTTTAATTTAAGAAATCTTGCCAGTCATTTTATATAGTCCACTTTCATCTTGTGAAATTGATACAGTTAAGTTCATGCCAGTTGAAATTGGACTTTGATCATTGAAGTCTACATCAAAGTCATCAATCTCCATGCCTCTACCAAACACTTCTGTTGCCTTCTTTAGTGGGAAAGTAACAGATCCGCTGGCTGGAACTTCCTTGTTGTCGAAGTCAAAACCAACAAAGTTTAGTTTAGTTCTTAGGTTATCGATTGCATTTTTTGGACTGATATAACCTTTGTTCAATTCAAAATTAACTGCTTGGTTAATGTTTGCAATTGTTTCTGGGTCTGTCTTATCGACTTGATATCGTCCCTGTCTGGTGCTACCAACACCAATGGAATTTCCGTCTCTGATTTCTTTGAATCTTTTCATTTCTTGTTCCTAAAATATTCTGCTGCGTTCTCCCAGTCCTTTACCTGATCTTTGGTAGTTGACTGATCCCCTGCGTTTGATTTGGAAAGATAACTCTTGTAGATGTTTTGCTTATCTTCGAGAGTCTTAGCATTTGATGCAAGTTCTCCTGCTGCCTTTGCTGATTGTAGAAGGTGATCAGGAAGGGTAGTTGGGGTTGAACTTGTTACCTTTTCGATATCACGGATCAACGATAAATTTGCATCACTGTTGTCGGTAAACGCACCTTGGGGGTTGAAGTTACCTTGTCCAGTTTCTACGGGATTGCTTTCTGGTTCACTCATATTGAATCTCCTTTATCATATGTATGTATAAATTCAGCCTTCTCGCTGCATCCTACGACGATTCTTTTCTCTTTCCTGTGCAACGTCAATTTCACGTTCGTGCTTTGTCCTGATTCTTTCGTTTTCAGCACGATGTCTACGCTTTATTCTTTCTACTGGTGAGGCCTGTTCTCCAAAAATACCAAACGGGGCAGTAAAGGGTAGGTACTCTAGGTAGGGCGTCATGGTAGAGACGCCTCGGATCAGGGTTGGAATTATACTGTTGTCTGGGTTAATTGGACTTACACCACCACCACCGATTGGTTTAACTCCTCCGGGAATTATATCTCCGGGTTGTACTGTAGGTCCAAAGATGTGCGGATACATATCTTCTAAAGTATCTGCTGCTATATCTAAATTGTTAAGCATCCACGATCTAAGAAGATCTCTAAATATATTTTGCAACGCATTACCCTGTATTCCTAGTAGATCGAGAACTTGTCTCAGGAATGGGAATCTGTTAAACAGTGTATTTGGAATATGGGGACGATAGAAAAATCTCATGATTGATAGAAAATTACCAAAATTAAGCACAAAACCAACCGCTGGATATTGCTGAATAAATACTTGATAAACTCCAAACATGGGATGTGATGCGTTTGCCGCTCCACCGGCAGGGGGTAGCAACCAAGGCGGGAAGTGGTAACCATGGGTGCTTAAAGATCCGGGATTCACTCCGGGAGGAACGTCTACTTCTGGTCTTTGAATAAGATCTGGAATACCATTACCGTCTTGATCCCAACTCGGATTTCCAGAAGTGTTGCCCATCATTTGTTCTAGAATCATGTCTGCTCGGTTTAATGATTCTGCTATTTTACTTAGATCTGACATCTTTAAACTTCTTTCTAAATCTTTCGACTCCGCAGGCCTGCCCGGGTGTCATGATTTGATGATATTCTCTTGCCTTAGTTGTTCCATCTTCCATTGCTTCATTTTTTCTAGAAAAACTACGATTGGAACTCTTAGACTTTACCCTTAAATTCTTATCACCATTATTTAGGGGATTTCGATCTTTGTGATCGACATCTTTACCATCACCGAGACGAACTCTACCCTGTGCCTCTAGTTTTCTTCGTGCTTTATTTCGACTGCTTCTTTTGTCAATTTGATCTTGCTTACCTTGGTAGTTGTCGTACTCTTTTTTGTAGTTTCTGTCTTCATTTTTAGGAACACAGTTGGGAACCATCTTTCCGCCTTTTTTCTTCATACCTCTTTGAACATGTGTGTCCCAACACTCAGCAAACAATGATTCAAACTGTTCGTTTTTTTCCTTGGTTTTCTTCTTCATCTGGTTAATGTACTTACGATACACTGCCGCCTCTGATGTCTTACCCATCTCTCTTGCTCTTTGTTCCATTGCAACTGCTGCTTGGATTTTGTGAGCGTGGGATCGATCAGAGGACTTGATTTTACTTACAGACGCCTTTGCTGTTTCAACATCTTTAAATCCCAATCCCTTGATTGTTCCCTTTGGATTTTCGTCTGTATATAAGTCGGAGTGCTTCTTAGAATTTGCAGGTTGTCCCTTCTTACGAGGGATTCTGGGGTTGTCTTCTTCTTTGAGTGTTGCTCTGTTTGTCTTACTGCTATATTTGTAATTACCTTTTGACTTACCAGAGTACTTCGCCGCACGATCTTTTGCACGATCCTCGGCGCTCATTGAGTTTCTTTTCTTACCCTTGTCGGTTAGTTCCTGCGATCCTTTTTTGAGGATTCCTCTTTTCTGAAGAGACGCAGTGGCGATAGCATAGGTCTTGGATTTAGACCAAGATGGGTTTTTATCTTTGAGTTGATTAACAAGTCTGTCTAGAATATCAGGTTCTGTTAGTAAACGACTCTCCACAACGGTAGGTCTTGGGCCTCCGCCTCCACCGGGAACCGTGTGAATCGGACCGGGACTGTATGGAACTTCATGAGGATTGTCGATATCGTCAGGACCAGGGATCCTTGGATCGCTTGGATAAAATGGTTTCTCGCCCCATCCACCAGGCTGACGTTTACCAACTATTGGACCAAAAGGTCTTTTCCAAGATGGAATTAGTCTTACGGGAATCGGTTGCGAGTGCATCCCACCCGGTCCTTTAAAAACAACCATCCATTCACCAGTGTTTGGATTAAAATAGTAATACCAACCAAACTGAGGTATACCGGGATTACCAGAGGTAGGATCGGTTGGATTAAATGGTGAAGGTTGGAAGTATCCTCCCGGACCTGGACCGTCGGACGGTAAGAATTGTTCCTTTACATTTCCACGAAGTTTAGCGATTCTTTCTCGTTCTTGGGTTCGAATTCCCGGAAGAAGTTTTTGTGCTACCTTTGCAATTCTTGCAGGAGAATACTTCTTCTTTAGTCTCTTCTCGATTGCCTCTTTTTCAGCAAAACCCAAAGACTGCCAACTTCGGTTCTTAAGCATCTTCTTCTTGAACCCAGTAATAGCAGCCTTTCGTGCCTTCTTCTTTAAATCCTCAGCACCCTTCATCTTTCGTGCTTTGATTTTTCTACGCATTGATCGACGCTTTGAAGTTCTTCTGGCTGCTCTTGCCATTTTTCTTCTTGCTTCTTTTGAGAGTTCGTCAAGTTGAGTGGATTCGTTTATCTCTTGGTTTAAACCAATGTTGTCGCCAACATTACCACTGAATGTTCCTGCATTTACTTCGAGGACATACTTGGCAGGTTTATTTGGCATTCGTGTATTTAGATCATGCGGTTGAAGAGTGGCAATATCAACAATTGTGCCTTCTTCGTTGATCCAAACAACGTCGAGAGGAATGTAAGTATTCTTCATCCAGATACCATGGTGATCCTCTTCGTCGAATACGAAAAGCATACCATCTTCATTGTCCATGGACTTTACATCCATGAGTCCCTTTTCTCTGGTTTCGTCGGTATCTGCTAGTCTAACATTGAATGTCTGCTCACCAAACGAAGCGTATTCTTCTTTCAGTCCCATTCCTTTTCGGATGGACTTAAAGAGACGAAGTGCAACTCTCTTGTTTACCTTTGCGGGAACACCCTTTATGAATTTTTCAAACTCGTCGTCTACTGCTGCCTTTCTCATTTTCGATCCAGACATACCAACGACACCCTCTGCATCAGGATCTCGTTCACCAGCAGACAAGACTTCAAAAACTTCTAAGTCCTTGGTGTATGGTTTCATTCTCTTGGTAAATTCGCCTACACGATCACCACCAACCACCATGTATACTTTGGTGTATCCCTCTTTGTATAAAGAGTCTAGTACTTGAAATGGAGTTTTTGCCGATCTGTCATCGACAATATTGGCTCCTGAAAACATCTTTCGCATAAATAGTACTTTATCCTTGTGCGAAAGAGGATTTTGCTTTTTGTCTTGCGAGTGGCTGGGATAGATCCTATGTTCCGCTCCTCGCTTTTTTGCTTCTCTTATAACTGTGTTGATGAGAAGTTGGTGCCCCGATGTGGGAGGCTGAAACCTTCCGAAAGTAAACACCACAGACTTACCTTCAGTCTGTTCCCGAATGTTTGCTTGTATTTCTCGGTATGATTTCATTTTACTTATTGAGATTGGATCACGCACCCTTTCTTGGTAAGGATTACCTCCACATCGGGGCGGACCAACTCTCCAGTTATTAAGAGATTAACAGGGAATCAGTCTTTGTTCCACGGGAAGAACTTTCGAGTCCACTCCCATGCCGGACGACCGATAAGTGCGCCTGCTACAAAAACAATAATAGTGTGTGCTACTAAGCCGTAAGTTGTTGTTAAAAATTCCATAGTTAATCTCCTTTGTTTAAATGTGAATAACCATAATGTATTTATGGTTTTTTTATGGTTTATCCAATAACATCATCGTCGTTACCGAAGCCATCGAAGTCATCCATACATGTCCAACAGAAACCACTGCCGGGTATTACGTTTCCGTCTGCATCATATTGTGGGGGGAAAGAATTTAAAAGGTACATGAGGTTAAAGAAATCCTCTGCTGTTTGAATTCCTCCTAATCCTAACACACCACCCAACCCAGAAATACTATTAGTTCCAGACAACAGAAGGATTGCATTAATCATGTCACTTTGTGGATTAAAGAAAAACTGCTCGAACCATTGTTCATAATCATCCCATGTCTGTGGGTATGTATCTACATCGTTGGGGTTAAAAAAATCAGGATTGAACACACCCTCATCATCACCAATTCCATCTCCATCATCATCAAGAAAATCACCGAGCATCTCCGCCCGAGTTTTTGGTGCAGAAGGCGCTTGTGAGGTTATCTGAGGACCCTTACCAACAATCGGTTGTGCTGACAGAGATGTCACTGCTGAAGGTTGTGACATCTTCTGTGTAAATGGATCCATCCGTAAAGATAGTTCATCATCCTTGAACGATGCAACCGAAGCGGTTGTCATTTGTTCGTATAGAAATTGTTTGGTTCCGAAGTCGGACATGAACTCAGTCCTTCTTAGCAGTTTTCTTTGCTTTCTTTTCAACCTTCTTTGGTTTTACTTCAGCAACGGTTTCCTCTGCTCTAAGACCACGCATAACGCTGGATCTGCTGTTGAGGACTGCTCTTCCGAGTTTGCTGTCGTCTGTTCTTCTTACTTCTTCTCTAGTTGCCATGGGTTTTCTCCTAAACAGAAATGTTGGTTAACTGTATTATGTATGCCGCGTCAACCTTTTACCCAGTTTTTTGCAGCAGTAAAGTTTTGTCTTGAAAATTCAAGTCTATCGACGAGTTTAAGTGCTTTTGTGCCATATCTGTCGATTGCGACGTATCCTTCGGGTGCGGTTACGTCAAAACCGTCTCCGCTTCTGATGAAAGTACCGATTGATTTGATTTTTTCGAACTTTCGAACCAAAACAATCTTCGCTTCACCCAAAAGTGCATGGAGTTTGAACGCCTGATCAATTTTTGCTCCATTTTGTGCGATGAAAGACATGATTTTGTCTTTTTGCTCTTGCTTTCGCTTCTTACCACTCTCTGATTTCAATTTATCCACCTGAGATTGTAGTTTTTTGTCCATGTAAGCGGCGAAACCCTTTATGTTTCCGGTAGAAACGCCCTGACGAACGTTTGCATTGATATAAATCTTGATTTCATCGATGATCGACTTGTTTTTAATAAATTTGGTAAGGAAACTTCGGTTTTTGGACAGCAAAGCGTTGATGTTTTTGATAAGTTTATCGATTTTTGCAACCTCCTTGTTAGTGAGTGTTGCGTTGCCTGAAACATCTTTCAAATATGCATCATCAAACCACACATCGGATGTCTTTTTGAACCCACTAACGTTAACACCGAACGATGCACTTAGATCTGCGATGCTTTTACCACTATATTTCGTGTGAAAAACGATACCAATCCTTGCTCTCTCTATTCGTTTTGCAAGATCGGAGTCTTTAGGTACGGCATATGTGATAGTATTGGGTGTAAACGTAATGTGTGGTTCACCATTGATCGACTCTGTACCCAAATCGTCGTTCATAAACATCATATCACCTTGGATAATACCATCGAACCCAAGTTTGGGTAGGTGATTAAGTGCAACATGGAGACGATCTGCTAATCCACCGGAGTGGTTTGCACGAATGTCATCGTGGGTGTAGTTAATTTTAGGTGTCTTGTTAAACAGACTCTTTGTAGCAACAAAGAATTTACCGTTTTCGGGATCCTTACCACAAAATATAGCAGGCGCACCGTCCCATTTTACAGTGATATCAACTCCGCTCTTTGAATTTCCGCGAAGCATGTCTACCACGGAGTTCAAAAAGTTCACTGCATTAGAAACGCCTTTTGCGCCTTCGTTAAAAACAGAATCTTCAATGTGTTCCATATGAAGATTCTTGGATTCCTTCAAATATGTAAGGAAGTTTTTCATCAGTCCTCCACTTTGGAACCGGCTCTCCACTGCTTACACGACCAGTATCGTGCTTTAGTCTTGGGTCCGGGGTTGTCACAATTATGTCTAGCACGGAAGTTCTTTCTTCGTTCCGGATCGTCTCGCTTGATCTCCATGTTGGGATCACCGAAACGAACAGTCTTTATATTTCCTGTGCTTGGATCTTTTACATAAACCTTAAACTTTTTATTCCCACCAGAGTCTCTCATGATTTTGTTGAGAGGACCCTTTTTCTTCTTCTCTTCTTCGAAGATGGGACTGGTGTAAGATTCAGGAAGACGCTTTCCCTTTGTCGGGGCAGTTGTTCCTATATCTAGTTTCTTAGCACGAATGTCATTTACTTTTGGTGCCTCGGGAACTTCTAGATCAGGTGGTGCAAATTGATTGTTCCACTCATAAGCCCACAAAGGCCATATTCCTGACTGCCAAATTTGAGTCATTAAAGTATGATCCTCTTGAGTAAGCACACCATCTCCATTGAAATCGTAATAGTAAACATAGTCTGGGGCATATACCCCGGAATCAATAAAACCTTGCAATTGATTCAATCCTCCCTGCCACGATTGATTCGCCTCAAGTCGTAGTGGGTGTTGAGAATCCATGGGGAGAAGATAAAGGTGATCTTTCCACCAAGATTCGAGATTGACATTCTGTGGTGGTGGATTCGGAACGCCTTGTGACCATAACGAAAGAATAAGAGTTAAATCGTTGAATGTAATTTCACCATCACCGTCCCAATCATGTCTGGCGATAGTGAGGGACGAAGGATTTGTGTGTGTCATTAGTGCTTGAATGACCTGTACTCTATCCCACCACATATGATCACTTGTTCCTTCTGGATAAGGATTCGTTGGAGTCTGCTGTTCGTTTAGGTTAACAGACTCTTGAAGATAGTTTTGAAAACGAGTACTCATTTCTCCTTTTCCTTTCTCCAAGTACCACCCTTACTCTTGTAGTCCTTGGATGCCCATGCGTTTGCATATG